CTAAGAACCATAGCCTCTGGTGCGACATTGACTATAATGGCCATAAGATTAAAGACAGCATTTAGAACCTATGCTAACCGTATGATAGTTCGTTCTGGCAACTTAAATGTATTCAGCGACGGCGACAGTATTAAATGGCGTTTGATCAAACTGCCCAATCAGGCCGCACTAACAGGATCTACGTGGGCGGACGTTGATGATGACAGTGGCGTTCAATATAACGCTACCTGTACAGCATTCACAGGCGGCGATGAAATGGACAACGGATTTGTTGGCGCCAGCACACAGGGCAGTCAAAAAGCAGGCGGCGCTCCAGCAAGTAACTTGCCCAGTGAAGCCAAAAAGAATTACATCGTACAAAACTATGACAGCACAGACAGTGAGATCTATGTTGTAGTAGCAACTAACATAGGCTCACAGAGTACTAACGTGGGTGTAGGTTGGCAGTGGCGGGAAATATATTAGAAATTATCTAAGAAGTTAGCAAGGAAGGTTCTATTGTTAAATGATACAGTTAACTCCTAATAAACTAGACCCTAATGGGTACTGGGACAAACCGATAGGCAAGATGTTGTATATTCCTATAGCAGAAGACCTAGCACTGTTTGATCAGAACGGCTATGACCTAACTGTACTAGAACAACATTTTGCCAGCACAAACGATGCTATCACACAACAGCATCGAAAGCATAGAACAGCACTCAAACAAGAATGGTTTACACAAGAACCAAAGGTAGAAGGTGCTGTACTAAATCACAGCCTGTTGTTCGAACGCAAAGCCTACGCCGGAGCTGCCCTAGAGCAGCTTAAATTTTGGGCTAAAACTCTACCATTGATATACAAAATTATAGCCATGCGTCCTAAGTGGGGACTAGATTTTAGCATGGATTACGTCGATCGTGAAGGCAATGCTTTTGAAATCATACATTGGGAGTATGACGGGTTTAGCTACGAAGAAATATGCGCAGTTAAAGATGCTATAGAACCTATAATTAAAGCTATTGATTTTGAGCAAGCAGGGCGTGATCTGCTTAAATACAAAGACAAATGGCATCATCTGGATTTCTTCGCACAGAGCGATTGGAAATGTGAATTCTTTGGTATTCCCAAGGAACGATTTAAAATGGTGATCTGGGAATAAAAATGAAAAAAATCTTAACAACAATTTTGTTAACACTGGTAGGTTTTACCAGTTCTTATGCTTGGGACCAGAGACCACCATTACCTGTACAGAGCTGCCAAGTACACAGCCCATACGGATGGGCACAAACACAGCGACAAGCACAACCTATATGTAGGGAAGCATATCTTGTAGCATACGATCCTCCTGCTAAGATCCCTATGTATGTCGCCTACACACTACTTCCACAAAATGCCTTAGGATGCTTTCCACGTACGAACGCATTCGTCGCAGATCAGTCAATACAGGGCGGACCACGTCCAGATGACTACGCAGGCACAGGCTACGACAAAGGACATGCTGCTCCCGATGGTGACCTAAGTTGGTCACAGATCGTGGAGTATGAGAGTTTTCTCATGACCAACATGTATCCACAGCATGGCAGCTTAAATCGAGGAATATGGAAACTGTTAGAAACTTCGATACGAGGCTGGACGGTACAGCAGAACCGCGCTTTTACCATATACGTTGGAGCATTATATGGACCTTCAAATGAAAAGATAGGGTCTGGAGTGATAGTGCCAACTGGTTTTTACAAGATCGTTATTGATCAACAGACAGGTGCTACAGCCGGTTGGCTGTTTCCGCACACAAAACCTTATCAGAATCTAGGCAACGATCTAACTAAATTCCGCTCACCAATAGCACAGATCGAACAACTTTCAGGTATTGATTTTCAATTCCCGGCTAATGCTCGTGAATTACAACCTGGTCAAGAATGGCCTGTAGACTATGGTGCGTTGACTAACGCCAAACGTGCCAAGTGTGGGAAGAACGCAGAATGAAAACATTTAGAGATTACTTAAACGAAGAAGATCGCAAAAAGAAAAAAGACGATGAGCCAGAATCACGTCCAACGGCTGAACCTCAAGAAAAACCTAACATAGATTGGGGTTGGGATTTCAAAGAACCTACAGACGATAATCTACCAGCCAAAGCACCTGAACCAGAACCCGACCAACCTCGCGGCAATGATCAACCTAATGATCCTAGACGCAGAGCTTCACAGCGTGATACACAAAGAGCAGCTGGCAATGTAGCACCTAATCAACGAATGAGAGATCTGTTGAGTCGTATGCGAGATATAGAAGCCGATCCGGACGATCCCGGTTACCCAGAACCAGAAGATGCTAATCTGCCAGCAGTGCGTGTGGATACAGATAACTTGCCAGCAGTAGCAGGAAGGAATCTAGCGGCCGCAGGAGTAGAAAATCCCGAGTTTCATCAGGTGGCTAACTTGCCTGGAAACATGCAACGTGCTATCCGTACATTAGGACGACAGCTCTTTAGATCTTTTACCCGTACGGATACTAATGATATATGGATGATTGGCAATCTAAACGGACAAGGACCTAACACTAGACAAGAAGTAAATGCTGTAGCCAACTGGGCTCGTGAAAACGGTGAGGATGTAGGTACAGGAGATATAGATTTTGATACAACTATTCCAGGATATCGAGCACAAATACATCAATATTCTGCGGGAGGAATCCGTTGGCTTCTAGTGCGTGACGAGTTTGGAGACTACATTTATAGCTGGCCTGAACAGGACAGTGTAGATGCTGAAGCCAATCCTAGAGCCCTAGGACAAGACCGTCCGAGATTACCTAATCGTTAAAACTATAGAGAAATAAATACGTTATGAGAATAGAAACTTGCCATTTATTTGCCCAATTATGCGAAGGCGTCCTTGCTGAAGTCAGTTCAAGTCTTGACCTAGTTAAAAACCAGCCTGGAGGACAGGAGGTTATACAGTATCTACACAAAACACAAGGATTAGGACACGATATCAAGTACGGTCCTGTAGAAAAGATTTCCTGGAGCGAACTAAAGAATGCCTATAGGGGTGCTTGGGTAGTTATACAAGGAACCAAAGGTGTTGCTGCTATCAAAGCATCACAGGGTAGCTATCATTCTGTAGCCAGCGCAGGCGGTGAGCCAGAAACTTTTAACAATGACCGCGGCGGCAATAATATCGATTTTATCAAAGGCAAGATCGGCAAGCTGACCAAATTTTATGTAGGTACTAACACAACAACAGTCACTGATAAACGCAAGAAAAGAAAAGAGTATCAAGCTCAGGCAAAGAAGGGAGGGCTGGGCAATGTTACTACAGAATATCTCATAGAGAAATTTAGACCTATGTGGGTCAAAGCTATGGAAGCTGCTATCGTTAGCTTACGTGGACATATTGTTACTATGATCAAAAATGATGCTTTCAGTAAAGCTAAGAAAAAACTAGATTATGTAGAAAGATTAGAAAATCAAATAGATGAGATACGCAGAGGCGGCACAGAAGCACCCGGTATCGTGAAAAAAACTATCAATCACGCTGTGCTAATGACCGCAGCACATTATTATCCAGAACAGACAGGAGCATTACAGAGACCACAGTATGCTCGAGGCGATGAATTACAGCCTCAGTTCGAAGAAGGACCAAAGATGTTATTGAAAGACATCTCTAATGGTGATATGAAAAAGCTAGGAACGATCCTAGGTTTCTTTAAAAGGGTCGTGATATCAGGATGAAACTAAATCAAGTCATATTAGAAGCCAACGTAGCGGCAAAGATAAAAGATCCACAGATGGTCAAACAGGTCTATCTGGCCCTGATACACGACCATACTATCCCCAAAGGCGATTTGGCTAAATTAGGGACAAAACCCGAACCAGAAGAAGTAATGAAACTATGGAGTGACCTATTAGATAGATCATTGTCAGCGACTGACTACGGTGATGTATCCACAGATGGCAAGTTTGATGAGTGGCTGACCAGACTGTATTCAAAAGGTGTAGTTGACTATGAAGATGTAGACGGTGAAGGCGGCGATGCTCTAGGTGCGTGGAAAGCTCTCAGTCTGCGTAAAAAACTAAAACCAGAACATCAAGATTTTAACAAGTTTAAGAACCTACGTCAGATACAGGCAATCGTACAAGATAGACATTACAGAGACGAACTAGAACGCATCAAAGATGCCGGTATCATAGAAAAACACAAGAAAGAAAAGAAAGAAACTATTCTTATAGACGATGATAGATTCTTTGCGGTAATTCCTTATAACTACGGATCATGTTATACATTTAACAACGCAGCAGGATTCCGTGCTAGTTTCTGTACAGGTTCTAGTTCAGGTATACGTTGGTTCAACAACTATGCTCCCGATGGTCCTTTGATCTCAATCGTCGATAAAGCAAACATAGATGATGTTAATGGTAAGTGGCAAATACATGCTCCTACTAATCAAATGAACAACGGTAATCAAACCATAAGTTACAGTCGAGGTGATGAAAAATTTGCTGAATTGTTCCCGGGTCTGCTACAACGCATAGCCAAGGCTATGAAAGATAATGCTCAAGAGATCAAGACTAATTCTAACGAAATTGCTCGCGGCGGGTATGATATCGACAAAGCTATAACTGATTTACAAAATAAGTTTCCACAAAGCTGGAATAGCAAAGCAGCAGAACCAGAACCAGAAGATCAGCCACAAGAAGGTGTTGGCACTTATCTAGTAACACAGATAGCATCGGGCAGACAAGCTCGCATCGATGGTGAAAGCCGTGCTGACATCATACAGAAGCTGACCACACGTTTTCCTAACACAACAGAAGCTGACTATCAGATAGAATTCCAAGGTTAATATGATGCCTATAAGGTATGAAACATTACCTTTAGGATACCTATACACTGACGGTCTCTGGAATATAGAAGATCATTATATAGAAATTATGGGACCAGTGTTTGGTGCTATTATGTCTAAATGGCATTTGTTTAACGATCTAGAAATATTTGATACCAATAGATACCTAATTAAACAACTAGTCTCTAGCGTTAAAAAGACTACATTAGAAAAAAACTTTCTAACTAGATTAGAAAAGATTATCAAGCTGTCATTAATATGGAATAGAGATCGCTGCTGGAGAGATCCTATACCTGCTATACGATTAAATGACCAACGATATTATGGCGGTATAGATAGAGTAGCTGTAATGAAACACTATGGACAGCAATCATATCGATTTTTAGTCATAGAAAAAGATTATGCTGTAGAAGCTAATCTAGAAATCATACGTAGTTATTGGACTCCACCTTATGGAGATAATCTTGTTATCAATAATGGTAGCATAGAAAATTCTACAGCCGATATGGAAAACTTTAATCCCACACAATTAACAGAATGGCTATCTTCCAAACTGCCGATTTCGTTATATGCTTCAGGAAATAAAAGAAATCAAGCGATTTATCTAATGCGAAAAATATGAAAGGACTCCGAAGAGTCCTTTCTGTTTACTAATAAAATATATGTAATCCGCTATGCGGTAATAATTACTTCTTCACGCCTGAGTTAACAAATGCGTACATTTTCTCGGCAGTTTCTAGTACCTTATCGAGCCCTGGGAATTCAGGCATGCTAACAGTGCTAACGATCTGACCAGTCTTCTCATCACGAGTAGCAGTCATTTCCCAACCTTGAAACTTGACTTGAAAGTCTTGAGCAACAAGGTCTTTAGCCATAGCCAGAATGTCTGTACGGATTTCATACCCGTTCTTATTAAATTTAACTTCTGGGGCTTTGATCATTTCATGTAGTCCGTTTGATTGTGACATAATATTCTCCTTTGTGTGTGTGTATGTCTAAGACCTTTAGGCGGTCCATTCCTTCTTTGGAAACCAATGTTTGCTAATGGAATCCACAGAATACTTAGCCATGTCGATGGTATTGTTGATAGCCATCTTGGCAAATTGCGTCTGTGCATCGATGTATGCGTGTGCTGCTTTATTCAATGCTGGATCTTTGAAAATTTGGTCTGCGACAACTTTCTTGGTGTTTTGAAAAGTGTCGACGAAAAATTGTGGTGAAAACATAAAACTCTCCTGTGTGTATGTGTACATTATATATCCTCGCTTGTTAACAAGTCAATTATTTATAACCTAATATGCTGGTATCATAATATGGAACTTTACCCAATTTCAACATATGATAAGCATAGTCCGCGTCATTTCGATATTCTGTCCTTGCCAGCTGTAACCATTCTTTCTCTTGTACTGGATCACAAGAATCAAAAAATGACATGATGGCCTTAACAATATATCTCATATCAGTCACCAGTCATCAATTTGAGTGCTGATTCGTAGTCGCCCTTTTGTGCGAAATGTGCTGCTGCTCTAGCTTTACCAATTTGCTCTAGCCAGCTATAAAATGCTTTAATAAACGTCATTGTGTTGCCCTCCATGAATAGGTCGATTGCTGCTTATCAAACTCGCGAGTCCAATGTTCTACATCAGCTACGGAAGTGGGATATTTTGATGATACGTACCTATCCAGTTCGGATTGGTAGTTTTGTTTGGGGAACATCTCTGCTAGACGTTCTAAGATGCCAAGCATCTTTTCAGATAATTGCTTCATTACTATCTCCTGTGTAAGTGTGTTAGAAACTCATGGTTTCTACTGACTATTTAGTATTTTAGTGTGCGTCGCACAAAAAATCAATACTTGTTGTTTCCGAAAAATCGTGTTAAATATACTGTCAGGAAGGCATAAAATGAAACTAAGCACAAGATCGATTTTACAAGAACTCAATCAAGTAGCCAGTGTAAGAAACACGGACGCCCTTATGGAAAGCAGGGCTACCAACATAATCAACAGTGCTATAAATCTTATAGAATCTTTGAATAAGCACTACGATCCCGAGATGGCCGACGAGCTCGAAAGACGATTGCTCAATGCTATCAAAGGCAAAGACCCTGCTAAATTTACTCGCGGAATACGCAAGATAGCTGAGTCTAGAAAACAAAAGAAGAAATTGGATGAGAGTAATGATTGATCTATTAGAAGGTGGAAATGTATTCAAGGGTGCTGACAAACAGCCACTGACACGCAGAATAACCAAGGATGAAATCCCCGGAACTATCGCTTATCTAGAACGGATTACCGGATTAGATTTCACATTAGACAAAGACGAAGCAGGTGTGCCTATTAAATGGTTAGGTACTACAGGACGCAAAGCAGATAGCGGAGACCTAGATCTCAGCGTTGATGCTAACCAAATAGACAAAAAAGAATTCGCACAGCAATTGATCGCCAAGTTTGGCAAAGAAAGTGTAAAACTCAGCGGCGACAATGTACACTTAAAAACAGCCGTATTAGGTGACCCTGCTAATGGGTTTGCTCAAACAGATTTTATGTTTAGCACCAATCCTAAATTCCAACAAGGCAGTATGTTGGGCGGGTCGGATGCTTATCGTGGTGAACATAGACATATACTGCTATCTAGCATCGCTCGGGCTAGAGGACTAAAGTATAGTCCTAAGTTTGGTCTAGTAGATCCAGAGACTAAAGAACCTATCGCTAACGGCGATGACTGGAATGTGATAGCCAAGAAACTGTTAGGACAGACAGCTACGGTCAAAGATATTAGATCAGTAGAAAGCATAACTAACTATATCAAGAAGCTGCCCAACTATGAAGAGCTCATTGCTGCGGCACAAGAAACTCTAGGTCGTTCAGGAATAGAACTGCCAAAGAAAGAAGCTCTAGAACACTACACACCAAACAGTCCTAGTTGGATGAGAAAGATCATAGACCTAGTAAGATGAGAATAAGAGAAGTCATAAACGAGAAATGGAGCGAGAAATACAAACGCTCGATCAACTGTTCTAATCCCAAAGGGTTTAGCCAGAAGGCGCATTGTGCTGGTCGCAAGAAAACTAACGAAGCTGCTACTCCTAAAGTTGGCAGAGCATTACAACACGCAGAAGACCTAGTCATTGTCGATGGGAGCAAAGGCGCATTAGAAGCCATAGACGAATTAGCCAGCATGGCCAAGAGCGTAGACGATGTCACTGTCAAATGGGACGGCAGTCCTGCTGTGTTCTTTGGACGCAACGAACAAGGACAGTTCGTGTTAACAGACAACAGCGGATTCACTGCCAAGGGTTACAATGGTCGTGTTACCAGCGCAGGCGATCTAGAAACTATGTTGTTGAGCAGAGGCAAGCAGGATCCAGAAAAGGAAGCCAGCCGTAGAGAATTCGCAGGTAGTATGAAAAGTCTTTGGCCTAGACTAGAAAGCATGATAGAACCTAGCTTTAGAGGTTATATCAAAGGCGATCTATTATATTATGCTCGTCCGCCTGTGGACAAGAACGGTGATTATACATTTACTCCTAACACTGTTAGCTATCATATAGATACTAACAGCAGCATAGGACAACGTATCACACAAAGCACAGCTGGTATAGTGGTACACAGTTATACAGACCTTGAAGGTAACAGCCAGCCATTGACTGGACCTATCAAAGGCATCAAGGAACAAGGTCCTGTTATGATCCAGGGTCCAGTAACTGTCAATCATATGCCCACAGTAGATGACAAGAGCATACAGCGAGTCAAACAGTTCGTGGCCAAACATGCCAATGACATCGATTCTCTCCTAGATGATCAGAGACTAGCAGCAGAAAAACTCAGCGACCTAAAGAATATACTGTATACTTTTGTAAACCAACAGGTAGATACTGGTGATCTTACCAATCTTAATACTAAGTTTGACAGCTGGCTAACCAGCAGTAAAGTCAGTGCGCCTAAACAGGCCAAGATACAGCAGTATCGTAAAACACATGCCAATTCGTTCGCTGCCATATTCAGTACACTAGAACAGATCATGGCTGTAAAAGACGATATCATATCACAGCTAGATGCTAGAGCAGAAGTGCGTTCTAGCATAGCAGGTAAACAGGGCGGCGAAGGTTATGTCAAGAGCGGTAGCAGTATCAAACTAGTGCCTAGATTACACTTTACCCAAGCAAACCGCGCAAAACCACGCTGATCCTCACGGTTTTTTCCAAAACGAATAAATAAACATGCCAGTCCCGGAGCGGGACTATACATTTAAGGAGAACTTATCATGGCATGGACATATACCAACGTTCCAGCACCAGACGCAACAGTCAGTGCTAACTACAATCTATTTCAAATCGCAAATGGTCTAAACGGTCGCACATTGATCGTTAAGGTCGCATTGACCAACATGACAACCGCAAACCTACGTAGCATCTACGCTGCTATCACCCAATCAGGTGGTTCAGGTGGTACTCTACCAGCTGACACAGGTGATGCGTTCACAGTAGCAGGTTTTGGTACAGCAAACGGTTCGGCTTTCGAAAGCGGCGTAACCGATGTTGTTTACTTCGCTGTACAAGGTACAGGTACATTTGACACTACTGACGCAGCAGCAGGCACAGGCGCAACCGTTACTGTTGAAGCAACTTTCGTAGCTAACAAGTAATCAATAATTCCTAGGGATGGGAATTGAGGGCGGAAATTTTTCCGCCCTTTTTTATTGACGTAAATAATAGCAGATTATGGAAAGCTATAGAGTTACCACCCTAGTGGACATCACAAGATCAAGACCAACGAGATCAGACACCGATCACGTTAGGCAAAGCCAACAGGCCAATTTCAACAGTCTTATACAGGCCATAGGACTGAGGGCCATAATATTCTCCGATAGAGATCCCGTCTTAAACGAAGGCAGACTGCCTGACCCTTTCGAAGGCAAGGCTAAACATTGGGTCTATGAGTTTACAGTAGATCGTGATGAAATATTCTTATCAAACAAAGATCCAGTAGGACTGTTAAAACAGGATCTAGACGGTGTGCCTATAATAGATCAACTAAATAATGATGTAGGGTTTAAGATACCCGCATTTAGGACCTTGGGATCAGAAATAAACACCAAAATAGAAATTCTGTCAAATCCTAATAAATAAAATATCAGGCATCAAGTTAGGCTATCATAAAACACATTAAGGCATCGGCTCGGAGCGAGCATTGTTTTTAATTGGTATTTGAATGGAGAGCCTAATGGCAAGAGCAGCTACAGCACTTAGACCGTCTACGACGGAACGAGTAAGTGTACTAGAAACAAAAGTAGATAATATAGACGTCAAGATCTGCGAATTAAAAGAAGACGTCAAGGACATGCACGACTGCCTAGATCGTACTCGTGACAGCATCATGGACAAGCTAGAAATAATGAACTCTAGCTATGAAAAAAATAGAGATCTTTACTACGCACACGCAGACAAATTACACCAAGAACAGACAGCACAACATCACGAGCTAGCTGGCAAGATATCGGAACTAGAAAAATTTAAAAATAAAGGTACTATGTATTTTATGGTGTTGTTGGCTTTCCTAGCAGGTGCTGGATGGTTAGGACACATGGATCTCGCAAAGATAATCAAGTTCGTGGGTTTATAATATACCCAGATATTAAATAAAGGACCGTAGGTCCTTTTTTTATGAGTAAAGCACAGCAGAATCTAGATCTGGTCGTCAGTAATGTCCACAGGCAGCTGCTGGACAAGCAGACTCTAATACCTAAAAAAACAGAACGTGGTATTGAAATCGGTAGATATACCATAGTCAGCAACGACTGCCTTAAAGACATTTACAAAGGTGATACTCTGGTATTCAAGGATATCAGTTTAAATCGTGTGGCAGTCAAAGTGGCCAATCTGTTAAATTTTGGACAGGATACTAAAATAAACGAGTTGATTTCTATGGATCTTAAATTTGGGCAGAGTCTAGTAGATTACAAGATGTTCAAAGACAAGCTGTCAAAAGCACACAAAGAACAGGATCAATTCAAGATAGATCTTTATCTAGCCAGGTTGATTTTCGCCAAAGACGCAGCAGAATACTACAAACGCGAAGCTAACCGTTTGGCTCTTTAAGTAATAAATATACTACAAACCACCGGATGTGCTCATATGAAAACAAATGATTTATTTGACAGGGTTGACGCTAAAAAGCTCAATGAGACTTTGTCTAAAACCTTTGGTCAAAAACTGGATTTAGAATCCTATACTTTACCGCAGCTAGAAGATGCTCGCAACAAGCTAAGGACCCAGATCTATACTTACAAGCAAAAAGCCAATTTCAACGAAACTGTAAACAACGAAACATTTACTAAGACACAATGGATGCTGGACACTATCAATAAAGAAATTGCCAGCAGGATAGATGAAAGCACACAAAGAGTAGACGAATTTTGGGGGTTGCTGGCCAGAGGCGCAGTAGCAGCATTACCTCATCTAGCTAGAATGTTTGGTACAGTAGGAAGAGGAGCAGCAGCCGGTGCACGTGCGGCAGCACCAGCAGCAGGTGCTGCTGTTAAAGGTGGTGCTGAGATAGCAGCAAAGAATGCTCATAAACTGGCATTAGCTGATATCATGTATCAAGCATGGGATCATGTTGAACCGTTGGTCAAAGACCTAGGCGATGTCCATGAAGTATTCAAAGATGCTGACGAATATATACAAGCTATTAAGAAATATGCTCCTAGTATAGCAGCGATGGTGGCAACTACAGACCTAGCTGCTCTAGGTACATTAGCAGCTACATATGCTCTGCCAATTGGGCTGGTGATCGTGTTAGCATGGGGTGGAAAGAAACTTTGGGATCAATTTACTACTGCTGAAAAACAGCCACAGGGCAAGCCCGCATTGAACATGTCGGAAGATGAAGGCGGTGATTCTTTAAGAAGTGAAGTTACGCAAATTCTAAGACGGTTCGATCAAAATATGAACGAGATCGGCGGATACGGTGATCCAAATTATGATAAAGTTATTAAATTGTTACAACAGGGAGAAGTAGAAGCTGCGGTAGAGGAAGTATCTTATTCATATGCCGATAAAGACGGCGGCGAAATCCGTTACATGGATGATTATCTTCAAGACCTAGCAGCAGATTTTGAAGCTTTGGTTCCTCCCGAGCCCGACACATATCCAGACGAAGGCGGCGAAACAGATGATGGATATGCCCTAGCATCAGCGGGTTTCGGTTCCGACGAAGACTACGGTGATTATGGCCAAGATGAAAGTGTAGAAACAGAAGCTGGATACTTTGGCGGTGGCGGCAGTTACGATCGCAATTGGTCTTTTAGCCGCAGAAATCGAGAAGATGATTGGGACGAAGGCAACACAGAACCGCCAAACAATTTTGCTATCTACATCAATGGCAAGAAATGGAAAGTATTCCAAGGTCAAGGAACCTATGCCGATGACAACAGAGAAATGGCCCAACTTCGTAGATTACAAGACATGTGCCGCAAAAAATCTGAACAGACTGGTAAGAAGTGGGAAGTGTCTCGTACAGGTGAAGCAGCAACAGAAAGCATTCAAATGGAGAAGGCACCTCCGGGTGATAAGTACGAACGTATGGTCAAACATATCAAGAAAGGCTATGCCAAGGATGGCGAGCTAACTGATAAAGAAAGATCCATTGCCTATGCCACAGCATGGAAGCATAAAAACAAAAGCGAATCAACTGAAACAGGAGATAACATGAATCAAGTTAGAGAAAGCGCCACAGATAAAGCCAGTGCGATCGTTACGGCAAAGTCAATGGTGGACAGAATTACACGTTGGATTGAAGAACTATCCGGCATGGAAAACGATCAATTGCTCAGTCTAGGAGATGATATCCGTGACGAGTTCGGACAGCAAGAAGCCAAGGCTTTCTTAAGCCAAGTAGCACCTGCTATCCAACAGGCTTTACAAAATCTAAAAGCAACGAGAGAAACTATGGCCAACGGTGTGCGTTCACTATCAGGTGAAGGTGCCCCCGCAGACATGATCGGTGCTGAACCAGAAGGCGATATGGCTGCTGATACAGGTAGCATCGATGACCTTGCTCCGCCAGCAGACGCAGGCGCAGACATGGCCGCAGACGCAGAAGCTCCAGCAGATGATTTCGCAGCAGCTGAACCAGCAGCCGGCGGCGCTGAAGAAGCAGGCCGTGCTAAAAGAGAAAGCATAGAACAACAAAATCGTTTACTCAAAGTATTAGCCGGATGAGATTCGACGAATTTGCCCCTGTTTCAGAAAAAGAGAAGCTGGATGAATTCCTTCCAGCTCTTGCCGCTGTAGGTGGGGCTTTGGCCAGAGGCGCATCGGCGATAGGCCAAGGTGCTGTAAAAGTCGGTCAGGGTGCTGTGAAAGGTGCGCAGGCACTAGGAAGTCTAGCAGTTAAAGGTGGACGAGCAGTCGGAAATGTAGCAAAGAATGTAGCCACTGTAGCAACTGGCGGAGGATCATCAGATACTACAGCGACCGCAGCACAGACCGGTGCCAACACTACGGCAGGACAGCAACAACAGCAGCAGGCAGATCAACAGGCCATACAGGCCGCAGCCAAACAGCAACAAGATTTACAGTCTTATATACAAAACATAGAAAAATCTTTAGCAGCATTAAAACAAACAGCAGGCGTAAAATGAGATTTTATGAATTCCAAGTTGAAGGCGATGATGAGTTCGTCCTATTATTAAAAAACCTAGTGGGACGTGCTCAAAGCAAAAAGGCTCCTGCTAAGTTCAACTGGGCAAGCATAAACACTCTATTAAAAAATACCAATCAGGGACAACTAGATTACGATGCTTTTAAGCAGATGTATGACATGAGCCCTGTCTTACAAAAACTAGTCTATAACTTCAATGCAGATGGTATAGAATTAAATGTTCCTGGCGTAGGCCAAGACCAGAACCCATCACAGAGTCAAGTAGATAAATCTAAAGAAGAAGTCAATAAAATCGCTGCGCAAGCTGCGCCTAAAATGATTGACAAAGGCCTTTAATTTATTGTAAACTTGACTATATGACTACATTCACACCCCCACCTTACGTAGAAAGATATCAATATAAAAACTGTAAACAGATAACAGATCCTGTGACAGGTAAGAGAGTCTATCAGACTCCAGACGGTGATACTACTCCTAGCGTGACTACCATACTAGGTGCTACCAAAGATATGACAGCACTTAACGAATGGAAGAAACGTGTGGGTGAGCAAAATGCCAAACAGATCACCCAAGAAGCTGCGGGCATAGGCACAGCGATGCATTCCAATCTAGAACGTTTCATGGTCGGCGAAACCAGACAACCCGGAAATGCTCCTGTACATCAACAGGCACACAAGATGGCCGATCAAATCATTATCAACGCATTGAGTCAAGTAGACGAAGTATGGGCTATGGAACAGAGTTTGTATTTCCCTGGACTGTATTCGGGAACTACTGATTTGGTTTGTGTTTATAAAGGTAATCCCAGCGTCTGTGACTACAAACAGACTAACAAGCCTAAAAAAGCAGAATGGGTCGAAGATTACTACTTACAATTAACTGCTTATATTATGGCTCACAACGAAGTATATGGATCCGATATACGCGAAGGACACGTATTCATGTGTTCTCGAGATTTACAATATCAGCAGTTTGACCTTTGGCCTGATGATTTTAATATGTGGCAGGACAAATGGTTGGCTAGAGTTGAAGATTACTACACAAAAGGTCTACAGGGCTACAAGCAACTGCTCACGCAATAGAATAAATACTCTATATAACAAGGGTATCGTTCTATGGCTGTAGTCCAAATTTCAAAAATACAAGTAAGAAGAGGTAGGAAACTCGGTGAATCCGGTATTCCCCAGCTATCCAGCGGAGAAATGGCTTGGACTGTAGATACCCAAGAACTGTTTATAGGTAACGGTGCTGTAGCCGAAGGTGCTCCCGCAGTAGGCAATACCAAAGTATTGACCGAGCATGATAACTTACTTGAACTGATTCAAAGCTATCGTTTTGGTAGGAACAGTCCTAGCATCACTAAGAGTGTGTTTAGGACACTACAGTCTAAACTAGACGATCGAGTTAACGTTAAAGATTTTGGTGCTAAAGGCGATGGCGTGGCCGATGATACTGAAGCATTTCAAAACGCACTAGATCAGCTGTTTAGAAATACAGACAATGAATTTCGAAAACAGCTTTTCGTGCCTACAGGTCATTATAGGATACTAGGCAACATAACTATACCATCGGCTGCTTATATCACTGGTGAATCAGACATTGGTACCATAATCGCTTTTAACGCAGTCACGGTATCGTTTACTTCTTTCAACGGTACACAACCTATTAATTTTTCTTCATCAGATAGACCACATGATGTTTATATCAATAATCTAACGATGAGATTCACAACAGGACATTGTGACTTAACAGGTCTAGCTGACAGCACGTTTGAAGCAGTGATTTTCCAAGGAGCAGAAGCCACGCTGCTCAATGCTATCAACACAACCAATCAACATTCATTGATCATGATGACCAACACAGACAACATAGGTACTGTGATCAGTAATGTAGAATTCAAAGCCTGTGTTTTCAAAAATGCGTGGAATGCTGTATTCTTCGAACAGACACAGTCATATCATTCAGAAGTATATTTCAGTCAGTGTAAGTTTAATACATTGAACACAGGCATCATAGTAGACGGCCAATCTGGACAGATCAATGCTTGGGGTATATCCGAGTCACTGTTTCAATCTATAGGTTCACAGGCGATCAGATCCATCTACGGATCAGGAATGAAAATCGTCGACAGCAAATTTATAGATTGCGGTAACGGTATCAACTTAGCTAACAACCCAGAAGACTATATCATAACATTTCTCGAGCCCTATGACAATGTGGTATTAAACTGCTATTTTAATAGACAACAGAATGCCTATGCGGATGTTGCCATCGGCGACCAACGTAGAGCAATACAAGAAGTGTTCAATGGTAGCATGGTCACGATAGCAGATCAAATCAAACAAGATCTTTATAATTCACTTTCTATCTCTCCGTTGGCAATGTTTTCAGCACTGAATAGATCTACTACATTAGACTATACTATAAACTTTGCTTCCGGTAGCGCAAGGTCAGGAACACTGACTATCACTATAGGTGATAATACTCTCAATCCTGTGTTGACAGATAGTTATGCTGTTACACAAGGTGATTTGGATGCCGAAGCTGTGGAATTCGTCATACAGCTATTAGATAGAAGTGACTCTACTGCCGGATCAGAAACTATAATATTAAACTACAAGAATCCCAATAACCCTGGAATCAATCCAGATCAATTGACTTATTTTGTAAAATACAGTGTTTGATGTTTGATGTCCACAAGACTGACAGGATAAAAGTCTGGAGAGATTTCAGAGACAGCCTCGAAATGGCTGAGAATCCACTGCGCGATGTCGCAGAATTTTGGAGCAAGGCTCCTTTCGTTTCCAAATACTTAGATCCATATCGGCCAGACATTTGGCCCGATCCTTGGCATTTGGTTGTCGAAAACCGCTACGACAACCTTGCTATCGCCTTGGGCATGTGTTATACTCTTCAATTAACAGAACGTTTTAAGGCTTCAGGTTTCGAGATACATATGTCTATATCACCCAAGGACAATTCATATGTATTACTAGTCGATAATTGTTCACTATTGAACCTGGAACCAAGGGCAGTGAAGGATGTCAGTGAGATTCCATACAATTCTATAAAAATATGGAGCGGAGGTGGGCCTTTATAAATACTCACCCGGAAATGAAATATGTTAGAGGCGACAAATGAAATGATTACAGTAGTGAAAAGAAATGGTTCTAGAGAACCGCTAGACTTAACGAAATGGCAGACACAGGTAGCAAAAGTATGTAGAGGTATAGCTGACGTAAGTCAGAGCATGATCGAAATAAAAGCATCGCCTCACTTTTATGATGGGATCACAACTAAAGAAGTAGATGCTCTTACATTGAGAGCCATCGTTGATCTTATCGATGTAGAAAACAATCCAGATGTAGGCAATACCAATTATCAGTATGTGGCCGGCAAGCAACGTCTCAGTATGTTGCGCAAGGATGTGTATGGCCAATACGAACCTCCCCACCTCTATGACATCGTAAAGAAGAATGTAGAGGTAGGTCTATATACTCCAGAGTTACTGTCTTGGTACAGCCAGGATGACTGGAACAAGATGAATGACATGCTCGATCATTCTAAAGATGAGGAGTATTCATATGCTGCTATCGAGCAGTTGATTGAAAAATATTTGGTACGCAATCGTGCCACAAAGGAAATTTATGAAACACCGCAAGTCCGATACATGGTTGCTGCCGCAACTGTTTTCCACAAGGAAGAACCAAACACCGCAAGAATGCGATACATCAAAGAATACTATAACGCCGCTTCTGATGGCCTATTTACTCTCGCTACTCCTGTTCTTGCTGGGCTTGGGACCCCTACAAAGCAGTTCAGTAGCTGTGTACTCATTCGTAGTGATGATGATCTTGACTCCATTTTCGCTTCTGGAGAAATGATGGCCAAGTATGCTAGCAAACGTGCTGGCATTGGTCTAGAGATTGGTCGTCTTCGTCCTTTAGGATCTCCGATCCGTGGTGGAGAAATCATGCACACTGGCATGATTCCCTTCCTTAAGAAGTGGTTCGGGGACCTACGTTCGTGTTCACAAGGAGGTATCCGTAATGCGAGTGCTACTGTTTTTTATCCTATTTGGCATCATCAGTTTGATGATCTCATCGTTCTTAAAAACAATCAAGGAACAGAAGAAACCCGAGTTAGGCACATGGACTATGGAGTTGTCTTATCCGCCTTCTTCTGGAGACGATTTCGAAATAAGGAGAATATAACATTCTTCGATCCTAACGAAGTTCCTGACCTCTACGAAGCATTTTACAAAGACACAGAGCTGTTTGAACAGCTATATGTAAAGTATGAAAAGCGCAAGGATCTACGTAAGAAGACTATGAACGCAGAAGATGTGTTCAAAGGTGGCATACTGAAAGAGCGCACTGATACTGGACGCATCTATCTAGTGTTCATAGATAACGTTATGAACCAAGGACCATTTGATCCTGAGTATCACACTATCTATCAAAGTAACTTATGCTGTGAAATACTATTACCTACTAAACCTTTTAAACGTCTCGATGACGCTGACGGCCGCATCGCTCTATGTACGTTGGGCAGTATCAACTGGGGAGCATTCCGTAATCCAGAAGATATGCGCCGTGCTTGCCGCATTTTACAGCGCAGTCTATGTAACATACTTGATTACCAAGATTTCCTAAGCATACAAAGCAAACTAAGCAATGACGAGATCCAGCCACTAGGCATTGGTGTTACTAATCTTGCCTACTGGCATGCCAAGCGTGGTTTGAAGTATGGCGACAAAGATGCCCTACAAGATGTTAAGTCTTGGATGGAACATCAGGCCTACTACTTAACAGAAGCTACAGTTGAACTTGCCCGAGAGCGTGGACCTTGTCTGCATAGCGCACATACACGATACGGCAAGGGAGAGTTTCCATGGGAACATCGTGCCAAGGGCGTAAATCAACTAGCTGACTTCCGACCAGAACTAGACTGGGAATCACTAAGAGAGGAAATGAAGATCCATGGTGTTAGAAATGCGACTCTTATGGCTATCGCTCCTGTGGAAAGCAGTAGCGTGGTTATTAATTCTACCAATGGTATTGAGCTTCCGATGAGTCTTATCAGTGTGAAAGAATCTAAAGCAGGATCATTCACACAGGTAGTACCAGAATACGCTAAACTTAAAAACAAATACCAATTGATGTGGGAGCAGAAAGACTGTGTTGGATATCTTAAAACTGCGGCTGTTCTTGCTGCTTACGTGGATCAGAGCATCAGTACTAATACTTTCTATAACCCTGCTCACTACGCAGATCGTAAAGTACCTACAACGTTGATAGCCAAGAATTTGATGCAGGCACACCTATGGGGATTGAAGACTTTCTATTACAGTCTAATCAACAAAGCAGGTGCCAAGAAAGAATTTGAAGAACCACAGATCAACGGTTTCCATATCGAAACTAATGGTCATAACATATACGAATTAGACGAAGAAGATTGTGAGGCATGTAAACTATGAGCAAAGCTCAATATAACTTAAACACAAAGACAGACTATTTGAAACGTCAAATGTTTTTGGATCCACAGGGTCCTGTTACCATACAGCGTTTTGAAGAATTCCGTTACCCCAAGGTAGCCAAGTTCGAAGAAACAGCACGTGGTTTCTTTTGGGTTCCGGAAGAAATTTCATTGACTAAAGATGCTAGCGATTTCAAAGATGCTAGCGACACTGTCAAACATATCTTTACCAGCAACCTATTAAGACAGACAGCATTAGACAGTATCCAAGGTCGTGGACCAACGCAGATCTTTACGCCTGTGGTAAGTGTGCCGGAGATGGAAGCATTGTGTTTGCTTTGGGGATTCTTTGAAACTAATCTACATTCAAAGAGCTACAGCCACATCATCCGTAATATCTACAACGTGCCTAAAGATGTGTTCAACACTATTCACGACACTAATGAGATCATCGGCATGGCTGCTGCTGTTGGCAAGTACTATGATGAGCTACATGAAATCAACTGTAAAGCAGAAATGGGTGAAACTATTCCTGAAAAAGAATACATCCGTGCTATCTGGATGGCACTACATGCCAGCTATGCTCTAGAAGGTCTGCGTTTCATGGTGTCATTTGCCACCAGCTTGGCTATGGTAGAGAATAAGATTTTTATCGGTAATGGCAATATCATTAGCCTGATCCTACAGGATGAGATCCTACATAGAGATTGGACTGCTTATATCATCAATCAGGTAGTAAAGGATGATCCACGTTTCCTAGAAGCCAAAAACGAATGCGTTGACGAAGTGTACAAATTGTACATGGATGTGATCCAAGAAGAAAAAAATTGGGCAGACTATCTATTCCAAAAAGGACCAGTTATTGGACTAAATGCCAACATCCTAAAAGACTTCATGGATTATACAGCAGCCAACACGCTAAAAGAAATCGGCATCAAATACAATCAACCTGCTCCAAAGACTACGCCTATTCCTTGGTTCAACAAGCATAGCGACACGCACAAGAAACAGACAGCTCTACAGGAAAACGAATCGACCAATTATGTCATTGGTGTGATGAGTGATCAGATAAATTATGATGAGCTACCAGTTTTATAAGGAAAGAGATGAAAGCTATCGTTTGGAGCAAGGATCAATGTCCATTTTGTGATCAGGCCAAAAACCTGCTCAAGATGAAGAACATTGAATTTGAAGAAAGAAATATACAGAAAGAGTGGACCAAAGAGCAACTGCTAGAAGCTGTTCCTGGAGCACGTACAGTACCGCAGATTTTCCTAGACGGAGAATTGGTAGGCGGTTTCACAGAACTCAAGAAAAGGTTTACAAATGTTAATTGATAAAGGAATATCAGCTGGCGAAGTGATCACGCTCAAGCTGACCAGCGGAGAAGAATTGATCGCGAGACTGTCAGAAGAAACGCCCACAGCCTACAAGCTGACCAAGCCTATGGTTATTGGTATGGGACAGAAAGGACCAGGATTGATGCCCTATCTGTTTACAGTATCTCCTGACAAGGAAATCCCATTACTAAAAACTGCCGTGGCTATGATAGTACACAGCGATAAATCATTCGCAGATCAATATCTTCAGAGTACTACTAATCTAGTGATATAAGGAGATAAAATATGCCAGCCGTTCCACCAGTCTATGTACCACCAACAGTACCTCCTGCGTTTGATGCAACTAATATTCAAAGCGTACCACTCAGTGCTGGCACGGCCGCCGGGGTTGGCCTTCCAAATTATACTCTCCAGCTTAGTTCTATTGCTGGTTCTTTGTATTCTATCGCGGTCAATTTACAGCAATATCTACAACTAGAAGCAAGCGTAACTGCTGCGGGAACTGGATCGTCATATAATGTTCAAGCTGTTATAGCCAATTCTCTAGATGGTATCATGCAAAATCTAGATTCTATGAATCAGCTGAGTGCTACCAGCACAGGCGCACTGGCAGACATGCAAAAAGCATTCGCAGGCATCAACACTTCGTTGAATGACATGACTGCTAACATACAGCTGGCAGCATCTAATCAGATCGACAAAGCAGAATTTGACAAGGCAGCTACTAACGCAGCATTGAAGAGAAACAATCTTCCAGAAGTGGAAGTAGCCGAAAGTACAGTAAGCACGTCTATCAGCAAGTCTGCTGGTAGAGCAGTCACTATGGCAACAGCAGTACAGACTACCTCGCTGGTCAGCACAGCTATCCAGAAAGGTACTACATTTGCTGGACAACAGGTGGATCAATATGTAGTAACACCAGCTACTAACTTGTTTACAAAGATATTTGGTTCTACAGCCAAAGCAGCTAGCCCTGACGCATTGGCATCGAAAAGTACTACTGAAACCAAAAAAGGTGTAAACTCAACTAAATTGTTTGGACCATGAGCAAAGGTATAGCCAGAGTAGCCAATGACATAGCAGACACCAACATACAAAGTGGTGCTACGTCTATCATTTCCAACAACTTCGTGACTGCGCACGAAGGCAGCATCATGAGCTCCGGCAGTTCTATCGCTCAAGGATCTAGGACAGTGTTCGTGGAAAACAAACCTGTGGCTAGACAAAGCGATCTAACCAATAACGGAGAAGCACTGCGTACAGGCAGTGAAAATATAATAGTAGGTGGTTGATGAAAAAGATTCTATGGAACACATTGGGTTTTGCCAGTCTTGGCATGGCCTATATTGGATTTGTCACACCCGGCATACCGTTTAGTATCTTTCTAGTATTTTCAGCTTACTGTTTTGCCAAAGTCAATCCCAAGATGCATGCGTGGCTATACAATCACAAATGGTTTGGACCTTTCCTTACCAATTGGGGTGAGAAGCGTGTGTTTCCATTCTACGGCAAGATAGCCATGGTGTTGGTCATGGACAGCAGTTTGATCATCATGTGGTTCACTACTAAAAATCCTGTAGCAGTAGCAGCTACAGGCATCACTATGTTGTTGGTAGCTATTTGGGCATGGCGCTTTCCATCTACCGTGGAAGAATGGAAGAGACGCAAAGACGCAGGTGAGAAGATTGGATGGTTTAGATGAAATCCGATGTGTTAGGTCTGTTTGCGGTACCGCTTTATCGCTCTAGCATCGATCCTATAGATCCTATTACTCTTAACAGGCTGTTCAATTTCGAATATGAAAAAAGTTCATACGATCAAGACATAATCACACATAAAGAAACTGCCGAAAGGCATCTATTAGATCGTCCAGAATTCGCTGGCCTGAAGAAAAGCCTACAGGCCAAGATAGATGAATATGCTTATGAATATCTAGGCACAGATAAAAACCTGTCTTGGCAGATCACTACCAGTTGGGTCAATAAAGCAGAACCTGGCGGCTATCATGCTGCTCATGTACATAGCAACAGTCTCTTGAGTGGTGTGCTGTATCTCAAGACCAATCCAAAATCCGGTGCTATCTGTTTCTATAAAAATTCAGCTTATCATACATTATTCACCCAAACAATCAATGTAGATTTTGATAAAACTACAGATTGGAATATGGAAAGCGTAGGCTTGACACCCAAGGACTTTGATGTTTTAATATTTCCATCAACACTTAGTCATTCAGTGATGAGCAATGACTCGCAGGAAGATCGATACAGTTTGGCATTCAATGTATTTCCTGTAGGGACTGTCGCTGTTGGCAGCAACAGCGAACTAACCATAGGGAGAAAGATATGATAGTCAATATAGCTAACAAGATCGGACAGGCACACGGAAAGTTTTTTCTGTGGCTGAGCAAGAAAGCTGAAAGCCATCCTTTGTGGGCAGTGGCATTGACGCTGTGGGCATTGTATGAAATCTTTGAACACATAGCACTACCGACGATTGGTGTGTTATGGGCGACAGGTGACCTCACACTGCGCTAGAAGCTCAATGGATAGGCAGAGACTTCTAAACTCTCGATAGCAGGTTCGATTCCTGTCTGGCGCACCATTTAAGGAAACTGTATGAAAATTCAAACGGCAACTATTACTCATGTATATCCTACTGAAGTTTGGTTCGAAAAAGATTTCTTCGGAACTATACATATCAAGATACAACACATGGCTCCGGGTGAAAAACCATTTACTTTCATCCAGTTACATTACAATTATGCCTACACCAGCAACAGCCATCAACGAGACATGGCCAAGCAGATTGGAAAGTTGCTAGGGCAGGATGACATCCAGGAGCGTCCTTATGACATGCCCAATATAATGCCAGCTAACGATGATAGCGAAACTGACTGTTACTGTTTTAACTGTAACAAAGACAAAAAGACTTTCTCGGGCATTCCTTTTGTTGCCACTGTGATGATAGTATGTCCTACCTGCGGCAACAAACGCTGCCCACACGCAACTGATCACAATCTAGAATGTACAGGTTCTAACGAACCCGGACAACCAGGAAGTAGGTATTAAAATTCATAAGACAAAATCGCATAAATACACTACAGGAGGGACTGGCTATGAAACAGAAAAAACTGCTTCAGAAACTGTATCAGGCTTGTCTTTCACACGATGAAGAAGCGATTTCCAAACTCCGTAAAAAAGAGTTTGCCAAGATACTGAAACACCGCGCTGAAGGCAAACCATTTGGTACAAAGTGGACTTTGGTAAGGATTTAGTTTCGTAACAGAAACGTAATCTTTCTACGTCGATGCTGCGATAAATATGGGTATGATGCCTAAGACTTATCGCAGCATTTTTATTTCAGATGTTCACCTTGGTACTCGTGACTGTAAGGCTGAACAGCTCAACAACTTCCTCAAACACAACACCTGCGAAACGCTCTACATGGTAGGCGATATAATCGACGCATGGAAAATCCAACAGAACAAATGGCGCTGGAAGCAGAGCCATACCAATGTGGTACGCCGTATCATGGGGCATGCCAAGCGTGTACCCGTGTGGTCTACATAGCAGGCAATCACGATGAGTTCCTGCGCCCTTTGATGCCCTATGGTATTGGGTTTGGTTTGATAGAAGTCTGTAATCAAACAGAACATGTGGGGCTGGATGGCAAACACTATTTGGTCACACACGGTGATCTATTTGACGGCATCACTAGACTGGCACCATGGTTATCATTCCTAGGTGATAAAGCCTATGATTTTGTCTTAGCCGTCAATAGCAAATACAACTGGATACGACATCGTCTAGGCTTTGGCTACTGGAGTCTCAGCAAATATCTCAAAGGACGAGTCAAGAAGGCCGTGGACTTCATGTTCCAGTTTGAACGAAACCTAGCTGCCTACTGTAAGAAGCGAGGCTTTGATGGTGTCATCTGCGGACACATACATCACGCAGAAATCAAAGACATAGATGGTATAACATACATGAACGACGGCGACTGGGTTGAGTCCATGACTGCTCTAGTCGAACATTGGGACGGCCGTTGGGAAATAGTTACATGGACTAAACAGAATGACAAAGACGATACTGATAATAACAGACAACCTGCCGGAACAGATTAATGGCGTGGTTACCACTTACAAAAATATTGAAGCGTGTGCGACTCTGGACGGTTATAACATTGTGGTGCTTCATCCCGGGTGGTTCCGCTACATTGATTGCCCTTTCTATAACGAAGTCAAACTTGCCTATCCCCGGGCGTTGGGCAAGAAGATTGAGGAGATACGTCCGGATCATATCCATATCGCCACAGAGGGTCCTCTTGGTCTGTGGGCTAGAGCATATCTTTCATTGGATACTAGCTATTCTGGGCGTAGGTACAATACTGCTTACCATACTAAGTTCCCTGAAGGTCTAAAGAAACTCTTAGGTATCCCCGAATGGATCACGTGGCTGTACATACGTTGGTTCCATAAACACGCAGGCAAGGTCTTGACCACTACAGATACCATGGTGCGAGAGCTACACGCACACGGATTAGAAATGCCCATAGTGCCTTGGACACGCGGTGTTGATCGTGACATATTCAATCCCAGCTCTAGGACGACCACACAGTGTACCAAACCCTTGATGGTCTGTGTCAGCCGAGTTAGCAAAGAAAAGAATCTAGAAAAGTTCTTTGAACTGGATCATCCTGGCACCAAGATCATGGTAGGCGGCGGTCCTATGTTGGAAACCTACAAACGGAAATATCCTGATGTACATTTCGTAGGGCCAAAAACTGGCAAAGATCTTGCCAAATATTTTGCCAATGCTGATGTGTTTGTGTTCCCTAGTCGTTGGGAAACGTTTGGATTGGTCATGATAGAAGCCATGGCCTGCGGTACACCTGTTGCTGCCTATCCCTGCCAAGGACCACTCGATGTCGTGGAAGAAGGTGTCACGGGCTGTATGAACGAAAGTCTAGAACAGGCCGTACAAGATGCTCTCAAGCTGGATCGCGATCGAGTATTAGAAGGCAGCTATCGTTGGACCTGGGAACGAGCCTGGGAAATCTTTAAAATCAATTTGGTCTAATCGCTCAAAACGTAGTATTGGGTCTTGACGGGCCCACAGTTTAGCTATACACTATACAAGCATTAACTAACTTCGAAAGAGCGAAATGACTTACTTTCTCAAATCAGGCAATACCTATCGTGTTTCTAAGAAAGAAGCACTGGATCTACGCGAAACTCTTCCTGCTGGCAACTATGTCATCAAGAAGAACGAACTGACCGGTGAGCTTTTCTTAGAAGCTATCGATAAGTTTGAGATCAAGGGCAAGGTCTACGGTGACACTACTAAACGTGCGGATCGTATCCTTTATTCTTTTAACGATCGTCCTGCGACCACTGGTGTGATGCTTACTGGCGAAAAGGGTTCTGGTAAGACCCTGCTGGCCAAGATGCTGTCAGTCAAAGGCTACGACCAAGGCATCCCTACTATCGTTATCAATCAACCTTGGTGTGGTGAATCTTTCAATGCTTTTATCCAAAGCATCGAGCAGCCTGTGATCGTTGTGTTCGACGAATTCGAAAAGGTCTACGATGAGCAAGAACAGGAAATGATGCTGACTTTGCTGGATGGTGTGTACCCAACCAAGAAGCTGTTTGTGTTGACCTGTAACGACAAGTGGCGTGTTAATCAACACATGCGCAATCGTCCTGGTCGTATCTTCTACAGCCTAGAGTACAAAGGTCTTGAAGCAGAGTTCATCCGTGAATACTGCGAAGACAATCTCAATGCCAAAGAACATATCGATCGTATCATCGGTATCGCTGGTACGTTTGATCAGTTCAACTTTGACATGCTGAAAGCATTGGTTGAAGAAATGAATCGCTTTGGTGAAACACCTCAAGAAGCTATGACCATGCTCAACACCAAACCAGAATACAGCAGCGAGTCTCGTTATAAGATCAAACTGCTGGTTAATGGTGAGGAAGTTGGCGATGCTGACTTCGAAGATAAAGAGTGGCATGGTAACCCGCTGAACAAGCGTGTGCGTATTAGCTACAAGAGCTACTCACCAGATCCTGAAGCAGATGGTGACTGGGATTGGGACACGCTGACCTTCGAGCCTCAACAGCTCAAGAAGATCGATGACAATGGCAATAAGTATGTGTTCGCTAACACAGATGGCGCACAGCTGGTATTGACCAAAGTCAAAGAACAAAGCTACCGTTACTGGGACGCTTTCTAATTAAATAAAAACATGGGGGTGAAAGTCCCCCAACTAACTTAAAGGAAAAACAAAATGAAATAGATTGAATATGCTTGTAAGGACGTAGTGTTCCATTTTAACAAAAAACACTTAGAAGACCAAACCATACCCATGTGGGTCTTAAAATTTCATGGGGAGACGTTATACGTCAATCATGTGGATTGTTCAGTTCCTTGGAGTACTAAGGAAACACCTGATAACAGTCATACAAAAGGTAGTATCAAAGTCAAAGATGTTTTATTACAAATTGACGATGAAAACAACGCTACTATTAAAACTCTCACACTCGTAGACAAATACAGACTTCGTAATCAGAAGTTGGGTATCACACGAGTCATGTTTAGTCCCCACAGCGCCTTTCATAAGGCCCTACAGAAAAACGAGTTCAAACACAGTCCATTTAAGACTATCATAGGTCGTTGTTCTAGTTCGTTCATTATCTGTGATCTGCTGAACAAGTCTGATATCACTATAGCAGCGTTGAAGTATACTGATAAGTTCCGTATCGTCAAACCAAACGAAAGTTACTTTACTGAGTATGACGAAATCAAAGGAGATAACATTCCTGTAGATTACGGACATCCTAGCACACCTTACGAGTACAGTTGATCGGTTCAAAAATAGGGCTGTAAAGGCCCTATTTTTATGGCTAGACCCATTAAATATGTATATGGCCTGGGAGCAATGTCATGGATCCAGTGACCCTATTTGCCCTAGCCAACGGAGCGGTTAGTGCCGTTAAGGCGGGGTGTAAACTTTATAAAGATATAAAAAGTGCTGCTGGGGACGTTAAAGACGTCCTCAAGGATCTGGACGCCCAATTCCATAAAGCCTACGAAGGCAAAGGCAAAGCACCCCCTCCCGAAGCTGTCAAGCAACTAAAAGAAGAAAAAGCCCGTGTAGTCGAGCTTAATAAAAAAGCCAACAACAATGAACAATCTAACATCTATACAGAAATCGGCAACGAGCTGGGCAAGTACTACGACAATTATTACAAATGTCAAGCGATATTCGAAGAAGAAGAACGACGCAGTCGTACTGAAGCTTACCACGGCGATGACAGTCTAGGCAAACGTGCTTTACAAAGAGTCTTGATGCGCAAACAGCTAGAGCAAATGGGCACAGAGCTGCGTGAAATTATGGTCTATCAAAGCCCACCAGAACTTGGCGCACTCTATACAGAAGTAGAAGAAATGATGAAAGTCATGGGTAAAGAACAAAAAGCTGCCATGGCTCGAGAAATACAACAATATCAAAGAGAAGAACGCAGACGACAAATTAGAAAAGAACAGTTAACCAAACAGTTTACAGTAGGTATAGGCATCATGATAGTGATATTTGTCACTATGTTCATGTTCATGTATGTCATAGATTATAGACAAGAGCGTTTTCCTGATTTAGGTAATTGCCCTATGCCAAAAGGATCTTGGCTATACAAAAAATGGACTAATACTATTTGGGCTACCTGTGAATAAAAGCTCTTGACAGAATATAAATAAACCTGCTACAGTGTAGCACTATTGCTGTATGAAGCGATGAAAAAGGTGTTCTGGACGCCGGGGCAGTACCGGCCAGGTCCACCAAAAGCACAGAGGTTAGAGATGATTTTTTTACTTTGGAATTGGTTTGCTTACTCGAATCAAGATTCGGGTGATCTAAGTAGACACCGTAAACACACTACATTGTATGAAGATCTCTGTATGTGATCTGTGTTTTTGATGGGCCTGAATTAGGTTCGACAGGGCAATGAGTATCAGAGTGGACAGCAGGGTAGGCGATGACCCTAAATCAAGCAAACAAACTAGACGCAAACGACAACGTTTACGCACTAGCTGCCTGAACAAGGTAAGCAGGGGCTGGTAAGCCTGGCAACAGAAACTTCCAAGATAGGCTACTTCGGTAGCCTATCTCTTTTATGACAGAAAAGGAGAAAGAAATGTCATATTGGGGGTATCATTTGATTTTGGACTGCGGAGATTGTAATGTAGACGCTATCCAAGACTACAATACGATCTATAATTTTACCAAGCAGTTGGTCAAAGACATTGACATGGTAGCTTTTGGTGAACCTCAGATCGTGAATTTTGGCACTGGTAATAAAGCCGGTTACACATTGGTACAGCTGATCGAAACCAGCAACATCTGCGCACACTTTGTTCCAGATGACGGCAAGGGTGGCAATGCTATGTATCTGGATGTGTTTTCCTGTAAAACATACGATGACCAAACTGTAATCGATTTGGTTAGAAAGTATTTTGGTGCTAAGACTATACGTCCATCATATCTAACTAGACAGGCGTGATCTGCCAGTTTTATGGCAGTCTTAGACCGTTAATGATATATAAAATCGTGTGTCGCTAAAAAGCGTACACGATTTTTTATCTATAAGGAAAAACAATGAAGAAATTTGTATTGGCATTTTTGCTCGCTTCAGGTCTTTCTTCAGCTGCTATGGCAGCAGAAGTTGGCGTTCGCGGCAGCTATGATTGGGGCTCAAACCCAGAACGTGGTGGCTATGGTGTAACATTGGGACAGAAGTTCGGTCCAGCAGGTGTGGAACTTGGTTTTGATCGTTATACTAAGAACGAAGATTTGAACAAGTGGAGCGTGGTGGGTTCATACGATGTTCTAACAGTGAACAACGCTACTTTCGCAGTCAAGGCCGGTGGCGCATATCTAGATCCATCAGTTTCAAAGAACGGTTATGCTGCTTTGGTTGGCGCAGGAGTTACTATTCCTGTAACCAAATCATTGGCCGCTACAGTTGACTACCGCTATCAAATTGGACAAGATCGTGTTAGTCAATTCGACGGCAGTTCTGTTCTCGCTGGTTTCAAGTATTCATTCTAATTCTTGATATTGAAAAGGGCTGCTTCGGCGGCCCTTTCTCTTGACTAATTTTCCTATTTGTTATAAACTGTAACAAAACTTGTAGGAGAATCTCATGTCGATGCATTTGGTTGGTCCCTGGTTATCAACTACCAGTACCAAGAAACGCAAGCATATCAAATTTAAAAGCGCAGAGCACAAGCGCAAGTACGAGGAAGAACGAGCAGAATGGGAAAAGCTAGTCAAGAAATATGGCATAGACAAGCTGCCCAAAACTACCAAATCCAAAGATACTTTCAAACCTACTGAAAGCTATCGTAGAGAAACTCCGCATATCCCTAGCTTAGATCCTACCAATATGGCTCCTTGCCTCAAGAAGGAAAGCCACAAATATACAGGTACGTTGATCAAGGGTATAGCCACGATGCACAAGAGCAATGCGGTTCCTGTGCTTAACGATGAACAGGCTATAGAAATTTCCAAAATGCGCAGAGGTTGACAACTACTGTTGAAAAACTGTATAATATGCGTATATTAAGTAAAAAAACAGTCAAAATCGACCTATATACTGGACGATCAGGACTAATTACTTTAAATATTATGCGGAAGAAACTCCGTGTAGCAATGAGCAAGGTGTTAGCAGGTAACTGCGAAACATCAAGCGATAGGGATCTTCGGAAGATTCCATCGTTGACAACTGGTATTGGTACATATGATCATCTGATAGCAAAGATGAAAGTGTGCCCGAGAGAGTATGCCAAAGATCGGTCCGAGGTCCGTGAAAATTCTCTGTCCATATGTCAACGCATCGGTACGCTCAAAAAGTGTTACCGATTTTTTGTTTCCGATAGTGACGATATAGTTCACACCTGTATTTTAAGTGTGAATTAAACAATAACATAGGAGGTTATTTTATGGATAAAATCATTAGGATAGGAGCCGCTGCCCTAGGGTTTTTTGTAGTATTTTGTATCGTGTCTTCAGTGACACAGGCCAAGATGTTAAAGCTCAAGGAAAGCAATGCCCAAACTACTGATGTAGTCACAGTAAAGACCAGAGAAAAGCAACTGGACTGTTTGGCCATCAACATCTACCGAGAAGCCGGTGGTGAATCATTCGAAGGCAAGGTCGCAGTAGCACAGGTCACGATAAACAGGACAGAGTCGGGTAAGTTCCCTAAAGACATTTGCTCTGTGGTTTATCAAAAGAATGTCATAATGGAAAAAGTCGTATGCCAATTTTCTTGGGCATGTGGTCCAGATCATCTGAGAGCCCCAGTCAAGAATGACGCATATCGCGAAAGCTATGAAGTAGCCAAGAAGGTGCTTCTGGAAGGTTTCCGTTTAGACATGCTCAAGCAGGCATTGTATTATCATGCCGATTATGTTAACCCAAGGTGGCCTTTTGAAAAGATCGGCAAAGTCGGTCAACACGTTTTCTATAAGGCACCGTTCTTAGGAGAAACAAATGGATCTTAAATCTCTAAAATTTGATTTTGATTTAGAGAAGTTCCGTAACAACATTAGTGAAACATTTTCACATATTTCAGCAGAGACTTTGGGATGGGTCGCTATTTTGCTACTACACGCATCCACTATACCCAGTCTACTTGCTGTGATGAGCGGCTTGACTGATAGGATGCCGCCAGTGGACATCGTTCTTTTAGTATGGACTGGCTTAACACTGTTATTCATCCGAGCAGCCATCCAAAAAGACATGCTTAATTTAATTACTATAGGTGTTGGTTTTATCGTCCAATCAGCACTTATGGCATTTATATTCTTTAAGTAATTTGGTAAACACCACTATTGACTTCGGTTGGTAGTGGTGTTATCATTTAAGCTATCAGTAATTCACACAGAAAGGCACAAATGAAAAAGGCACTATTAATGGTACCAGTACTGGCTGCGTTGACAGCTTGTTCCACCATGAAAGAAATCGAAGAACGCAAGACTTATGCCCAACCGAGTTGGTATTCCGACTGCGCACAAGAAGGTGTCAAAGGTTGGTTCTGGTGGTCTAAAGATTATGTCTATGCCTGTGGTGCTGGCGAATCAACATTTTCGCAGGCAGCAGAAGAACAGATGGACGCTATCGCGATGAATAACTTTGCCAAGCGTATCAACGGCACAGTTAATTCCGAAACTGTTATCGATATCAAAGACGACAAGAAAACTACTCGTACTATGATTAGTTACAAAGTCGATAATACAGCCATCCGCAAACACGTTAAGACTGAAAAAGGTCATTTCACTATGAATGGACGTCATTACACGTTTGTTCGTTTAGAAATGCCCAAGGATACATTCGAACAATTGGTCACCGAAGCTAAAGCCAAAGGCCAATAATGAATCCTTATCGATTGAAAGAGATCTTTTGGGTGGTGATCGCACTACTCTATTGTATTCTATTTCTGATCCTTGGGGGTTGTTCTTCGGTACCTCAATCAAAGATGTCTCCGGCTATGGCGGAACCTCAGTTTTGTTATACCAAAAAAACTATAGAGGTACAAGACGATGAACAAGTGTCAAGTCGGACTGTAGTAGAATGCGATGACGATCGAGTTGGCAGAGTGGCTATCAAGCGAGCTGGGTTGGCACAGAATTGTGGTGTTTATAACTATTGGATGAAACGCGGAAATGACATTGTTTGGAAAAAAGGCGTCAGTTGTTTCAAGCCTGATGGTACTTGGGAAATTATTGATACTGACTTTCGCTAGTTCAACTGCGTTGGCTGGTGAACCGTTCAAGTATGATTCTACCCTAGTAAACAGGCCAGCTGATCTTTCATTTGGTTGGTTTAAAAAACTGGATGAAGATCAAGAAACGGCCTATGTTTCATCTATGGTACATGCCTTGATGTATGCGGATAACGGTCAAAGAGTAGAATGGTATAAAAACGGTGCTTATGGGTTTGCTGTGCCAGTTTATACTAAATCTACAGGGGGTGGCTATTGTAGGCGCATACAGGCCTATGTATATGCTTTTAATCAGGAAAGGCAATTTAGCGAAACTGCCTGTTATACTAATTTCAACGACAGTTGGAGATGGGTAGTTGAGTAATAAATATACAACGATGAAAATAAGAATCACAGATAAAATAATTGCCTATTTGACTCTATTAAGCGGCCTTAGCATCAGTGCTGTGGCCGTTTATTATTCTGTGGCGGGATTGGTATCTATATTTGCTGCCGCTGCTGTACCTATTATGGTCATGGGCATCACACTGGAAGTCAGCAAACTAATAGCCACTGTATGGCTAAAGCAGAATTGGTCTATAGCACCTAAATTAATCAGAGCCTATTTAATGATAGCGGTATTCACGCTGATGTTGATTACCTCTATGGGTATTTTTGGATACCTTTCAAAGGCACATCTTGATCAAGCAGTGCCAACTGGTGACGTAGCCGCAAAAATTGAACTGATCGACGAAAAGATAAAAACACAAAGAGATAACATCTCTACCGCTCAGGCTGCTATCAGGCAAATGGATAATCAAGTCAACGAGATGTTGAGCCGTAGTACCGATAATAAAGGTACAGAACGTGCTGTTCAGATTCGACGTAACCAAGCCAAGGAAAGAGAAAAGCTAGCAGCAGATATTGGTAGAGCCCAAACAGAAATAGCCAAGCTCAACGAAGAACGAGCTCCTATAGCCAAAGAGCTTCGCAAAGTAGAAGCCGAAGTTGGACCTATCAAATATATTGCTGCCTTGATATATGATACCAACCCCGGCCCCGAACTGTTAGAAAAAGCAGTACGTTGGGTTATCATATTGATCGTGTTCATCTTCGATCCTTTGGCCGTGGTGTTGCTACTGGCCAGTCAATACAGCTTCAGTTGGTTTAGAAAACGTGAAGATGAAGAATTTGAACAAGAATTAGAAAAGAAACGAGCAGTCGCAGAAGCACTAGATAAGAAAGAAGATCTGCCAGTGCCTACGACTATAGTTCCTGTAAACCTAGACAATGAAGATGCCGACAACGATGTTGTAGTTGTTAAAGAAGATCATACCCAATCATGGCCTCCAGTTTCTGACAAATGGCCGTTTCCGGTAGCTCAACGTCCGGATGAAGAAAAAGAACCTGAGATTACAGCTGACAGTTTGAATCCTGTTGACCAATGGAACAAACTGATAGCAGAAGCTGAAAAAGCTGCCGAAGAAGAAAATAAAAAACTAAAAGAAGAAGATCCTATCGAAGAAGAAGGCGATACCGAAGAACTAGTAAAAGCCAAGACACAGTGGAAACAGGATCATCCCGATGACAGCCTCAAACATCAAAGACAACTGCTAGAGCTTGGTGTTATCAAAGTTCTACCTTGGACAGTACCGCCATATTTTGATCCAACTCCTACTGGTTTACAGATCATACCTGACCTCGAAGAAGATCTAAAAAAAAAGATCTGACCTACATTGAAAAAATAGGCAAGGATCAAATAACTAAAACTGTTTCTTATGTACAAAATGCCGAGCAAGGTAACAGCACTATATGGGCTAAATTGAACAAGAACGCCGAAACTGTTCGATTCCAATATCTTAATAATCTATACGGCTATCTAAACAATGACAAGATTGATGCTTACGAATTTCCTGAAGTAGAAGATGAAGAATATAAACGTATAGTAGGCATGATTATACAATTAAGAAATAGGTTGATTACTCCAGATGATCTCAACAATGACGATCTAGTCACTATCGTAGAAATATTAGCCAAGATATGATTACTATAGTAACACCGCCAGATAACAACCTAGGAGACGAATTTAAGATACTCTTAGTAGGGCTTACCGCGGAACAAACGGATACTGCTAGCAAAGCACTGTTAGATCACGAAGGTCCAGATATCATAGTCTATATGTGGACACAAGGCGAAACACATTGGCTCTTAGATAAAAAGCTCAAGAGCGATCTTATCGTATTCAATGCCGAACACGATGACCAAATAGTAGTGGGATATATGGCTGCTCAATTAAATGCTTATTATTTTGGTAATCTCAGATCTTTGAACAGTATTAACAAACGTGTATTATATACACAGTCAGATTTTTCTGATATTCTAAGGAGAACTATTAACTCACATGAGTAAACATTTTAACAACGGCGACTTTCCTAAGAAAGGTACCAAAGTCTATCTCAGAGAAGGTGAGCCTATCGAACGAGCTTTAAAGAAGCTCAAAAACAAAGTCAATGACGCTAAGATTTTTGATGCTCTAAGAGAAAAAGAGCATTACGTGAAACCGTCCGAACGCAGGAAGAAAGCCAAATCGGCTGCTGTGGCAAGATGGAAGAAATTCCTAAAAAGCCAAGATCTACCAAAAAGAATGTATTGACAAATACTTAAGAAAGGTGTTATAATAATATCATGAATACAGATATCATGATAGACCTTGAAACATTGGCCACATCACCTGATGCGGCCATTCTCACAATTGGTGCTGTTCGTTTTGATCCATTTGGTATGGATCTTAAAGAGCCCAAGATGGATAGTTTTTATGTCAAGGTTGACATAGACACCTGTCACAATATTGGATTGACGACCAGCGATGCTACACTAGATTGGTGGGCATCACAATCCCCAGAAGCACAAGCAGAAGCGTTCGGAGCAGAAGGTCGCATAGCTATTCACGAAGCTATGAATCAGCTGTATAAATTCTGTTGGGGTGCTAAACGTGTTTGGAGTCACGGTGCTGGCTTCGATGTCGTTATCTGCGAAAATATCTTTAGAAAGCTCAATAAGGCTATTCCCTGGAACTTTTGGCAGGTACGTGACACACGTACACTTTATGACCTCGGCTTAGAATTCGATAGGCCGCAGGTACTCAAACATCATGCTCTACATGATGCTTATAGTCAAGCAGTAGGCGTACAAAACATCATCCGTAAATTGCGTGGTTCTACTACCTACGACGGACAGATGATACAACCATTCAAAGAGTTCAAATGAAAAAGTTTTTATCTTGGTTCCAGCAACATAGACAGACTATCGGTTATACTATTGGTGCGTTAAACGCACTGACAGGAGTAGCCAACATCGCGATAGGTCATTTCTTAGAAGGAATTTTCTGGGTCGTGATCGGGACAGCTATCATCGTAGATACAAAATACTTCAAATGATGGGTTGATCGATGAGAATCGAAGACGAAATTAAACTTGATTTCAGCGACGTGCTGATTAGACCAAAACGCAGTACTCTAGCAAGCCGTAAAGAAGTAGATCTAACTCGCACATACAAATTTAAACACAGTGGGTTTGAATGGACTGGTGTACCGGTTATGGCATCCAACATGGATGGAGTCGGTACTATTGAGATGGCTCGGGCATTGTACAAGCATCAGCTGTTTACCTGTTTGGTCAAAAGCTACGCAGAAGATGATCTATATGAACTAGCAAGTAAATTTGGCGGAAACTATTTTGCTGTTAGCACAGGTACCAGTGACGCCGATTTCAATAAGCTGAAAAGAATCTTAAATTCTTACCCCGAAGTACACTTTATCTGTATAGACATAGCTAATGGATATAGTGAACATTTTGGTGACTATGTTGCTAGAGTAAGAACAGAATTTCCTAAAGCAACAATTATCGCAGGTAATGTAGTTACCGCTGATATGACACAGGAGTTGATTCTACGTGGCGCAGATATTATCAAAGTTGGGATTGGGCCAGGAAGCGTATGTACGACTAGGGTTCAAACTGGTGTTGGGTATCCTCAGCTTTCCGCTATTATTGAATGTGCTGATGCTGCTCATGGCCTTGGCGGACACATCATTGCTGATGGAGGATGTACCTGTCCTGGAGACATCGCAAAAGCTTTTGGTGCTGGCGCTGATTTTGTCATGCTTGGCGGTATGCTAGCAGGGCACGATGAGGGCGGTGGCACAGTAGAAAACGATATGGTAACATTTTATGGAATGAGTTCAGATACTGCTATGAACAAACATCACGGTGGTGTTGCTGAATATCGTAGTAGCGAAGGACGTACAGTTAGTATTCCATATCGCGGAGCAGTAAAAGACACAGTACTAAATATTCTAGGCGGGTTGCGTAGTACCTGTACATATGTTGGCGCACCCACGCTAAAACAGCTTTCAAAGTGTACTACATTTATTCGTGTCAGTAGACAAATAAATGATGTATTTCTGAGATAAATAAATTTGTTACGGTGCCCAGGTGGGGCTGTAACAGGGGCAGTTGCCCAAAACTTACTCGCTTATTAAAGGAGAAAACGATGAGTAAAATCATAGGTATCGATCTAGGTACCACTAATTCATGCGTTGCTATTATCGAAAGCAACATTCCAAAAGTAATCGAAAACAGCGAGGGTGCTAGAACTACACCGTCTATTATCGCTTATAGTGATGACGAAGTCCTAGTAGGAGCACCAGCTAAACGACAAGCTGTAACAAACCCTAAAAATACTCTATATGCTGTCAAGCGTTTGATTGGACGCAAGTTCAAAGAAGATGCTGTACAGAAAGATATCGACTTGATGCCGTTTGAGATCATGGAATCTAAGAATGGCGATGCTTGGGTAAAGGCTAACGGAAAAGAATTGGCTCCTCCACAAGTATCAGCAGAAGTTCTGCGCAAGATGAAAAAGACCGCAGAAGACTATCTCGGTCATGAAGTCACCCAAGCAGTTATTACTGTACCTGCGTACTTCAACGACAGCCAACGCCAAGCTACTAAGGACGCTGGCAAGATCGCAGGACTAGAAGTACTGCGTATTATCAATGAACCAACAGCAGCCGCACTGGCCTACGGTGTTGACAAAGCAGACAAGCGTGATCGTAAGATTGCGGTCTACGACTTAGGTGGTGGTACATTTGATATTTCAATCATCGAAATCGCTAACGTCGACGGCGACAAGCAAATCGAAGTGTTGTCTACAAACGGTGACACATTCCTGGGTGGTGAAGACTTTGACCAACGTATCATGGACTACCTAGTAGATGAGTTCAAAAAAGAAAGTGGTATCGATCTCAAGAAAGACACATTGGCGCTACAGCGTTTGAAAGATTCAGCTGAAAAGGCCAAGATCGAACTGTCTAGCAGTTCACAAACTGAAGTCAACTTGCCATACATCACAGCTGATGCTTCAGGTCCTAAGCATCTAAATGTCAAGATCACTCGCGCTAAGTTTGAAGCATTAGTTGACGATTTGATCAAACGTTCTCTAGAACCTTGTAAGACCGCTATGAAAGACGCGGGTGTAAGTGCCAGCGACATTGACGAAGTTATCCTAGTCGGTGGTCAGACACGTATGCCTAAAGTACAAGAAGCAGTTGAGAAACTGTTTGGTAAAGCACCACGTAAAGATGTCAATCCAGACGAAGCAGTAGCAGCTGGTGCTGCTATCCAAGGTGCCGTACTAGGTGGCGATCGCACAGACGTTCTATTGCTAGACGTTACACCATTGAGTCTTGGTATCGAAACCATGGGCGGTGTGTTTGCTAGATTGATCGACAAGAACACTACTATTCCTACCAAGAAGAGTCAGATCTTTAGCACAGCAGAAGATAATCAACCTGCTGTTACTATTAAGGTATATCAAGGCGAACGTGATTTGGTACAATACAATAAGATGTTGGGTGTGTTCAATCTAGAAGGTATCGCCCCTGCTCCTAGAGGTATTCCGCAGATTGAAGTGACCTTTGATATCGATGCTAATGGTATCATGAACATCGGTGCTAAAGACAAAGGTACTAACAAGGAAGCCAAGATCACTATCAAAAGCGATAGCGGTCTAAGCGAATCCGAGATCCAGACGATGATCAAGGAAGCAGAAGAAAACGCCGAGAGCGATAAGAAACAACGTGAACTTATCGAAGCTCGCAACAGTGCTGAAGCTTTGATTAACTCTACCAAGAAAGATTTGGAAGAACTCAAAGATCAGTTGACAGCTGATGATATCACTAAGTTAGAAGAAGCTGTCAAGGCAGCAGAAGACTCATTAGGCTCCGACGATAAAGAAACTATCGGCGAAAAGGTCAATGAAATCTACGCTGCTTCTAAACCTCTGTTTGACGCCAAAGCCAAGAAAATGGAAGACAGCCAAAAAACAGAGGATAAGAAAGACGATAATGTGGTTGACGCAGAGTTCAAGCAGACTACATAATCGTATAGTGCGGTGCCCGGGTGGGGCCGCACATAACGTTCTTGCTTATTAAAGGAGAAAACTATGAACGCATTAAATAGATTTGACGCAAACGCTCTTAATAGGGCTCTAATTGGTTTTGATACAATGTTCGATCAACTCGAACGTCGTTTCGCTAACCAAATCCAAAACAATTATCCACCTCACAATATTATCAGGACTGGTGAAAACACCTACGCCATCGAAGTGGCTGTAGCTGGCTTTGCCAAGAATGAAGTTTCAGTCACCATCGAAAATAATGAACTTTCGATCAAGGGCGAAAAGGTAGATACCGTCGTAGACGAAAATATCCAGTATCTACATCGCGGGCTAGCTAGTCGCGATTTTGTTCGCGTGTTCCCTCTTGCTGAACACATCGAAGTTAAAGGTGCCGAAATCAAGGACGGAATTCTCACAGTTAAGTTGGAGCGAATCGTCCCTGAAGAACTGAAACCACGTGTTATCGACGTAGTGGAAGTCAAGTAAATAGTAAAACAGAGGGAGGGGAAACTCTCCCTCACCATGGAGCCTAAAATGACAACTGATATTCAAATTGATCAAAAGATTAAAATCGAAATTTCACCTCCTAAGTACTGGAAAGTGATTTTTCTGAATGACGATCAAACGCCAATGGAATTCGTAATTGACGTTCTAAAAACTATTTTTAGGCACGACGAAGGCAAAGCACGTGAACTAACTTTAGAAGTACATGAATCTGGTTCTGCTGTAGCAGGTGTTTATACATATGAAATCGCAGAACACAAAGGTACTGAAGCTAGTAGAGCTGCTTTAGAAAATGGATTTCCTCTACAGATTCGTGTAGAAGAAGAATAATTTTTCGGCCACCGTCCAGGCTCACTAAATACCTTGACATTTAGGAGACAGCATGAGCCTTAAAGAACTCACACAAGAAAAACACAAAGACGCAGAACGTACCGCTTTTGCTAAATTGTTACTAAGCGGTTCTATTGATAAAGAACAATATGCCAACTATCTTTTACAGATGTTGGAAATCTACAGCGTGTTAGAATACCACGCTGCCAATCATGGGTTGCTTACAGACCTAACAGGTCTACCTAGATCAAAAGCTATCTATGAAGATCTAATCGAACTATCAGAAGATGGTACAGGTCGAGTGTTACAGGCAACAGTAGACTATGTTAGCTATCTACATCAATTGGCTGAAACTAATCCTAACAATCTAATGGCTCACTTGTATGTCCGCCACATGGGTGATCTATATGGCGGCCAGATGATAGCTAAAAAAGTACCTGGTAAAGGTAAGTTTTATCAGTTCACAGACAAAGACGGACTCATAGCCAAGATTCGTGCCAAACTAGACGACAGTATGGGTGACGAAGCCAACGTAGCATTTGATCACGCTATCAATATCATGAAGGAACTAAATGAGTCAAGTTTGGTCCACGCTGATTGATATTCAGCATTTGCTAGAAGAAAGGTTTAATGCCACAGGAACCGAGATCAACGAACCAGGAATGGATAGGTTTAATCAGCCTGGTTGGGTTAATCGTGTGTGGACTTCTGATGTTTATCGTCGTGCTCACATCGATGTGGTAGATGCTCGTGAAACTCGCAGCCTATGGATGATGCACTGCTGTATATTTCCCCACACACATAATCCTGCTCCTATATGGGGTTTTGATGTAGTAGCTGGTAAAAACAAAATCACGGGCTGTTTCCACGACTACTCGGCAGCAGGAGACAAACATCATCCTATGATGGATTGGTTTGGCGATTATGTCAGTAATCTAGAATGGCGCAAGGTACGTGAATTACCTGACTGGGCACAGCGTATATTCAGCCCACATATGGTGGCTGCTAGCAATATACAAGCAGAAGAAGAACTAGAACAGATCACACAGATGGCCCGAGATACGCTAGAACACTATCTTAGCACAGTAGCTGAAACTAATAACACCCACGCAGATACCACAGAATATCAAAATTACTATGCTATAAATCAAAAGCAAAACCCGCATACACCGCGTGTAATGGCTAGTTTAGGGTTAGATGAAGAAGATGTACGTGTTTTTATCCAAGATTGCCTGTTCCCAGAGATTCGATAAATATTAAACTATGAGATTTTTCGAATTCAAACTTCCCAGTGCTAACTCACCTCTTTTAAACAAGATCGTAAGCTCTATTACAGATCTTGTAAATTCTGCTAAAAAACTGCCCGAAAATGATCCAGCACGTAAAGAAGCCGACGATCTCATTAATTCTCTTAAAAATAAAGCAGGTATAACAGAATCCGATGCTATTTCAGAATTAGAACATGATATGATTGTTGCCATAGCCAAAGCATTGATTTCGACAGGAAATCAACAGGCAACATTAAGTTTGATTGATATAGAAAAAATCAAGAAAAATATCGAAGTACAACAAAAAACTAAAAAGGTAGCACAAGCACATCAAGAGCTTGGTAAACAGCAATACGTAAAATCTCAAGAAACTGATACTAGCGATCTTGACGAGATAGGAGCAGCGATCGAGAAAAAATTAGGAACACCTAAAGGATGGACTAAATCTAAAATCATTAATCCTTTATTGTCTGTAGGAATTGACAAAGAACTACTTTATGTGTTTCTAGATCAATGTGCGTCCGGCACGGCTATGAATTGGAATTTCAACGATGGAATTCACCCTATCACTGATTTTAAATCGTTAATGTCTGACGAATCTAAAGAAATATTTTCTAACAAACAAGCTAAAGATATTCTTTTAACAGCCAGGTGGTCAGAAGCCGGCGGCGAAGGCGACGGAGAAGTGATGATAGGATTACTAGCAGATGCTAGCCATCCAGAGAAAGGTGATATCACAGTCAAAGGTGTTCCTTATGAAGTCAAAGCCACAGGATGGAGATTTAACAAAAAAGGCGATGTTAGTGGTACAGAAGCATGGTTAGATGCTGGTCCTTACTCGTCTAATATCGAAGGTGTTAAAGCTATCTTTAAGAAATTAATTAATGCCAGGGGTATTACTGCTTCTGAAGAAAATATAGCATTAGCTGATTTTAGAAAAGCAGGAACACAAAGTCTTAAACAGATAATGTCTCGTGTTAAAGATCCTGTTGATTTAATGTCGTCTTTACATTCTGCTGTGTTCCCTAATGCTGATAAAAATCAAATCAAACAGGCTTCTGAAAATATTGTAGCATCACAATATGATTACAGAGTATCGGCTAAGGAACAGGGATTACTAGCTATGGCAGAATATGCTGCCGAGCATGACAATTTTGGTTTTGTTTTTATCGATAAAACTAATTTTAGTGGAATGATTTCTAAAAACGCAGTAGGAGAAAGTGAAGCATTTACATTTAGTTCTCCTATGACTATGTCAACAGCCAAAACCACAGATGCTACAACTACTACTAAGAAAAGAAAAGCTAGTCCAGGAATAATGACTGGTTCTAGAGCACAAGCACAAAAGACTCTAGGTTGGCAATCTAAAAGACAACCAGCACAACCAGCAGTATCTACAGCGTTAGCTAATGATCCAAAAAAGGGATTTTATTCTAAGTACGACAAAGCTACTATGGATCAAATCCTAACAACTTTTAAAGATAGAAAACAATTAGTCGCCGATTACAAAAGTTTAACTCTGCCAGAGTTTGAAAAGAAGTATGTAGAACCCATACTTCAACCTAAACTTATATAATCTTTTCCCAAGAAATATATTCAGGATCTGTAAATTCCTGTAGACGTGCTGTAGGATTTGTCTTGAACATGCCGCTGGCATATCTCACATAAACATCTAGCAGTGCGTTATTCTCCGCACCAGGTTTGCCTATCTTGGCAACGAACAACTGTCCAGTACCGTCTGGATTCCCATATTTGAGATCATTAAGACTCAATTCGCCTACTTGCTCTTTAGTAGGCACGAGGTAGAGACTGTCACCGTTGGTATAGAAGTAAGGAGTGTCTGTAAACTGTAGCAGATCAACTAATAGATCACTGTTCTGTAGATGACCTTTGATCGTGGTTTCAAACTTTTCTGCTATCTCTGAAAAGTATGGTTTGATGAGATCTCTGTAAGTTTCCCAATTGGCATTAAACCAATCACCGAACACACGCTGCCATGTCTTGTTCTGTTTGAGATTACTTAAAATCTGCTCTCTAGTAAAGTCTTTGATTTTTACACCATTACTGATCTCATAACCAGTTTCTGTAGTCCTGATAAAATACTTGGCATCATCGGATGGCCATACATTGGCTACTGTGATATGATCTAGAAGATCAGTAAACACCTTGTGTTTGATAGATACCCATTGTTCGACATTGCCATATGTGACAAAGATATCTTCACCGCGTACAGTTTCCAAACCTAAAGATTTAGGTTTAAGGTTAGCCAACATCTTAGAGCCAGCTTTTACCTGTATACCGCCTGTAGCAGCATCGTGGAATCGAACGTCATATGGACCACCGGCGATATTATTACCAGCTGCCCAACTGTATTTGGTATTATTTGTAATACCGCCACGTTTTTCTAAAGTGGGTTTTTGTTGTTTGGCTGTAGCTGCCCAACTGTTGAATACTTCGGGTTCGTATGCTTTAGCCAAAAAAGTCTTTATATAACCATATACTTTGTTAGGATCATATAGCTTATCAGATGGCAGTGATTTTTCAGGTTCTAGTGGGTCGAAATTTCCGGAACCTATAAGCCCGAATAGGTAACCCACTTCGCTGTTAAATCTTACTGTGTTTGTAGATTTACGTTCTTTAGTCATATTACGTTAATTTTAGCATTATACAGATAATTTGTAAAGTCTGTTTTTAATTTATAGCCGGGATTGGGTAAATACCTATAAGAAAGATTCGTCCCGGGAGTGAACAATGTATAAAAGGATATGTATTCTTCTAGTAGCACTGACTACGTCAGCACAGGCTACAGAACTGGTACATCAATTCCAAAGTCCGGCCTTTATACCGGGCAATGGATACTCCTCTCATGTCCTAGCTATTGAGCAGCTAGAGTCGCAGCGCAAACAAAAGATCAAAGATGACGAAAAAGCAGCCATAGAAGCAGAAGCATTGGCTAAGAAAAATACGAACCTATCCAAGTTTCTAGTAAACGTAGAAGCTAGAATATATGCGCAGTTATCTAAGCAGCTAGCAGATCAGCTGTTTGCCGAAGGTGGAGCTACGAACGGCACTATGAACTTCCAGGGAACCAATATTAGTTGGGTTAAGACAGGCACAGAAGTTACTTTAACCATTATCGAATCTAATGGCAGCAAAACAGAAATAACAGTACCTATAGCGAGCTTTTCTTTCTAATGAAAAAAATATTATTGATACCGCTGCTAGCATTGGTTTTGTCTGGGTGTGCTACAGTTCACATGGAACTGGCACAGGAAGAACCTGTGGCTATACAACCAAAACAAAACCTGTATGATAAGATACCACCATTAGATGGTCCACCTATGACTGTAGCAGTGTATGGTTTTACTGACAAAACTGGACAGATGAAACCCAATGATAAATTGGCAGTTTTCAGTAAAGCGGTAACACAAGGAGCAGAAGTATTTCTTATCAAAGCTCTACAAGATACCAAATGGTTCCGTGTAGTAGAACGTGTTGGTCTTGATAATCTAATCAAAGAACGCCAGCTGATACGCAATCAACGAGAAGTATATGAAGGTAAAGATGCTAAACCATTAGCACCTATGGTAGTAGCCGGAGTGATGATCGAAGGTGGTATCATAGGCTACGACAGTAACATTAGATCAGGTGGTAATGGTGCTAGATTCTTAGGTATCGGAGGAAGCCAACAATACAGAGTAGATGAGATAGTTATATCTATGCGTTTGATCAGTGTAAACACAGGAGAAGTTATATTAACTAACTCTGTTAGTAAAACAATTTATAGCACACAGCATAATGTGGGTGTGCTACGTTTCGTAGATGCAGGTACCAAAGCAGTAGAGCTAGAAAATGGTCAAGCATTAAACGAACCAACTACTTATGCTGTTCGTGTTGCGATCGAACAGGCTGTTTATGACATGATCATGGACGGACAACGCAGAGGTTTTTGGCGTTTCAAACTTCCATTGCGTCAAACACCTCCTTTACCTGAGGAGAAAAAAGATGAGTTGGTTCAACCACAGAGCGAGACGCAGAAAGAAACCAATCCAGCCGCCGCCACAAGAGCAGCGCCTGCCGCAGAAACCAAACCAGCAGTAGTAGCAACTCCTGCTGAAACCAGATTAATAGTTACACCATCACAACAGGCACAATTAGTTGGCAAAAAAGGCAAAATGAAAGACACGATTTATGTTAGGAGAGAACCTAACGAAACTTCTACTCGAGTTTGGCTGTTTACAAAAAGCACAGTAGTAAATGTAACAGAAGAAAACGGAGAGTGGATCAAAATAGTTGCCGAGGACGGCAAGAAAGGATATGTTAAGAGAGATAGCATAACTGTAGATAGTAGTACCAACAATACTGGTCGATAAATTGGCCAAGGCGGAGCGAAATGAAAACGAGAATGACGGGTATAGGCAAACCTAGCACAATTGCCTTAGTAGCGGCAATGCTATTTTCAAGCGTAGCATTAGCCAACGATCTTTACATCGAACAATCGGGCGATGATACGGCTGTGACTATCTTACAAGACGGATCGCAGAATAAGATCGAAGGACTTACTCCTGGAGATAATGCTTATATCGGAGGTGGCGGTAACGTTGTTAATATCCAACAAGTTGGCGCTAACAACCTTATTTCTCTATCTTTGAATAACCCTAACATGGGTGGAGTGGGTACAGGTACAGCTCTTACGATAAATCAGCTTGGTAACGATAATATTTCTACTGTACAATGCGGTACATCTTTGGCTGCTACCTGTAATGCTTCAGTTATCACTCAAAACATCACTGGTAGTAGCAACGATGTAACTCAGACCTTGACAGGTGGCGGTGCTTACAGCAGCGTGGTCAATGTCACAGGCGATTGGACCAAAGTCACTCATACACAAACAGGTGCAGGAGCGCACACAGGAAACATCACCGTGAACAGCACAGCGACTTCGCTAGCTGATAAAAATAATGTATCCTTGACGCAGACAGGAGCGATAGCGAAAAGTGCCACGATCAGCAGTTCAGGAGCTAATATTAATATTTCTGTTACTCAGCACGACTAATGTCTGGGCAGGAGTAGGAACAGTAACTGAACAAACTGGTCCTACAGAAATATTTAGAGCTAAGAAATCTATACCTTCGAGCCTAAACACGGCTGTGGAAATGAATGACGCAGTTTCCACAGCCAAGGCTACTGCTCAGCTGACCTTTGAAGACAAGACTACAGTAAAGATCAACGAGCATAGCAAAATAGTCATAGATGATTTTGTCTACGATCCTAACAAAGGTTCAGGAAAACTGGCCATGAAGATGGCCATAGGCACTGCTCGCTATACGTCAGGACAGATAGCTAAAAATAGTCCACAACAGGTAGCCATCAATACTCCTACAGCCAGTGTAGGTGTGCGTGGTACTGATTTTTCTATGACTGTAGACGAGATGGGGCGCAGTCTTATCGTGCTATTACCTAGCTGCGATAAAAAAGGCTGTGTAACTGGTGCTATCGAAGTGCGCAATGAAGGAGGTGTTGTCATATTAGATGTTCCTTTCCAAGCTACCATGGTCAACACTGCTTATCAAGCACCTAGCCAACCAGTGGTAGTTAGATTAGATCAAGCTAGTATCAGTAATATGTTGATCATCAGTAAACCAGCAGAAATACAAGATGACGGTAGTGAACATAAAAAAGCTCTAAGAGAAAGAGGACTACTTGACTTTGATAAACTAGATGTAGATCTATTGAAATATACCAAGCTAGATGAAAATAAACTAGATGATAACAGAGCACTAGATCGTAACGATCTTAATGCTGACCTACTGGCTTTTTATGCGTGGAACGAGTTAGACGCACAGAATAAAACACTGTTAGCTAATGACATGGATAATAGTCTGTTACCTAACTATAATGCTGCTAGCGGCCTATTATATTATTTCAATGAAGATCAAAGCAAAGTCACGCTATACCGTGTGACTAATCATACAGCCGTAGTCACACTGCCTACTACACAAAATACTACGCTGAGTATAAACCAAGACGGCCAGCAGGTCGTACAGCAGGTAAACAAGGGTGCTACATCCACTATTACTATAACTCAAAAGTAATAGTTTAATTTTTACCGACTTATCTTTAAATAACTATACTAACCGGGAGCGAATCGGTATGAAAATTAAAAGAAGCCTTCTGGCGGTTGCCATCACCGCCTTATTGTCAGGTACGGCCATGGCGCAAAACTATGGTTTCGAGGATGGAACATTAACAGGATGGACAGTCGGTGGTGACACTGGCGCTACTCCAACAACAGGTACTGTAAATGGTTTTACAGGCACTGTTAACAATATTACACAACAAGGCATGGGAGTTAAGCTCTTAAACGGTCCTATCGCCTTCCAAGCAGGTTCACACCCAGCAGTAGGTACGCCAGGTACTGATTATTATCAACCTGCTGTTACTCCAAAGACTTGGGTATTCAGTCCTTATGGTAACTACATGGTTGGTCTACAACCTAACCAAGGACAAAGCTCAGCAGCATTTACAGCATTGGGTCTAACAAGTTCTTCTGTAGCAGCTATCAATCAAACGATCACGGATCAAAAGAACGCAGCTGGTTATGGTATGACTGGTATCACAACAGCAGCATGGATCTATCGTGATGTTGCTATGACCCCAGGAACTACTGTGAAGTTTGGTTGGAACTATATCGGTACAGACTATGTGCCATTCAATGATGGTTCTATAGCATCATTGGTCCACACAACGGACAACACCATACTAGGTACGGTCAACAACTATAATGCTCAGTATGCGTTATTAGGTTTTACTAATCCTAAGACAGGTGACTACTCAGCAGGAACATTTGGTTCTACTGGTTGGCAGATCGCTACATTCGATGTCACAACAGCAGGTACATATAAACTAGGTTTTGCTTCTTTCAACCTAGGCGACACTGCTCTTAGTCCACTACTGCTAGTAGACGAATGGCAAGGCGCTACAGTGACCTGTGTCACAGGAACTTGTACTACATTTGGTGTAGTTGCTCCTAACAACTCAACAGCACCAACAGCAGACTCAGCCGGTGGTTCGGGTTCGGGAGGCAGTGGTTCGAGTGGAAGTGGATCAGGTGGCGGATCAAGTGGTCCTACATTAGTCAACAATATCACTGGCGCGGTAACAACAGCGACTCTAGACACAGCACCTAAGTTCAACGGTGGTACACTGACAGTATCAGACGGTGACATTATTGTCAAGAACTTTACTGTGGCAACAGCTGGTGGTACGATCAACACAGGTACAGGCGCAGTATCACAGATAAACGGTGTCATCAGCAATGACGGAACAGATACCGCAGGTCCTATAACAGTAACAGGTAACGGCACACTTAAACTAAATGCTGCCAATACCTACACAGGCGCGACCACTATCGACAATGGCGCTACAGTGGTAGCACTGAACTCAAATGCTCTAGGGGGAAGTTCCAGTGTTACTAACAATGGTGGCTTGAACATCACTGGCACAGGCGCTACTGGCCTTAATGTAAACAGCTACACACAGGGTGCTAATGGCGGCTTGATCGGAAAACTATGGGCTAACGGAGATGCTACTAAAATCAACTCCACAGGTCCAGTGAGCCTAGCAGGCACATACTCATTGTATGGCGATGCTACAGGCACATATAGCATTGGCAAGTATCCATTGATCACCGGATCTAGTGTGTCTGGACAGTTTGACACATTTGCCAGCAACTTGGGCAACTACACAGATCTAGGCTACTACTTAAAGTATACACCAACAGGCGTACAACTTTGGATGACTCCTAATGCTGCTGCCACACAGGCCAGCATCGACACAACGGCCAACAGCATTAGCAGTAACAACAGCCTACAGGCCAGCGTGTTGAACAGCAGTCTAGGCAATGACTCTAATATGTACGGTGATACAAACAGTTCTGTAACAGTCAGTTACGGTAACACTAAAGTTGGCACAGGCGATCTAAACACAGCAGGCATCACAGCTTCTAAGAAGATCAACGACAACTGGCGTGTTGGCGTGTTTGCTGATCAACCATTGAACAGCTCAACAGTCGGTGGCGTCACACAAAAGAACGACATGGGCTTTGGTGGATTTGTAGCATGGAATCAAAATGCTGATCAGACAGGTCTAGGCATACAGGCCAGTGCTGTACAGAACAAAGGCGAAGCTACCATTACACGTACAGGTCCAGAGACAGGTGTAGGCAAGGCAGCTACAGAAGGCAAGGCATATCAAGTTAAAGTTTCCTATGCTAAACCAATCAATGAAAAAACTACCGTAACTCCTTATGTTGGCATCCGTCAGACCGAAGTCAAGACAAATGGTTACACAGAACAAGGCGCGGTGTTTCCTTTGACTGTGAACAGCAATACACATTCAACGACAGATGCTCTAGCAGGTGTTGGTGTTAGCCATAAACTAACAGACAAACTAACAGCTACAGGCGCAGTTGGTGTTACACAGAATGTGAGTTCTAGCACAGGCAGCTTCAGCGGCACAAGCGACATTGCTGGCAAAGGCACATTCAACAACGCATTACCTAACAATGGTAAGACCAGCGTTGGTGTAGGTGCTGGACTAAGCTATCAGCTAACCAAGAACTCAAAGATCGGCGTAAATGTAGGTTTCCAAGACAAGACACCTAGCGGTAATAATGTAGGATCAATAGGCATAAGCTATACACTAGCGTTCTAATAAATATTAGCAGAAGGGAGACAGCCATGCGTACAAAAATATACATGGCGTTCCTATTTTGCTTGACCAGCTCTATAGCCAACGCCGATTCGGTATTATTTCAAACTAACAAACCAGTCGTTTGTTCTGATTTAAAATCTATTGTTGAAACTTTAGGTGAGTCTGAAATAGATGAAAAGCCTATCTTCAAAGGTAAAGATGATAGAGCTACTTATTTTCTCAGTCTGAATAAGAAAACCGGATCCTGGACTATGGTACAATTTAGAGAAGATGTTGCCTGTATCCTAGGATTTGGTAAAGATGGAAAGACTTATAATCTAGACGAAGTATTATCTAAGCGTAGAGATTAAAGATTAGCTTTCCACCCAAAAAGGGCCGTCTTTGCGTTCTTGCGCAATATGTCGGTCCTTTCTTGTGATCGCTTCTCGCTCAATTCTTTTTTGATAAACTCTGGATCTAGGATAGTTTTCTCTGTCAAAATACCTTGTATGAATCCTTCAGTGACATCTAACGGAACGCCGTTTGTAAATGTATCAAATAACTTTTGTGCGAACACTTCGTGATTGCTAAGACACATGTGATTAAATCTAGGATCAAACATCTTGATCACTCTGTTATAATCATCACCGTCTTTGATATTTGGTATTTCTTTGAAGCTTACACATTCGGTTAGATCGCCCGTACCGAATATGATATGTTCATATTCTTTTGCTATAAAGTAATCCTGCTTGTGGGCGTTGATAACTATAGGTCTACGCCATTTGCGGAAGTATGTATTGTAAGCCAACCATCCCAATCTGTTTTCTACTTCTGTACTATCTAATAAAGGACGTTGTATGTGTTTATCCCACAGTTCTCCGGCCTTGGCCAGATCCCAAGATACCTTGCCTTCTCTAGCATAGACATGTAGGTGCGCGGGTTTACCGATAGAAGGGTCATCGTGTACGTACCATTTACGAGCAGGATGCGTCATTACGATGACCTGATAATCATCGGGTTGTATTTCTTTACACAACGCATGTTGCGCAGCAAAAGTATATTCTTGGCTGCTGCCTAACACACCATAATTTCTAACTTCAGTGATACCTAATTTAGTCGCCAACAGTCCCGGCCAGCAATTCATCTCTCCTTTTGTCTCGAAGTTGACAAAACTATCTCCCCACACCCACAATCTACTCATTTTCTTAACCCTAACTTTTCTGCCCAGGGCACACGGAATTCGTTTTTGCTCTGTTTGAATACTTCTACCCTAGCTTTACATAATTCATTTTCTACAAATGTTGAATCGTCTATACGAGACCTATCTATGATGTCTGCGATAAATCCTGTGGTTAGATCTATATCTTTTCCTTCGGTCATATATGATTTTATCTTATCAGCTAGTATAGCATGATTGGATAAGCACATATGATTGTACCTGACATCTCTACCTTTGAATAATGAACTACGAAACTCGTAGGTTTTAGGTCCTATAGGTTCGCCGTCGGCTATATCATTTAGACAACCGTTAGCAAAAGTTAAACCAGGATATAACGAACGATCTTCTATAAATTGATCAAAGGCTAACAGGATAATAGGTTTGCGCCATCCATGTATAGTAACCATATGATTCAACCAACCTAGCCTATGTTCTAATTGTAGACTGTCTAGTTGCATTCTCTGTATATGTTTGATATAAAGTTCTGCTGCTTTAAGTCTTTCTGGTTCGATTACTTTGTCAATGTCCGCGATATGGATATTAGTCGCTCCAGGTCTATCTTCAAAAAACCAATATCTGCTAGGATGTGTAAGTACAATTAGTAACTGATCATCTTTGGTAAGATTTGGACGGAGTCTGTTTATACCCTCCCATGACCAATCTTGGCTAACGCCTGCTTGGCTGTAGTTCTTTAGCGTATAGCCGAGATCATTGGCTACTTTGTAAAACCATACATTTGGATTGTCGTCGTCGGGCTCTGAAAAACTGAAACTGTCTCCAGTGACCCATAATGTTGAATTAGGCATAATCTAATTTATGCTTTAGAAATTTTACGTTCAAAGATCTAGGTTTTATGTGTGCTAAATATTCTAGCATTATGGATTCTACGTATGAAACTTAAAACTTCTGTGATTATCTTGATATCAAGTATATTACTATCCGGCTGCGCAGGCATACGTTTCTGCGAAAAAGAAGAATCATCTAAAACTGGTTGTCGTCCTTGGGATCCTGCTACGAGATCAGGGGGGTCAGTTAGATCATGAAAAAGTTTCTAAAAAATATTTTATTATCGCCATGGACAGCATTGCTAACATTGGCCCTTGTATTAAGTATAAGAATTACTGATCCTGCCTTTGTAGAAAGTATAAGACTACGTTATTTTGATACTCTGATAGCGGCCAAAGAACCGACAGTTAATAATATCTTCACAGTAAATATCGACGAAGCAGCATTAGACAAATATGGACAGTGGCCTTTACCTAGAGCAGAATATGCCAAAATCATACGAGATCTATACCAGAGGGGAGCAGGTCTTGTGGTACTTAATGTACTCATGCCAGAACCGGACCGTACAGGTGGTGACGGTGCGCTGGGTCAAGCTCTAAAAGAATTTCCTGTAGTGCTAGGATCTGCTCCTAGCCAAAAGACTAAAAATACTCCTAAAGTTCCCGGCAGTGCTGTACTCAATCCAGAATGGTTAGATCAGATTGTACAATATCCTGGATTGATAGCCAACGTTCCGCAAATAGAACAAAACGCTGCTGGAGTGGGTATCACTAATACACTGCCAGAGATAGATGGTGTTAACCGTAGGATACCATTGATAGTCGCAGTAGACGATAAATTGTATCCAGGATTATCTTTAGAAACTCTGCGTGTAGCTACAGGCAATGATACATTCCAGGTTAAATTGTTCGAAGGCGGAGTTGAAAAAATGCGCTTGCCGGGAGATATCGGTATCATACCTACAGATAATTTAGGCCGTGTATGGATAGATTGGAGTCAAAAATCTCAGTCAATGAGTCTTTCTGATGCCATGTCTATAAAAACGTTCGAAGGTGCTATAGTAGTTTTAGGACCAACCGCAGCTGGCATAGGCAATCCTGTGCCTACTAGTATAGGTGCTGTGTTTCCTCACGAAGTACAGGCTGCTGTCATCGGCACTATGATCAATAAAACAAACATACAGCGACCTGATTGGGCAGACGGAGCAGAGATACTTACATTGGCCTTGTTGGGATTGATAATCATTGGAATGTCGAGGTGGACTTATGTGGGTATTTTTACAACTGTTGGTGGTATCGCTGCCGTTGTTTTTGCCAGTCGTTATGGTTTCACTAACTACCAAATCTTGGGAGACGCGACGGCAAGCACAGCTGGCCTTGTGCTCGTGGCTCTTCATACTTATGGGATTAAGTTTATAAGCGAGTTTTTACAAAAGCAACAGATCAAGAAACAATTCGGCACTTATCTTAGCCCAGACCTTGTGGCAAGACTACAACGTCAACCAGAACTACTACAGCTAGGAGGTGATAGCCGTGAACTGTCAATCATGTTTACAGATGTTAGAGGATTTACTAGTATTTCTGAACACTACGGTAAAGATGTTCAAGGACTTACTAAGATCATGAATCGTTATATGACTGCCATGACTAAAAAGATTCTAGAAAATCATGGCACGTTAGACAAGTACATCGGAGACGCACAGATGGCGTTCTGGAATGCTCCGTTGGATAATGCTAAACACGCCAAAGATGCTGTAAAGACAGCTTTAGAAATGTTAGGAAGTCTCGATGAGTTTAATAGAGAAATCAAAGAAGAAGGTGTCCCACCTTTTGGTATGGGGCTGGGAATTAATACTGATGTTGTCGTGGTTGGCAATATGGGCAGCGATCAGCGGTTTGACTATACTTGCCTTGGTGATGGAGTCAACCTTGCGTCAAGGTTAGAAGGACAGAGCAAGCCTTACCATGTTGCTATGGTTATAGGACCTAAGACACACGAATATGTCAAAGATGAATACTATTGCCTAGAACTAGATTGTCTAGCTGTCAAAGGCAAGCACGAAGGAGTTAATGTTTATACAGTGTTGGGTCGTATAGACGAATTAAAAATCCCATTATCAGACACACAGATGCACGCTGCCATGTTACATCTATACAGAAATCAAAACTTCGTAAGAGCTATTACATTCTGTAAAGATCTCAAAGGTCGTTTCAACGGAGCGATGGATGGGTACTACGATATGTGGATAGAACGCTGCGAGGAGATGAAAGATGCAGGACTACCAAAAGATTGGGACGGAGTATTTAGGACTAATACAAAGTAATCCGTTTTATCAGTTATGGGAACATCAAATTTGTAATACGATTGATTTGGCTGTTTGGTTTATGTTACAATCGTATTTCTTCTTTCCTTATGTCGTAAGTAAACAAGACGATTGGGGTAAGTGGATTTCTATTTCTAGCCTTAATGGGTTGAAAGGCAATATCTGTAGACCAAGTTAAGAAGCTTTCTTTTCTTCTTCGACTTCGTTGATTTTCTTTTCAGCTTCTACACGCTCATGATCTATAGTCTTACCTCTAAGGTGTAGGACTACATCTACTTTCTGATTGAGCCTAATAAGATCATTATCTAACATACGGATACGATCTATTAGAGCTATCAACACAGTATTAGCATTGCTCAGGACCGGCTTGACTTCTTTCGTGGCCCATGTCCAGACGTAATATATCATATAGCCCATGCCACCTGCTGCTACTATCGGAAAACCATACTTGTTGATTAGCTCTACTAAATCCATAACTCTACCTCAAATGAATAAGAAATATCCTTGTGCTAACAAAGCAGCACCTAGAGCACCTACCCATATGCTGGCTTTGAACATGCGATTATCTACAGCCAAGATACTGGCAGACAATAGCACGATAGCCAATTGAAACAGCATACCAGAAAATGTTAACCAAGGACCATGTGCTCTGGCCGCATCTCGTTCTGCTTCTAATTGTTTAGCTTTGGCTAATAGCTCTTTCTTGCCTTCGCCTGTTAGTGGATCGCTTTCATAGCGATCAATCTTGGCCTGTAGTTGATCTATTCTAGACTTGTTACCTACTTGTCTAGCATCTTCTAATTGGCCTTCTGCTATGCTCTGTTTGATGCTCTTGGCTTGATAAAAGCCATAGGTGTTAGTTGCTTGTAAAAGTTTAGTCTGTGCTGTACCACTGAATCCGTTAGCTAGATAAGTGTTACCCGCTAGGAACAGGGCCATGATAACGATGACTAATCCTGCTTTATCTTTGATAGCAGCTTCTCTTTCGCTGCGCGATGGCTTTTTTACTTCTTCCATTATCAGTCCTTTCTATAGGCTTCTTCGCCTTCTTTGATAAATTTTACTAACGGATCTACTTTCCTCAAGATCTGTCTCCCGTTGACATTGATCAGTTGAAAATAATCTCCACCCTTCCATCCTAGAGCATCAGAGTTAAACTCTTCGTCTAGGATAATTCCATTTGGGCTCACATCCCAATTGTAGTCTATGTATAGCATTTAGTCCCTTCTGGCATCATTTTTACCGTCTGCTCTAGCGATCCTGTTAATATCAGGTTTGAGACCCAATGCGTTAGATACGACAGTGTCTATTCTTATGACATCATGATTCATAGTCTTGACACGGTTGTCTAGAGCTGTGATGATTCCAGCTAGGCCCTGTACAGAACCCATAACACCTGCCAAAATAAACTTTAGTGTTAGAAAAATGAAATAGCCGCCCGCACAAGCTGCTGCTATTGGAAATCCTACTTCTGCTACTAATTTGAAAAATTCTGTCATGTTCTCGCTCCGTACATGGTATTTATTAATTGACAAGCCCAAAATACGAAGCTATAATAGTAGCATATATTAAATACGGATACCCTATGAAAAACGAACTAGATAACTATCTCTGTCAGACTTATCCCAAGATTTTTGCGGATAGACACAAGCCCATGACTGAGACTTGTATGTGCTGGGGATTTGAATGCGGTGACGGTTGGTTCAATATCCTCAACCATCTGTGTTCTAACATACAGCATCATATCGATTGGTCCATTAAAAACAATCAGTGGGATCAAGATTGGAATGATGCTGTACACGCAGGACTAGCTGGTAATCTAGAACCTCTAGAAAAGCGATTTGGATCGTTTGTTAATGCTGATGAACGTATCCAAGAAGCACTAGAAAATGGTGTCCGTACAGTCAGGCCAGTTATTCCTCAAGTAATAGCACAGCAGGTCAAAGAAAAGTTTGGTACTTTGCGTTTCTATTATCAAGGAGGCGACGACTACATCAACGGGTTAGTTGCTATGGCCGAAAGCCTAAGCGGTAATACCTGCGAAACTTGCGGCAAGCCAGGACACAGGACTAGTGGTGGTTGGATCAAGACTGCGTGTGTAGAACACGGTGGTAAAGATCTAACCGAAGAAGACTATCTTAAACAAGGTTTCGAAGGATGAAAATAAAATTAGTATCAGATCTACATCTTGAGTTTTCCGATATAAACATCAAGAACGACAACGACTACGATGTGCTCATCCTAGGCGGCGATATCCTTGTGGCTGAATATCTCAAGAGAGAAAACGGAGAGCGAGGCAAACGTTTTCATGATTTCCTCAAGCGTGTGAGCTTTCAGTTTCCGCACGTAGTCTATGTTGCCGGTAACCACGAGTTTTACAATGGCAAGTTTTATGACTGCCTTGATATATTAGAAAGTCTTAAAGACCTTTATCCTAACATCTACTTCTTGGAAAATGGTGCTAGGACTATAGGCGATGTGACTTTCATCGGCTGTACTCTTTGGACAGATATGAACAAGGCTGATCCACTTACACTGTTACATGTCAGCCAAATGATGAATGACTTTAGAGCTATCCGTAATGACAAGGCCGGATATCGTCCTTGGTCTACGGAGGACGCAGTAAGACGTCATAGACTCAGTCTTGAGTACATCAGCGCAGTGGTAGCCGAAAAGCATGATCAAAAGTTCGTAGTGGTCGGACATCATAGTCCTAGCCATCAGAGCATACATCCACAGTATCATTACGATCAGATCATGAACGGTGGATACCACAGCAACTTAGATGAGTTTATCTTAGATAGACCGCAGATTAAACTTTGGACACATGGTCATACCCATCATCCTTTCGATTATATGATCGGTGAGACTCGTATAGTATGTAACCCACGTGGCTATGAAGATGGCCACTACAGCGAGAACACAGGATGGGATCCAAATATAGTAATCGAAGTCTAGAAGATCAGATAGTCGAATCTCTAGGAAACGAAATGCGGAAAGAGATTGACTTTGAAGTCATGACTGGTCTCTTACAGGAACTAGGATGGCGCAAAGTCGTTCTCTCTCCCATGACGCACGAAAAAGGCGAAGCTATCGATCGTTGGGTCAAAGACAACTGTAAAGACCGTGTACACACTATGGGTTTGGTTTGGGTTTTCGAAAACGACAAAGAAGCCAATTGGTTTACTCTAAAATGGGCGTAAATGAAAATACATCCTTGGCAAATAGATATGCTTGATAAAATGACAAAATACAAAGGGCGCGGCATGGTACAGGTAACTGGTAGACAGATCGGTAAAAGCATGGTATCGGCATTAAACGCTGTCTTTCGTGATGTCTATTATCCACAGCTTACAGATATAGTGTTATCTGAAGGTAAAGTCTACGGTGCTAGATACTATACCGCACAGCCTATAGGCGGCAACTGGCACGAAATGACCGCATGGTGTTTAGAACATTTTGGTTCTTCTGGAAGCAACATGTGGGGAGAAGATAAGGCTCCCGAACCTGCTGAACGTTGGTATATGAATAATCGCAAGTTTTGGTTCCGCGATGAAATGGATCGTATGATTTTTGTGTTGAAGTGGAGATAACATGAAAAAGAAAAGGCTATTGACAGATAGAGAAGGACAGTATCAATTGCCTTTTGGAATGATCGGATTATCTTGGTCGCGAACACGAGAACATCCTATCACTTTAGAATGCCAGGCTCTTTACGAAAACGGTGCCGTGACTATGACTGGACTTAGAGAAGAAACATTTGTAGAAATAGCCAACTGGTGTTCAGAACACAACTGCGGTAAACGCATGGCTTGGAACCAATTTCAATTCAAAAGTGAAAAACAAGTAACTATGTTTTTGTTAAAATGGGCGTAAAAGTAGCTGACATCAGATCTATACTATCTACACGATCTCGCGCCACGTTTCCTTATAGGATTAATTTTGATACTGTGGGTTACGAAACTTTGCCGAAGATGAACAAGTGGTGCGAAGAACAGTGTAAAGGATTATGGAGAGCTCAATCAGTACATGCTCTTTACTGGCAGTTTGAAAATGATCACGATGCTACTATGTTTATGTTAAAATGGGCCAATGCTGAAGGGAACAAAATAAAATGAATATCTATGTCGACATGGACGATGTTGTAGCCGATTGGTTTGGCTATGCTAGAGAATATCTTAACGAACCTTTGTTCAAGGACGGAGACATACTGCCAGACGCTACTTGGCAAAAGCTCAAAGATGATCAACGCATGTATAGCAAACTACCAGTCAAGGAAGGAGCATACCAATTGATCAATTGGTTAACTGCTTATGCTACAGAACATGCCTGTGGTCTATACTTCTTAACTGCTATCCCCAAAGGCAACGACATGCCTTGGGCGCCAACTGACAAAATATTTTGGGCTAACAAATATTTTCCACAAGTGCCTGTATTCTTGGGACCATACAGTTTCGACAAATGGGTTCGCTGCCAACCCGGAGATATCTTGATCGACGATCGCAAATCTAACTGTGAAGATTGGAAACGTGCCGGAGGCAGGGCACACATGTATAGATCTTGGGAAGAATGTAAGCCATGGCTGGAAGAGACCCTTGGGGTGTAAGCGATAGGATGATCAACCATTGGCTACACGAATCGTGGTGTAGCCAAGATCCTGGCAGGATTCGATATCCTGTGATAAACAACTATATGCTTATAGATGACAAACTGTACGAAGTAAAAGAAATCACAGTACATGAGTTTACCATGGGCGATGTAGAAGATCCTGATCTATATGCTGCCGAACCTTTATACAATTGGCAAAAAAGTGAACAAGGGCAATGGGTAATGAAAAATGCTCTCGAAACCCCCAGTTGGTACAGGATGACGGACCATGTAGCATTTGGATACAAGTATGCCATACGTGCTAAATTCATAGGTCCAAAAATCACTGAGTGGTATCTTAAATTCAAATGAAAGTAGTTGCCTATGGTCAACTTAATCTTTTAGACGATCAACGACTGATGTCGTTGCTCGATACATATCATCCAATAAAGTCTTTCGATGATCAATTTCCAGAAAAATTAGTTTGGTGTTTGGAACACTGTAATAGCAAATTTAGAGATATCAAAGATGAAAATTATCGAATTTGGTATTTCCAAAATGAGCATGATGCTACTATGTTTGCTATGCGATGGGCTTCTTGACTTTTCAATTTAGCTGTGCTATAATATAGAACACTTAAAGGAGTCTATATGAAAATCGGTTTCAGTCTCGGTCGTTGTGTTCGTGACATCGTCGAAGGATATCTGTCTGTGGATGATGTAGCATTTATCATAGCGGCTACAGCTATCGATGATGAAAAGCATCTAGTAGGTGTTATCAAAAATTATATGGGGCGCCCCGGATATCTATACGGGCTTGACGAAGAAATCTGTTTAGATGTAGCACATCAGTTATGGTATGCTAATAAGATCCTACAGCCTCGCAAGCAAGGTATTATGCGACACATGCAACCTGAAAACGCAATTTGGGTAGACATGTATCCTACACAACTAAGTGAAAACGAATCTGTCAAGAAAGCCTGGGACGCTTATCGTTTCATGTTACACATGACAGAAAATGTTGATAACGAAGCTATGGAGGCATTCCAATAGTGAAAGATAAATTACGAGAATTGTTAAAACATCTCAAACCTTCAAATCTAGATAAAGAAACTTTGCCCGTAGTGGTCATAGTTCTTGTCTGCGCAGGAATATTGTTGTTTAGCGATCTTGGTAAAGGCAGTACCAGAGTCTATGATTGTCGCCTAGCTGAAATCAGTCCAGACTTTCCACCAAAGGTCAGAGATGAGTGCCGCAAGCGTAGAATGGAATACCAAAAAAACAGTAACGAAAACGCACAAGGAATCTAATATGTTTTTTAAAAGAAACCGAAAGGAAAATGTAATGACGTCAAATTCACAGCCTCCGACAAAAGAAACCCGAGAAGAATACTTTAGAGTAGGCGCCACTACAGATGGACGTACCACTTTGACGTTGACAGATGGTACTACCAGCATGACGCTGACTATGAACCAACTAGCTTGTGAGCAGATGATTCGTATGATTAGAGCTACGTATGTCGAAGAGCAAAAAAATGAAGTAACCGAGGAAGCAAAGGAAGAAGCATGATCACCCTCAAGCAATGGTTGGAAGTCTGTGACTATCGCATCACTGAAGGTAGCGATTACCAATGGCAATGTTTTGGCCCTACAGCCTATCGTCTAGATAGCTGGAACGGTGACCACGACGGACATACAGTCACTATCTTGTTTGATACTGCTACACAAGAAGTCTATCAAGTGGAAGCATTTGACTACAAGCGTGAACGTGCTTATCGTATGACCAATCCAGAATACCTCGAAGCGTTTGAAGCCGAATGTAAACAACGTGCCGTTATCGACGAAGCATGGGAACGCGACGACGGTACACCGGTCAAGTTCACCGATCTTGATGTTGAAGAAGATTGGATCGAAAAAGCCGTTGCTATCGTTAACGAAGAAGATTACGACACCCGAGTACAGGTGCCAGTTAACTTCACAGATGAAGAATTGCTTACTTATATGAAGATGGCTCATGAACGCGACATGACTTTTAACGAGTTTGTCGAACACGCACTCAAGTCAGCTATAGAGGCACATGATGAACTTACAGCAGATAATTGATTCTATAGCATCTCTAAACGATCAAGAATTGCTCGAGTTAGCTGAGGGTCTATTTAAATATGATCCTGTATTGGCAAGTGATCTAGAATTCTTGATACATGTCTGCCAAATGGACGAAACTTTTTCTAAGGAAGATTTATGATAGTTGTTTTCGGCAAAGGTATAGTAGGTCAAGCCACAGGTCTTGTTTTTAACAAGGAAGTGTCTTATATAGATCCAGCATTTGGTTTATCTATCGATGATCTTAAACCATATAAACATGCTGTGATCACTGTGCCTACACCTGCGGCCGAACATGGACTAGATCATTCTGGTATAGTTAGATGTATCGACGAACTTAAACAAAAAGGGTTTGGTGGTATTGTGATCATACGTTCTACCTGCCAAACTGAGTTTCTTGCCAACATAAGCGATCATTATCATTCTGTCGTTTATTGGCCAGAATTCTTACGTGAAGAAAATTACAAATATGAAGCCATCCATCCTAGTATCGTTGTGTTAGGTGGATCCAATCATATGTGTCAGTCTGTTGAATCTCTGCTTAAAGAATATCAACATGGTACACGATCTAAATGGCATCTGACAGATATCGTAACTGCCAGTATCATAAAGCTAGGTTTGAACACAGCATTAGCAGCCAAAATAACCATGTTCAACAGCTTATATTCCATAGCAGAAAAAAATGAAGCAAATTGGAATGTAATACACGATGCTATCTGCGAAGATTGGCGTATCGGTTTTGGGCAAAGCGAAGTACCTGGGCCAGATGGCAAAGTCGGGTTCGGGGGTAAATGTCTACCAAAAGATGTAGCTACTATGGCTAATATGGATGTGGACAACGTTTACCTTCAATCGATAATGTCGTATAATAAACTACTAAGGGATGAGTGACTGAAATGATAACAGACGAAGTTATAGTAATTTTGGCGTTGTTAGCTATCAAGCACTTTTTGATAGATTTTGTTTTCCAAACTAACGAACAGGTAAAACAAAAAGGTGTATATGGTAATCTAGTGGGTATCACACATAGTTTCCAACACGGAGTTGGTACTATTATAGTTTTCCTGATCTATCTGAACTTTTGGTTTTCTCTAATCTTTGCTATTTTTGACAGTCTTATACATTATCATATAGATTGGATTAAATCTAAATTCGGTGAAAAGGATATCACCAAAAAATCTTTTTGGATTTGGTTCGGCGGTGATCAACTTTTACACTGGATGACTTACATTTGGTTTATATGGATCTTACTCTAGGCTAAGTAATACAAATACTATATGGAGCCAAGGTTGAAAAAATTCCACGAGTTCAACGCAGAAGATCGCATTGACCTCAAACTATTAGAGAATTCGATGTATTTCCTCACGGGCGAAATCGATGAAGAAACTATCACACCCGCTATCAAATGGATCACTTACGAGAATCTCGAATCTAAAGACAAGGTTCTGACCCTTTATATAAATTCTACGGGTGGTGATCTGTATCAAGCATTTGCTCTAATAGATGTCATGCGCTCTAGTCCACATACGATTAGAACCGTCGCTATAGGTTGCGCCATGAGCGCAGCTTTCTTGATTTTTACCAGCGGTGATAGAGGACAGAGATACGTGTCCAAAAATGCCAGTTTGATGTGTCATCAATTCACTGAAACTATGGATGCTAAATATCATGACCTTAAAGCCACTATGAGAGAAAATGATTTGTGTAATGACAAGATGCTAAACATTTTGAAAGAAGCTACAGGATTAGCACCTAGCGTGATAAAGAAGAAACTTCTAGCAGCCAGTGATGTATATCTCACAGTTGAAGAAGCAATTGGATTGAATATCGCAGATCATCTGTTGTCATAATGGCTAAGCAAGATCTTATTACTGCCGAGGGGAAGGTCGTTGACGTTCTTCCGAATACGATGTTTAAGGTTCAGCTAAATGAGGGACCGAATATTATCGCTCATTTGAGCGGTAAGATGAGACAGAATAACATAAAGGTGTTATTGGGCGATGAAGTCAAAATAGAGCTTAGTGTATATGACCTCTCTAAAGGACGCATTATTTACAGAAAGTGATATCATTGATCCCTTTTGGGTGATACGATATCTCGAAAATCATGTTCCTCTAGAAAAGATCAGTGCTAAATCTCTGATACAGATCATACGCAGAATGAAGCGCCGCCATATGGTAGGCATCAAAGTAACTTATCGTAGAGTGTCAGGATTAAAGGATTGTTTTACCATACACGGATTCTACGAAAAAACTCATAAGAAATCTATAGAGCTACAGGTCTGCTGTTCTAGCGAAAAGAAAAAATTCAATCTCACAGAAAAACTACACAGGCTGTTGATCAACGAAATAGCCGATGCTCTGTGTCACGAGAGCATACATAGATATCAATTTCAATTTAAAGACTATCAAGAAAGCTGTATACACAACGGCACTGAAGAACAGATCTATTACAGCGATAAAGATGAAATGTTCTGTTTCGCTGTAAACATAGCTCACAATCTTTATAGGCAATACGGAATAGAGTCATTAAGACAGTTACAACATCTTACCGAAGCTGTTAAGTTTGATCCTTATCTAGCAGACTACTATAGCCTGTTTTCACACACTAAGATTTTTAATAAGGTAATTAAAATGGTATACCTTAACATTCTCGCCATAGACAGAGGAGAGATATGTCATAGACCATGATTAAAGAAATTCCATTCAACAACATAAAACATTTCGGTCAAATCAATATGTTAGATCGCCCTTTATTCAACATCAGTTGGATACTAGGGCGTTTTTGTAACTACAAGTGTTCTTACTGTTGGCCATATGCTAACAGTGATAAGTTAGATTTCCAAAGCATCGATGTTTATAAAAGAACAGTAGATGAAATCAAAAGACAGGCAAGGCTGAATGGTTTCAATGAATTCCACTGGAGTTTCAGCGGAGGAGAACCTACGACTTTCAAACAGTTGTTGGAACTGACTAGACACCTCGACGAAATGGAAAGCAGCTATCAAAGCATACACATGACTACTAATCTAAGTCCTAGCATCAACTGGTGGAAGTCTTGGGCTAACGCTGTGAGCATGTTACAAAGAAAAAGTATTACTGCCAGCTATCATGCTGAGTTTGCCAAAGAATCAGAGTTTGGAGACAAGTGTCTGAAGCTGATGGATGAGTTTGTGTACGTGACTGTAAATCAAGTCATGGTGCCAGAACAGTTTTTTGAACTTTATGAACGCTGCGAACGTTTACACAAGAGAGGAATCAATGTTACTCTTAAACCACAGAGCAACGAAACTGCTAGTGCCATCGTAGATGGATACACGCCAGAGATGATCAACATAATGAAGCAGGGATTCCCACAGAAAGCATTTGATGAAAACATTTATCAGATAAGATTAAATGATGGTGGACAAGACTATCTATTTGATCAAGCAGAAAGATTCAATGCGTTTGGATTTAATAGTTTTAAAGGATGGGACTGTAATAGCGGATATCAAAGTCTAGTAATAAGAGGTAACGAAGTCAGGCGAGGTTATAGCTGTAGAGAAGAACCGATTGGCACCCTAGACTCATTCCAATTGTTTGCCAAACCTATGCCCTGTGTTACTGAAAGATGCGTAAGTAGTGCTGACAGCAAGATACCAAAGATAAAAAATGTTTAAGTTCGATCAACTGTATCAGATACACCTAGAGATATCAAATAACTGTCAAGCACGATGTCCTATGTGTGCTAGGAACAACCACGGAGGCTTGCCCAATCCTTTGCTGAGCAACAGTGAATGGACTCTCGATGACTACAGGAAAATAATGTCTAGCGAAGTACTCTTCCAAATCAAGCGTATCTATTTCTGTGGTAACTTCGGCGATCCTATGCTCAATGATGAATTCATAGATATGGTTCGTTACACTGTCAGTGTCAATCCTAACATAGGTATAAGCGTACACACAAATGGAGGTGCTCGTAAGACCAGCTGGTGGCAGGATCTTGCGGTAGCACTACCTGTAGATCATATGGTACACTTTGGCATCGATGGTCTAGAAGATACTCATAGTCTACATCGTGTAGGAACAACATACGAGAACGTTATTAAAAATGCCACAGCATTTATACAGCGTGGTGGGAATGCCGAATGGACTTTCTTAGAATTTAAACACAACGAACATCAAGTAGAAGAATGCCAGCTTAGAGCAAAAGAACTGGGCTTTAAAAAGTTTGTTTTAAAATCTAGTTCTAGATTTGTAGGCGAACCCAAGTTTGATGTTTATGACAAGAATGGAAATACAACTCATGTCATTCATCCACCTACTAGCAGCAAGTTAACTTATATCAGCAAAGAAGTCATAAACAACTATAAAAGCATGGTTAAGGAAGCTGAGATTTCCTGTCATGTTCAGAACATAAAAGAAATATACATAGACGCACACAAAAAGATTATGCCCTGCTGCTGGTTAAGTTCTATTCCTGAAACTTATTATGATAACAAGTTCGTAGACAAAAGCATTGACGACGAAATTAAATCACAATACAACAAGTTAGTTAACGACCTCGGTGGTCCGGATGCTATCGATGCATTTAATGGAATAAAGAATGTCGTTGAGTCTAATGCTTATCAAACTGTGTGGAACAAATATTGGACTGAGGAAAAACTGATCACTTGTGCTAGGATCTGTGGCAAGTTTAAAAATGTAAAACTTTCACAGCCAAACGATCAGTTTTTAGAAAATCATTCTTACGAATAAAATTTTTGTGAAATGCTCGATCCTGTTTTGCTCTTTCCACAAATCAAAGAGCACATAGGATTCCTACCTGCTTGTATAGTTTTGTTCCAATTTTCTTTTAACATCATATATGTTTTACTAGCAAATATAGAAAAAATATCTGCCTTGTAAAGACTGATATCATCTCTAGAAAAACTTTCTTTAGCTTTCGGAATCCAGTCATATTCATCTGGTAAAAAGTCATCTGGTAATAACATCAGGCTGGCAAGATGACAGCACGGATATACTAGTCCTTCGGCAGAAATATAACAACTAGAATCGTTGATGGCTGCGCATGAAATATCTAACTCATCAAAATGTTTTTCTATCTTTGCTTTATTAGTAAAATCTAATATTGGAAAGTCGTGAGTATATCTAGGATCGTCGGCATATTCTATCTCTGTCTGAGGAGTCATTACGTTCCTATAAGTTATCTTGGTCTTGAACTCTTTGAATCCCATCTCTTTAGATAAAGCTTCTGCGTATTCTACTTGATGTTGATTATGCTTAAATGGTATGAACTGCCACGTCGCCGGTGCTCCAGAATCTATATAAAATTTGGCGTTCCTCATTACAGCAGCCCATTTAACATTTCTACGATAGATATGATTAGTATCTTCCATACCATCTATAGCGAAAGTCATCTTGCTATTCTGTCCTAATAATTCTCCTAGCTCATACCACCATGTTTCTTTCTGTATTCCGCCGTTAGAAGAAATTTCTATAAACACGTCTGGGTTGGCATTCCTAAACCATCGTATGACGTTAGGTAGATGAGGATTCATCGCTGGATCACCTGTCACTCCTGCGATATAGATATGCTCTAGATTTTTAGCAAATTCTTCCCCAAGACAGATTTCTAAAAATATAGTATCTAGATTTTTCTGGGCAAAGAAACTATGATCGCCACCTTTCATTTCTCTAACACACAGAGGACATCTAGCATTACAGAAAGAGGATACTTCAAATTCTATTTTTTTAACAGTATCTTTATAAAATGTCATGATATAAAAACTCTAAAACCTTTTGCTCTCAATTCTGCTACATAAGGATCTAAAACTTTTAGATCGCAGTTTATTAATGCTTCTCGCTCATTTACTTTCTCAAACCCCTGTATGATATTTTCTTTGATGGCTTTATTAAAAAATTTCATCACCACAGTGTATGCTTCTTGCTTCCAATCAAAATCATTAGGTTCTATGCTTAACCTATGATAAGGTTCTTTTACAGCTGGCAAGGGGACACGTATGTTTAGATGTATACGATCTCTGCCACCGTAGTTTGCTGCCACATGAGTATGGCTGGTGTCCATATACCATAACTGACCATCTACAGGTATGTGATACAGTTTCTGTTCGTCAAGGTCTATGAGATAGCAGTGTAGGTTAGTAGTGATAGCTAAATGTATCCTGTCGTCTGGATCACAATGAGCTGTGTAACTTTCTGCCGATTTTAATTTGAGTAGACGTGCTTCACCTATGTTGTCTAATGACTCTAATAGATCTCCCAAAGGTGTGCCTTTATATTCCTGTTTGACGGTATATGGTCCGTTTAAGATATTTCCAGTTGTTTCGTTTAGTTGTAATCTTTTTTCAAAATGAAGATTGTTGACCTGCTCTACTATAGGTCCAATATCAACGTTTTTTGGATATTTGGTAATCATGAAATATTTATGTGCTACTTTAATGATGTAAATAGTTTCATGGATCGCTTAAAAGTAGCAGAGCAGTATGACGAAAGGTATCTAGAAATAGATAGGCCACAGCCGTTGTCTGACAATCGTATCGACGCTCTTATTTTAGAAGTGTTGAGCGGACGTATAGATAGAGATTTTAGTGATTCCATATTTCAAAAGTTCAAAGACGAAACGACTGATTGGTTTTTGAAATCTTCATTAAACCATTTGACTGGGTTGGACACGTTTGCCAGAGTAGACATATGCTCTGGCTGTACACAGTTTATCGACGACATCTATATGACTGGTGCGTTACAGGTGTTACGTGGAGATTACAAATACCATGAAAGATTGAATATAGCATATATCAAAGATGTAGGAGGTCTGATACCAGGGTTGCCGTTGATCATAGCTATGCCGTTTCCTCAAATAGGAGCGCCACACTTTGACATGGAGGAAATTTTACATGAGTGTAAAATTAAAAAAATTGAAGTACACATCGATGGCGCTTGGATCGGTTGCTGCCGTGATATTAATTTTGATTTTAGCAATAAAGTTATTAGATCCGTTGGCATCAGCCTTAGCAAAGGTCTTGGTCTCGGGTGGAACCGGGTAGCACTTCGTTGGAATAGATTTGATAATCAAGATAGCATATCTATCATGAATGACTTTGCTATGGTCAATAAAGCACCTGTGATGATAGGATCACATTTCATAAAAAACTTACAGCCAGACTATCTCTGGAACACACACGGAGAGCGTTATCAAAGAGTATGTAACGACTTCGGTTTAGAGCCCACTAAGGCCATACACTTGGCTTTGAAAGATGGACGACCAGTGGGTGTAAGCCCACTGATAAGATTTTTGGAAAACAATAATGATAATACATAATATCGACGGAGTCTTATTACCTTATGATCCAACTTGGAAAAATATAGCTGTTAGCATCAGTGGTGGTGCAGACAGCACTCTATTATCCTATCTAGTATGCGATCTTATAGAAAAATACAAAGCACAAACTATAGTACATCATATCAGTCATGTACGTATGTGGAAAACTAGACCGTGGCAAGAAAGCGATGCTAGAGTCATACATGTAGAATTAAACAAGCGTTTTCCTAATGTTGTGTTTTCTAAAAGACATGTAAATTTTATAGCACCGGATATAGAATATGGAAACATAGGTGCTATTGTAAAAGATGAATATGGAAAATATGTCAGTGGCGACAATGCTCAGATACGTGCGTTCTCTGAATACATATGCCATAAAGAAAATGTTGATGCCTATTACAACGGAGTTACCCGTAATCCTAGAGGAATAGATCTAGGAGGTATGAAGGAAAGAGATATAGAACCCAACGAATCAAATAAACATCTAGAAATGATGGAACACATGGGTCGTTGGGCATTACATCCTTTTAGATTTACAGAAAAATCTTGGGTAGTAAAACAGTATAGAAAATTAGGTATTATGGATCTGTTCGATCTCACACGTAGCTGCGAAGGCGAGTTCGAAGGAATTGATTATAAAAATTATATATCAGGAGATACTGTACCAACGTGCGGTAAGTGTTTCTGGTGTAAAGAACGGGAGTGGGCCATTGAACAATCAAAGTAAAACATTTTGTCTACATCCATTTACTGGATTAGCAACTAGTACAGACGGCTCTATATTGGTCTGTTGCCGTAGTCATCCTATAGGAAATATCAAAGATAATTCTCTAGAAGAAATATGGAACAACGATAAGATGCGTGAAATACGTAGAAAGGTCTTAAACGGAGAATGGCCTAGCGAATGTGCTTCATGTAAGTTAGACGAAGACAGCGGAGTTGAAAGCATGAGGCTTAGACATATTTCAGGAAGAATTCCTGAAACAAGATCTTTGTTATATCCTAATGCTCTAGATGAGCTTGACGACGATCACAAGATGCCTTTTAAGATTCCAAGCATGGAGATTAAGCTGAATAATCTCTGTAATCTAAAATGTCGCATGTGCCATCCTATGGATAGTACAAGTTGGAACGATTGGGACCAAGTAGAAGAATTCTATAAAAAAGAAGGCAACTTTATGATCAATTTTATAGAAAAAAATAACCTTAAAAGAAAACCATATCTTAACTTCTACGAAGACAATCCTAACTGGTGGAACAGCTTTGAAAAGAATATACCTTACTTTGATCGTGTAGAGTTTGCGGGCGGCGAACCATTGATGGATCCTGAACACTATAAAATACTGTCAATGCTAAAACCCTACGGCAAAAATATCACTTTGAAATACGCTACCAACGGTACTACTCTAGGAATCAAGAGCGGAAACATATATGATTATTGGCCAAATTTTAAATCAGTGATGGTATCTATAAGCATGGACGGCATCGGAGATGTCTACAATTATATCCGTGGTAATAGCGAGTGGCAACTTGTACTTGATAATATTAAACGTATACAGATGATGCCTAATATCAAACGCATCGTATGCTCAGCAGCAGTACAGGTCGGTAACGTGATGAAAATAGATCAGATGATAGAATTTTTACTCGACGATCTAGGAGTTGTTTATTGGAATAATTTTGTCAACCATCCTAATCTTTTATCAGCACAGGTACTTCCTGAACCGTTGAAAAAAATAGCAGCAGAAAGATTGATGGATATGAGAGATAAAGTACCAGGTTTTAAAATGGTACAGCAATATCCTATTTTAAAAGATTTAACAATTAACCAGATCAACGGAATAATAAGTTATATGTATGCTAAGGATCTAAGTCATATGTGGAAGGACTGTGTGGAGTTTAATCATAGATTAGATACTAGTAGAAATCAAAAGAAATTTGAAGAAGTTAACGAGGATTTCCTACCCTATGTCTGAGATAGAAAATTTATTCCGTAATGGGTTTGGTAACAACACTCTGAGAATAACACTAGACAACGGAATAGATTTATACTACCATCTGTTTGATAATCCTGTACAACATTGCTGGCAAGATTATTGGCAAAACATTCTAGTCGAAAATCTATCAATAGATTCTGAATTCGCTAATCAAGAACTAGCAAATTATGTAGATCAATTAAACAACTACCATTTGCGATTGGGGTTTGACAAAATTGATAACAGGCCTAGTAGAGAGTTGCTTAACGATTTACACAATCGTTTCGTAGAAAATAAAGATAATCCAGATTGGGATACTGTTAATAAATTAATACATAAGATAGAAAATAATTTAATTATAGATTGGAATTCGCAGATAAAATTTTATTGCGGTCAGATAAAGCCTTCAGTTCTTATAAAACCCTATCATAAATTATTTTTATCAACAGAATTTAGTAACTGGGGAACACTGTATCTAGGATACGAAACTATAGGCAAAGACTGGGCAGACATAGCATTAGATAATGATAACGGAAACGATCTAGCTGTACAAGATAGTATAGGTACAGAAACAGTCATGAGTTTTCAAACTCAAGCACCTTATGAAAAATTAATAGAAAATCAATTTTACAAATGGTATATGAAAAACGACAGTTTTATGAATATACCTATAGACAATCTAAATAAATTATCATTAGGAAGATATCTATTAGGAAAGGTAATCGTCACTGAAGCATTTTTAGATTATGAAAAGAATCCATTAGTATGGTATATGCCTAATCATAATATAAAACAAAAATGGAACAAAGATATACTTTCAAAAGCCAATAGCATTTCTAAGTTAGAATTTTTTAATTCTACTATGTTCTATGATACATTAGTTAAACATACAACATGAAATCAATAACTAGTCGCTGGCCACACCAGGATCAATTAAAAGTAGAATGGAACATAGGTAAACGCTGTAACTATGATTGTTCATATTGTCCTGACAGTATACATGACAATTGGAGTCCGCATACATCTATTGATGTACTAGAAAAGACCGTGGATAAATTATCAGAGATTGGGCGTCCGCTACGATTAAGTCTTACTGGCGGAGAACCTTGCGTACATCCTGACATAGAAGATCTTTTTGAATATACTAAACGCAAAGGAGTTTTTTGGCTCAGCGTGACCACTAACGGTACTCGAGCTGCTCAGTGGTATATTGACAATTCGGAATTTTATCAACATCTTGTTATCAGTTTACATTTCGAGCATGACTGGCGCCGTGTGTTGAATACCATATATGAAATCAAACATTCAAGTAAATTACAATACTTTGTCAATGTTATGGCCCACCACGACTATATGGACGATGTGAAGAAAGCTGTAGAATTCTTAGACGATAAAGATATCAAATATGCTATAAGACGCATACGCTGGACTGAAGGTGACCATAATGTGTTTGACGACATGCGCTACGATGGAAAAGATCTCCAATGGATATTAAGCAAACAATCAACAGTGTCCCCGAATACAATAATTCGAAATGATGATCAAACAGAAATACTTCACGCCAATGATGTCATAAAGCTACACTTAAATAAATTTAAAGGATGGTCATGTCAAGCAGGTATAGAAAGTCTCATGATAAATTGGGACGGCGAAGTACACCGAGCAACTTGTAGAGTTGGAGGTAGTCTAGGTAATATATACAAAGATACTTTTACAGTACCTAGAGAACCGATTATATGTACTCGTGATTTCTGTACCTGCGCTGCCGACATACCTATTAGCAAGAATGAAAATTAAAAATTTAGATCCGACAAAGTACAAAAGATTTTTTGCGTTCGGCTGTAGCTTTACCAGATACAAATGGGCTACATGGGCAGATATTATAGGACAGAATATTCCTTACTACGAAAACTGGGGTAGACAGGGAGTAGGCAATCATTATATCTTTAATGCGGTATTAGAAGCAGACGCCAAGCACAACTTTGGTCCAGACGATCTAGTGATAATAATGTGGTCCCAGTTAGGGAGAGAAGATAGATATTTTGATAAGCGTTGGATCAGCCAAACTATATCTGAACTCACAGACTCCGAATCGAGAAAATATGCCATAGACACTAGAGCTCACCTAATACGAGACTTAGCTTACATTAAGTCGATACAGACTTTCTTAGAACATAAAAAATGTGATTACGCACATTTGGCTATGTATCCTTTAGTGTATCTTACAACTGACTTACCATTTGCTTTTTCAGCACCGGATATGATAAGAACGGAAATGCTGCTGTCAGCTTGGATCGATCTTCGAGTGAATAAACACATTGGTAAGAGTATAGAACACCCAGATGTAGTAGAATCTTATATAGACGTTTATACAAGTATAGAAAAAACTATATTAGAATGTTTTTCCTCTATGTATGTTCTAAAAAGAGAAAATAATGATCCACATCCCACGCCCGAAGAATTTGTCAAATACCTAGACAAATTATGGCCGGATAATAAATTAGAAAATAAAACTATCCCAGATAGTTTATCACAGGCTCCACAGAGATTGTAACTCCGGAAATATAGATAAAAATTCAGTTTGTCTTATTCTATCTAGATTTTTTATATATTCTCGAAAGTCAGGTAACAAATGCGTATGGTCTTCTGCTGTAACAAATTTTAATATAGCTTCCCAACGTTTCCACCCATAGGGATTGATATTCCAAAAGTCATCATCCTGCCTATAGTTATCCCATAACCAAGTTTTTAATTCTTCAAAACTATTACGCACTTCTTGTTTTTCATTCTCTGGTAATATCCGTGCGCTAAGATATGTAGGTATGTATAACAGATGTAGATTGATTATTCCGCCGCCTGCTTCATATTCATCTAATTTAAATTTATTGATCTTTTTAAAATTTTGTGTCAATTTCCATTTGGCAAAATCTGCGATATGCTTGATGTTCAATATCTGTACAGCACAAGCTATATGTACGTGAATATTGTCTGGTGTATTATCTAGTAGTCTAAGACTACGTTCTACATCAGTCCATGCTGTAGGATATCTAATGTACGAATTCCGTTCACCTACAGCATCAATACTAAAAGCAAAACGCACCTGCTTGAATTTGGACCAAACATCTATTATATCCTGATCTACTAGTATACCATTAGAGTTGTATCTTAATGTTATTTTATCAGCATAACCTCTTGCTATGATTTCATCCAAGAACTTACGATGTTCCTTAATCATCAAGGGCTCGCCGCCGGCAAAATATAAGTGTCGTATGTTGGGTATCTGATCAAATATCTGTTCCCACAACTCAGGTCTTTCGTACCAATAGTTATTAAACTCTTTACGATCCCAGTTGATTTGATGTAACACTGTCTTGCTACTAGTCATATTGACCAATTTGTCATAATCCTGTACCCAACGACTACTGTCATGAGGACTACACATTACACATTTCAAATTACAAGTATGTCCTAATCTTAGATCTAGATATCTGATCACTGGAGGAATTTTACCATCAGGATCTGTATTATCTATAAGGTCATTAAAATCCAATCCTTCTTTATTCCATTCGTACAGTTCCCATAATCTTTTGCTAACTACACCATTAGATTCCTCTTCGAAACATTTGGTACAACTTGCTGGAATTTTTCCTTCTAGCATGGTCTTACGAACACTACACATATATTCGTTGTTCAGCGCATCTAAAGGAAGCTCTCGACCAAAGTTAGCTGGCTGTCCGTTTTCTTTCTTTACCAACCCTACTGTATGATCACCTGTGGCCGCGCCTGATGCGTTAGTGACACAGCAGAGTCTAGCATCACCGTTTGGTCTTGTGGCTATGTGTATCCATGGCAACGCACAAAAAGTAGGAGTACCTGTGCGCTCTTCAACTAACTTTATATAATTTTGGATTTTATCTTTCACTCTGTAGTTATCCTATAAATAGTTCATGAACACTAATAATTGGAAACCCTATTACAAACAAGCCGAAAAAGAAGGTGGTTCAATAACCACACAGATGTGCTATACTCCGTTAGTCAGCCCCGATGGAAAGACTTTCTGTATGGACTACAACTACCCTAGCCAATACCAGCTATCACAAGACAGGCTATGCTATAGAGAAGAGTTTGTCGAACTTATGTGGCAACGTGAAGTTGAATTCGTCAACCACGTGAGATACTATCAGTGGGCACCCGAACTTGTAGATATCGCCGATCATAAGATATTTTTTAAATGGTATGGCGGTACCGTCAACGATGTTATCTATGGTAGTAGAGATCTAGAAAATAGACATCCTACTTGGAGACGAGATATACTTCGTGTGATCACCCAACAGTATAACGATGCTGGAATCATTAAACCAACAGTGTATCCACATAGTTATTATTATGATGGAATCGGAAATCTAAGAACTTTTGATTTTTATAGCTGCGTTTATAAAACTGATGTCAAGATACCTTATGAAGATATCAAAGATCTAGTAAGTGATAATTCTAGATTTGACGAAGCATTAGAAGATGATCAAGTTAACGTAGAAACTATTTTTAAATCTGGATTGTTAAAATATTCTAAATGGCCTGATAATCTACAGGCTGTTTATGATGCTATTTTTAGTGCCAAAGATTAAAAGTATATTTCGGTGTCAGCCCACAGTTGGCACCAGCATGCCATGATCTTCTTTCAGGCCAGCGAAATACATCTCCTTGCCTTCTGAGATATAGACATTCATCTTCTACTATGAATATATGACCATGAGTAGGAGGTGAAATATGGCAATGGAATCTATCCATTCCTCTTCCTTCTTTTATTAATGTTTCCTCGTCATCAGTGATATCCCAATGCCACGGAGCTACATCACCGGGTTTTACTCTACTGATCCAACAGTTAGTATAACCGTCAAGGCCTACAAAATCTATAAATTTCTCGACGATGTCTCGACTAAAATTTACTCCCGGAAGATACATATCCCATCTAGCATTGCCTCCCTCGTGAGCCATCTTGTATCCAGCATTCCTTAGTTGGCCTGCTACTTCTTCTACACCAGGAACAGCGTGTCCTACGTCATGCTTAGGACCTACATAAGCAGGTTCTTGGTTGGCTAGATCTTCTATGACTTTGTTCCAATCTATTATCTCGGAACAGTTACCTACATATTTTACCATTTAAATCTCTCTAAAATCTAGGCTAGAAATATATGTGTTTGACTTGAGAACAAAATCTACTATCTCAGTCATTTGTTTTTCTGTGCTGTATGGTTCATTAGATCTCTTGTCGGTTTTCATACCGTAATTAGCAAACCGTATCAATACGCTCTGAGGTTGCGGACCGAAAGGAGTTTCTATTGATAATTCTGCGTGTATTTTTTCTAGACTTAATTTATGTCCTAGCATGAACATATCGACAGGAATCCTTTTTAATAAACTGAAAGGAGCAGCAGTAGCCAGTGTGCCAAAGCTGATTATCTTTCCTGGTTTATTATTTTCCTGCCAGAGTCTATATACTCCATAGAGTAGGTCGCATTGAGAATGTCCCACATTGGCCAGATTAATAAAGTGATCGCAATCTAAAGATAATGCTATAACTTTTTCAATATCGGCAGGATCGGTAAGATCAAAATTACTAGAACGAGATATACCCACTATCTCGTGATCCTTATAAAACTCACAAAGTGCTCGTCCTACGCTAGAAGTATGTCCAGTCATTAACAGTTTCATCAGTAGGCCTCTATATGATCTATGCCCAATTTCTTACGGAACTCGTCGGTAAATTTTCCATCTATTCTTAGACCATAACTCTGTTCCATTATGCGTTCACCGCCGTGCCAGTCAGTGTCGTTCCACCATGCTGCTCTTGTATTGAGATAGGTTTTGTTTTTTGTTTCTGGATCCCAAAGATAAAATGCTTTTTTAGTATTAGGACGTATGTGTATAAATTCATTCCTATGCGGCTTGATCACATTGATGCCATTAGCAGCATCTAGATCTCTATGCTCAAATGGAATGCCATCTGCTTCACAGTGAAAGAAAATAACACGACCTATATCAACAAAAATTTCTCCTACCATATTTTCTATCCAATTAACTACGTTAGGAAAATATTGTGCTTCGGGTGTTAGCTTTCTAGGTGCTGTTCTGTCATCCCATGAACCTTCTTCCCAAAGGAAATAATAGATATATGGATCATATGCCCCCATTGCCATTTTGATATATCTAGTGAATATATTACGTTCTTGAAAATTTTTGAAATCTTTGGGCATCAGTTCTAAGCCTGCTTGTTTGATAGGATCGCTGTCAGGCAGATCGAGAAAGTCTTTCATGGCTTGATAAATTGGTTTCCAGTTATGGACATAACTCATATTATCAAAAGTAAATCCAGGAGTCATCCATGTGCCTTCTTTGGCATGATGCCTAGCCAAAGCAAACCCTTTGTATATTTCGGGCTGTAACCGATCAAACTCTACCATATTTAGGTAAGGTTCTATATCTATATAAGGTTGATTATTAATTCCTCTGAGCATAAAATTATTTATAGGGTGGTTCCCAGCGGAGTTAAATATCTGATGATACACGATGGTCGATACTATTTGGTAAGCACTGCCAGAAGTCTTAAACTGGACTTAAAAATTCCGCATGAAGAAATGCTAAGTGAAGCCAAAGCACTGCGCGAACACTTCATAGAATACCGGGCCGATGGTGATCAATATAAAGGTTGGCACAGTTTACCTATACACGGGCTAGGCGATGACAAACCCTATAGCTGGGAAGATTACGGCTACAAGACAGCTAACGCAGCCAGTGATGATATGAAATGGACTACATGGGCCAATTTATGTCCGGTCACTGTGGCTTGGCTCAAGATGGTCTTTCCTAGCAAACGTTTTGGTCGGGTGAGGTTTATGTTACTAGAAGCCGGTGGCAGTATAGGTCTACATAAAGACACCGATCATAGCATATTGGAAATGGTAAACATAGCACTAAACAATCCGGAAGGGTGTGAATGGCATTGGGGTGATGGCAGTAGTCTAGACTTTTCACCAGGTGATGCTTATGCGGTCAATCTTAGCTACGAGCATCGAGTGATCAATAACAGTGGAATAGATAGGTATCATCTGATAGTACACCATCATGATTCTACACCAGAATGGGTATCTATGATGAAGAAAGCATTAAAGGAACATGGCGAAAAAGGTGAGTTTCATCACAGTACGATGCTGTACTGATGACGAGTGGTTGAACAACAAGATGCTCCAGATCACTAGATCGGGTCAGGAGCATCTGGTGAACGGAAGATATCCTACATATATCATTGACAACTATGACCAAATCAACAACTACCTAGATGACGCCGATTGGCTATTTGTACAGACAGCAGGCGACTACATATTAGATTTTGATCACTTATGGACAAAGATACACTCCATACCTGACTATGTAGGACTTGTAGGACATCTAATCTGGGACCAAGGTGAATTTACTCCCTATCTAGAGGAACAGTGTTTTATTATAAACACCAAAGCTGTTAAACATCTAGATTTTAATTCATATATCGAAACAGGTAAAAACTTCATAAGAAGCGAAGATGACTTACATGAAGGTCATGCTCCTTTATGGTTAGCATTAGGAGATCGTACAGAGATACGACATGGTAAGTTTGGAACCAAGCTGATGTCAGATATCTTAGAGAACGATTACTCTGTAGTAAATTTTGATCAGTCGTGGAGATATTCTGACACGATCAAATTACCTATTAGACAAAATCCCTTGATAGAACAGCTGCCTACTAGAGGATATCTCTATCCGTATATAAAAACAGTGGCTTTTTCAGAAGCTCTAAAGTCTCTCAAGAGCAGCGATTATCTAGATCCAGCACAGCAGATAGCACTATCTGTGATCAACGAAACTATGAAGTTTAATTATATCAACGCCCTCTATTGGGATGATATCGTCAAAGACTACGACTGCGACTTAGTCATAGCACCTGCTAATGGGCTTATGGCTGAAACTTTGGCCTACTACAATCATGCCAAGAAGATTGTGATATACGATATTAATCCAAACAACATAGAATTCAAAAAATTTCTATATGAAAATTTTGATGGGCATGACTATGAACAATTTTATAAAAAATATGCCAAAGAAAGAAATCTCAAGATAGAACCCAATCATACTGTAGCGATAACCGATGAAATAAAATACCATAACAGAGAAGTGTTAGCCAATTGGGATAAGATCAAGAAGATAGAAAAGACGTATATCAGTGGTGATCTATTTACGACATTGCCTTGGATACTTCCTCTTATAAGCAGCAAGACTATCATACACACTAGCACTATCTTAGGATACTATATCTTTTCCAATATACTACACGACCAAGAAGAGATAGATATGCGTGTAAGTGAACTATCAGCAGTTATAGAATCCACTGGAGCCGTTTGGTTAGGAGAAAGATGAAGTACGAATACTATTACAATCAGATGCCAGGGCAAGAACCTTGGCGCAACAATCTGATCTATACCAGCCTTATGAGCGAAGATGGTACTGTATTCGTACAATGGTACTATAATGATACTGCCTATCACCAAGGGCAGAATCAGGTAGTGGATCCCGAATTGATGGAAGAAAAATGGCAACGTGAGCTAAAGTATCTACAGCTGATGCGAGCTTCGCACAGTCATCTGGTGCCAGAAATACTAGACATCGATTACAAGTATAGAAAAATCTATCTGCGTGTCAATGGCAACGACTTTTGGCAGCGTAAGCTAGACGTTGGCAGTTTCGATGCTGTGTTGCCCAATTGGCGTGAACAGATGTTGGAAATCATAGACGCACACAAGAAGCTAAAATTACACAAATACAGCATGCATCCCAGCAGCTATTTCCTAGTCGACGGACAGTTGAAAAGCATCAACTACTTTTTTACCTATCACGACAGCGAACCTTATATCAGCATAGCCGACGTAGAAAGCCATATCTATTCTACGAGACAGGAACAGATGAAGAAAGTGTTAGCTGAAAGCACGATTAGCTGGAACGATCCGCAACCCTGGACCACTTTCGATTGGCTGTGTTGGAACAGCTTTAGATCAGAATATCCAGCAGATTTCGTAGAGGAAGCATTAAAACATGTTTAAACTCATACGCTGGAACCCCGATCTAGATCTTTCGGACTTTTACAGGCGAGCAGCAGCCAAAGGTTTTGAAAATAATTCCAATCAGCAGATCATGATCGATTCTTTGAGCAAAGAAGAACGATGGGCCGCATGGATTTTATATTATAATGATCTAGCTGCTGGTGCTGTAGCTGCGCATTCTTTTCCTGAGATGGGAGAAAATGCTTATAGGATCTGCGCCAGGACTTGTGTACTATCTGATGATCTGCCTTTACATCATTTGAGAACCAAATGGGGAATCATACGGCATCAAAACTACACCGCACAGTTTTTCATACCTGCCTGTATAGAATGGGCCGGTCGTGACAAAGATCTTTACATCACTAGCAATGAAAGCAAATCAGGTAGCCAAAGACTGGTACATGAAATTTTTTGTCCTTTATTAGCCAAAAGTGGTGTACTTTCCAAAACAAAGGATATATACTATAGAGGTCTTACACAAACTGCTTGGCGTCTCGATGTTGAGCTGTTTTTTAAGCAACTAGATCAATTTGGTAGATGGGTGTTGTAAAAATGCAACAATTTTACCAAAAATGAATCTAGGGGTTGACAACGAGACTAAATAAACTTATACTTGGACTAACTGTTAGAAATAACAGAAAGGAAACTGAAGCAAATGAAATCATCGACATTACATAGACAAATGATACAGAAAGCGCAATTGGGCGGCTTTAATGCCACCTATTGGCCCGTATGTTCAATTAGTCTCGCTAATGATCGTACACCAGAGCTACAGCCGGGGTCCACGAAGGATACGATGATGTAACACAAATTACACATCAAGAATTCAAAGGACCCCAGGATTAAAAACCCTGGGGTTTTTGTTTATAAGGAATGAAGAATGGAATGGAAATACGAAAACATCGATCATAGCAAGCTCAATGATCGTATCGTCGAGCAAGCATATCATGGAACGCTTCCATCTGTTTTAAACGAGGAAAGTGTTCAGCGTATGATCGCTGACAAGATTGAAAGAGCAAAACAGGAAAGAAACTGCTTAGTTAAGCTAGGTTACTTTACTGAGAACTAAAGTGTGTATAGGGAACGCGGCCCTGCTGGCACTATAAACATCGGCTATTAACGTGGGCGGCCTGGGGGATGAGAAGCCTGTGGCGGAAACGCAGGTGGTAAAAACCCAGTGTAGTTAAACACTCTCTCTTGCCTTTGAAACAGGCATGACAGCATAGCGGAGAGTGCTTAACTACCCACACCTACCCTTCTCCCCCTGACGGATAAAACGCATAGCGGCTGGAATAGGTGTGGTACATAATTTGGAGGCGTGTGCCGAGCAGCGAAGGCAGCGGTCTGTAAAACCGTGACATAGAAACAGCGTAGGTGCGAGTCCTACCGCCTCCACCATATTCACGCTAAATATTAGGCAAGGAGAATGCCTATGATAGCTACTAAATTTACTACGACTAACAATGATTCTAATTTTACAACCATCGACGAGTTCAGTGGGTGGTTAAGGGATCTTGTAGGAATAGAATATTTTAAAGAACTGACTTATATTAGGTCGGATGCGATCATAGACGGAATTGCTACTCCTGTAGGTAGTTATTATTGGGAAGCAGAAACAAAGAGTGCGATTTATATGGTCTTTCATCGAGATCTGCTTGACGCTAAATCCTTCCAATTAAATTACCTTTCTAATGATATAGCACGTTCTGTAGAGCAGGCCGTCAAAGAACACGGTTGGTCTATTAAGATGGAATCACTATCAGCAGATCCTGATCCGGAAGTTAGCAATTTCCAAATCATAGATCATCCTACAAACGTAGAAAACATACGCCCTAGCAGAAGAACAGAAATTAGCGGCCCTTAACTCAGCTGGACCAGAGTGCTTGTCTTCGAAACAAGAAGTCGGGAGTTCGAATCTCTCAGGGCCGGCCAATCATTATCGGACTGATGTAACGGCAGCATGACGGTCTCCAAAACCGTTCGTTGGGGTTCAAATCCCTAGTCCGGTGCCATTTACCACTTTAGCTCAACTGGATAAGAGCACAACCTTGCGAAGGTTGAGGTTAGGGGTTCGAGTCCCTTAAGTGGTGCCAAAGATGTCTGGATGTGAAGGTTTAACTGTAACATTTATGACTTTGCTGACAAATTTAAAATGTCGGCTCAACGTATCAAATATTTCGATGTTAAGTGCTTGACCTGCTCGGCTATAACTGTTACTGCCTATAGCACCATAGTAATCTATGTCAAGACCTTTGCGTCGACCATAGTCAGGAAATACACCACAAAGAAAGAGACATTCGTCTCCTAAGCTCTTAGCATCATGTGAGTTTTTTATCCTATGATAAGTTTCTATGAAACTATCTTCGGGCATCCAGTTTGGACGATCGATATGGCTGGCGAGCAACATGACTACATATTGCTCGACGAACAACGGCAGCTCATACCCGTAACTATCTTTAGTTTGGTTAATGAGCAGCTTGAATGCTGAAACGTATTCATCGCTCATAATAATATTTATTTCAGAGGTGTCTTTAGTGTAGTGGTAGCAAAGCTGACTGTGAATCAGCAGGCGAGGGTTCGATTCCCCAAGGCACCCCATTTTAAGGGATAGACGATAGTTTAGAGTCCCTGCCAGTCTAGGCACAGTGGGGTTGACTGTGTTGACACTATAGTATGACTGAAGCCGGTATGTTAAACTTGACTATTCGAGACAATCTAGCGAGTCCTCCCAGGAGGATAGTTAGGCGCCCGACTTTTATCTGTGTGTAATGTCAGCCCGGGAGACGGCCTGGTTTGGAGCCAGGAGGCCGTAGGTTCAAATCCTACCACACAGACCAAATATGCCAGTTTAGCTGATGTGGTCATAGCGGTGGTCTGAAGAACCATTGAACTAGGTTCGATTCCTAGAGCTGGCACCAAATTTTTTAGTTGACACGTTTTTTAGATGTGCTATATTAGTATCATAACTGGCTAGGGCGTGTAGCTTAAAGGTGAAGCCGGCCGCTCATAACGGTCTTAGTGTGTGTTCGAGTCACACCGCGCCCACCAGTTATTAAAGTTTTTGCCCCTGTAGCTTAATGGTAAAGAAGCGAGCTTATACCTCGCCAAAGCACAGGCCAGATAAGCCTGAGTGTGCAGGTTCGAGTCCTGCCAGGGGCACCATATGCGGGCGTATAACTCAGTCGGTAGAGTAGCTGACTCTTAATCAGTTTGTCGTAGGTTCGATCCCTACTGCGCCTACCAAGTATGCCGTCGTAGTGTTAGTGGCTAGCACGACTGTTTGTGGAGCAGTAGGAGTTGGATCGAAACCAACCGCCGGTACCATTTAAGCACTAGCCGTAAGGCCGGCGATAAGAAGGAAGCACGAGCATAGCTGTGTTTGCTTGGTCGGTGGATTGGAACGACTCACTCTTTTCACTAGTGCCCTTTGCCCCTGTGGACAAATTGGTAAAGTCATCTCTCTCAAAAGGAGAAGTTCTCTCAGTTCGAATCTGAGCAGGGGTACCACTTATAAATAGACTGATGAAAGGTCTTATTTTTAATATTTTGGGTTCACCGACCCGAACGCTAGGCGCATATCGTATAGCTCATTGTCTCAGAGAAGAAGGTTGGGACATCGAAGTTATCGACTTCTGCGAAGTTTGGGAGTTAGATGAATTACAAGAGTTAGCAAAATCCCGGATCGACAAAGACACTGTCTTTCTAGGATTTAGTTTTCTTTTCAGCAACATGTCTGAAAGATTTGAAAACTATATCAAATGGTTGAAAGTTACTTTCCCAGATGTATTGTTGATTTCAGGAGGACAAGTAGCTGCTCAGTTTGATACTAGTTCTTTTGATTTACATATAAAAGGTTTCGGTGAACTAGCACTGTTAGAATTCCTTAGATGGTACAAAGGCAACGGACCTAGACCGAGATTTGATTTGTTATCAAAAGGGTGTAAGCTCATAGATGCTAACAAACAGTATCCGGCATATCCAATGAAGAGTCTCATGGTCAAGTATGAAGATAGAGATTTCATAGACTCAAACGAATGGTTGACTATAGAGTTTGCTCGAGGTTGTAAATTTAAATGTGACTTCTGTAACTTTCCAATCTTAGGAGTCAAGGGCGACTATAGCAGAGATGCCGAAGACGCTAGGATACAATTACAAGACAGCTATGATAGATTCGGAGTATCCAACTATCTCGTATCAGATGAAACATTTAATGACCGAACTGAAAAGATCAGCAAGTTCGCTGATGTTGTAGAACAGCTTTCATTCCGACCTTGGTTCTCAGGATTCGTCAGGGCAGATTTATTGATATCTCGTCCTAGAGATAGAGAAGAACTGCTTAGGATGAATTTCCTAGGACAGTATTATGGTATAGAAAGTTTCAACAGAGATGCTGCCAGGATAGTTGGCAAAGGAATGGATCCTGAAAAGATCAAACAAGGGTTGATAGATATAAAAAATTATTATCATTCAAATGGTACAAAATTGTATCGAGGATCTATTAGTTTGATCATAGGGTTAGCAAAAGAAAATAGAGAAAGCCTAGACAATACTATTAGATGGTTGACAGAGAATTGGAGTGGCGAATCATTCAGTCCGTTTGTATTAGAAGTGCCTATAGGTTCGTTCGATACAAAATCTTCGATAAGTTCAAACTATCAATCATATGGTTATAGATTGATGAAAGATTCTGATGTAAAACGCAGCGCAAACTTGAATGTCGGGTATGTTAGGAGAGAAACAGCTCTTAGTGAAGACTGTCTAAAATGGGAGCATGACGATCTTAACATAGTAGAAGCTACCCAGATACAGGATGAATGGTTAGAAGTTAGAGATAATCCTAACAATAAATTCACTGTAAACTGTTTTAGTTTAAGCGATGTCGGTAGACACTTACCTATATCTGAAAAATTAAAACTGCCTCAAAAGGCAATCGACATGAGTACAGATTGGAATCATCCAGATTTCAAAGAACTGATGGCGAATTATAAGTTCAAAAAATTATCTTTGTGATTGACAGCAGTCAGTTAATGTAGTACAATAATCAAACTTAGGGACAGGTGCCAGAGAGGTCCAATGGAACAGTCTGCAAAACTGTAAAGCCGTGGGTTCAAATCCCACCCTGTCCTCCACGTTGTTTGACAATCAAATCAGTTAATGCTCCGGTCGTCTATCGGTCAGGACGCTGCCCTTTCAAGGCGGAAAGAGGGGTTCGACTCCCCTTCGGAGTACCATTTAATGCGGGCGTAGCTCAGTTGGTAGAGCATTACCTTGCCAAGGTAAATGTCGTCGGTTCGAACCCGATCGCCCGCTCCAATTTTTTAAAGGAGGAAACTATCATGGGAGATGATGGTAAATCTGGTAAACGTTTGGGCCCTTAGCTCAGTAGGTAGAGCAGCGGACTTTTAATCCGTTGGTCGTGAGTTCGAATCTCACAGGGCCCACCATTACCATATTGAAATATACTGTAGCGGGTTCGCAAGTATGAGTCGCATTCTAAAGAGTGTCCTTGAACTGAATATAGTGTATTTCAATATGTTAATGGCAGTATAGCATAGCGGCTAATGCGGCACCTTCATACGGTGTATATCGTAGGTTCGAGTCCTACTACTGCTACCATAAAAATTCGGGCCAGTAGCTCATCTGGGAGAGCGCCTCGTTTGCACCGAGGAGGTAGCGGGTTCAAGTCCTGTCTGGTCCACCATGTTATGGCTCGTTCATATAGTGGCTATTATGCCTGCCTGTCTAGCAGGACATAGGGGTTCGATTCCCCTACGAGTCGCCAACTCTATTCCGGAGTAGCACAGAGGTAGTTGCAGCGGACTGTTAATCCGCGTGTCGTTGGTTCGATCCCAACCTCCGGAGCCAAGTTTTGAGAGTGTCAGCAAGAGAAAGACACGCTGGTTAGGTTTCTTCGAAGGACCGACCCAGTAGAAGGTGGCGGGTTCGATGCCCGGCGGATCGGAAGATCCGTGTACAAGGTGGCGTACTATCTGGTCCGGTATCCCGAGTGACGTACCGAGTCCCGCTAGCTAATCCGGAGAAGGGTGAATGGTAGCAATAACGATGGTGCTACAACTCTCAAATTCATTATTGGGGAATCGTCTAATCGGTAGGACACCTGACTTTGACTCAGGCAGTATTGGTTCGAGTCCAGTTTCCCCAGCCACACCGGAGTAGCTCAGAGGTAGAGCAGCGGCCCGATAAGCCGTTGGTCGTTGGTTCAATTCCAACCTTCGGTACCAGAATACGGTTGACACAGTCAACAAAAGACTACATAATATAAACAATGCCCCGATGGTGGAATTGGTAGACACGCTGGTCTTAGAAGCCAGTACTTCGGTGTGCGAGTTCGAGTCTCGCTTGGGGCACCATTAGTTAGTAGCATAGCTCGTCGGCCTACGATCAAGGCTAACCTTGTCCGAAGCGGGAAGCCTATGATACTAGTAACTGGTCTGTGTAACAGATCAACAATAGGTAGCAAGAGGATAGTAAACTATGCTACTAACTAATGGTGAAAGTTTAGGGTGATTAGCTCAGTGGTAGAGCGCCTCGTTTACACCGAGGATGTCGGGAGTTCGACCCTCTCATCACCCACCAATTATGGAAGTGTGGTCGAGTCTGGTTTATGGCAACGGTCTTGAAAACCGTCGAACCGAAAGGTTCCGTGAGTTCGAATCTCACCGCTTCCGCCATATTAAATAGTATCATGAAAGCTATAAAGATACTGATCTGCGGACTGCCAGGAGCAGGTAAAACAACACTGGCTAAAGCATTACAATCTAGATTAGGTGATACCGAACACCTAGAAGCAGATGCTGTTAGAAAACGGTTTGATGATTGGGACTTCAGTGAAGAAGGACGAATCAGGCAAAGCTTCAGGATGAAACTGCTGTCAGATGAAAGCGAAGCACGTTACGTGATCGCCGACTTCATAGCACCTCTAGAAGCTACTAGAAAAAACTATTCAGCAGATTGGACCATTTGGGTTGACACTATCCGCGAAGGCAGATATGAAGATACCAACAAGATGTTCCAAGAACCAGACATATATGATTTCCGTATCACTGAACAAGATGCTGAAAAATGGGCAGCGTTTATCTCTGATCATATATTGGCCGATCGCAGACGTCCTGTATGGAATAATCGCAAAGAAACTGTACAGATGTTAGGTCGTTGGCAACCATGGCATGATGGGCATCGTGCTCTATTCGAAAGAGCGTTGGCCAAGACTGGTCAAGTCTGTATCATGGTGCGTGATTGCCAAGGTTGGAATGATAGTAATCCGTTCAACTTCTACGATGTGGCTAGATTTATCAAGAGAGATCTAGATCCTTTGTATCAAGGTCAATTCCAAATCGTGCTTGTGCCTAATATCGTGAACATCACGTATGGTAGGGATGTAGGTTACAAGATCGAACAAGAACATTTTGATCAATCTATCACTGATATCTCTGCTACAAAGATAAGAGAATCGTTGAATATCAAGAAGGATTGATATGAGTAGCGTTGTTGTTACAGGTGAAAAGAACATAGCGTTCGTACACAATCCCAAAGTGGCTGGTATGAGTATCAAGAGTTGGTTGATATCTAACAGAAAGAACAGCACGTATCAAGAATTTGATCTCAAAGTAACGTTCAATGATCTAAAAAACACAGTAGACAATTTGCCATTTAGCTTTAGCATAGTTAGAAACCCTTGGGACCGCATGGTCAGTGGTTACTATGAACTGCGTAGATGGTATGATAATCCAGGAAAAGCCAGCCAAGACAATTTAAATTTTGTCCGAGACTATTTTAATAGATCTCCGTTTCCATCTTTCGATCAGTTTATGAACGAATTTCCACAAGACGAAATGTGGTCTGTGTTATATCCTATGCTGTCTCCATATCCTCCTACATGGCCTAAAGGTGCCGTGACACAGAAGCAGTATGTTGACGGTGTAAATTTGATATTGCGATATGAAAATATCGAAGAAGATTTCAAACAGATACAAAAGATCTATGATTGTGATGTGCCATTGCCCATGATCAATACTTCCGAAAATAATGACTATAGATCATACTACAACGATAGGACTAAAGCCATAGTAGCTGCGTTCTTCCAAGAAGACATAGACACATTCAGATACAGTTTCTAAAATCTTATACCACGATAAGTATCATTGTTCCGCAGTGCGGTAAAAAACAAGGAGGACTATCATGAGTATCATGGACTTTATCCATAAGATAGAACAAGTCAGTGAAACTGCTGCTAGAAGACTGTCTCATCGTGCTTTACACGCGGCCGCAACTGTCTATAGTGATGCTAAAGAATTAGCCGACAAGTCGGCCAAGGACGTAGACAAAGCCAAGGCCAAACTAGAAGATGCCATGAAGAAGGCATATCAACACGCCGATGCTGCCCATTCAGCCGCAGTCGACGCATATGAAAAAGCCAATGCTGAAGCACAAAGATTGGCACAAGAAGTCGAAGACGCTGCTTTCGAAGCAGCAAATAAACTGAATGCTCTTATCAATGCTGGGTTACAACCTATTCCCGGCAAAGAAGAGAAAAAAGAAGAACCAGAACCTTATTCTAGAGCAAATGCTGTAGACAAAGATTCTGTTTCAGTGTTATAATAGAACATTGGTGAGGTGGATGAGAGGCTTAAATCAGCAGTTTGCTAAACTGTCGTAGGCAGAAATGTCTACCGCGGGTTCGAATCCCGCCCTCACCGCCAAGTTCAAATATAAGTAAGAATACGCTGCTTTAGCTCAGCCGGTAGAGCAACTGCCTTGTAAGCAGTAGGTCGTCAGTTCGAATCCGACAAGCAGCACCATAATAAGGCAATAGATGAAATACGCTTATATCAATCCAACTGTGATAGCTGTAGACGACCTGCCAGCAGATGTCTTTGCCTATCTCAAGAACATGGTAGATACAGCGCATCAAATGACTCAGTTCAACGATGCTGGAGATCAATCCATTAGCATTAGAGGCGGTCAACAGATACAGCTATTGCCTAACGACTTTGGTCAGGATGTCACTGTATTGAAAAGTTTCGTGGAACAACGATGCTATGATTACATGGATACACTGACTAGACAATCGGGTAAACCTGATCTAGTCAATCTTGAACCAGAACTTGTGAGTGCCTGGACTATCAGACAAACAGCTGGTAACTATCAGGCCTTACATACACATAACGCACATATCAGCGGCAACATCTACATAGATGTTCCAGACCTAGATCCAGGAAGTCAATCTTCAGATGCCAATCTAGAATTTAGATTTCCTGTGGTCAAGGATCCCAGCAAGTTTACTTTTATAGATCAATTGAGATTTTCTCCGCGACCCATGATGATGGTCATGTTTCCTAGCTATCTTCCACATACAGTATACCCGTGGAATGGACAAGGACACAGAACTATTTTGGCATGGGACGTGAAATTAAAGCCAAAAATGGCTTGACAGCATACACAAAATATCGTATTATAGAGTTGTTGCGTAGGAAACTGCGCAGCCGGCGAGGTAAAGGGTAGATGAGGATAGACAATCGTTCGGCTTCATGCCGAGCTCCAATACTGGCAAACAGTCTTGAAAACTGTCCGTGCTTGTGTGTTCCGATACCAAAATAGAATGTCTGTTGATAGTCGGAAATAAGCAGGCCTCTGTGCTATGTACATTGAGGTTTGTCAAAGGCGTTATCGTTGATCCGCCCCTGTCAGTTGTCCGGTCTATTACTTGACCTTTTACCAACCCGTTATTAATCAAAGGAAAAAGAAATGAACATCACTCTACGCAAGGCAAACGCACTACAAACAGCAATCAATGATGCTATCCGTAGCATCAAGGTCGAAACTTCGATCGAACTGAACGAATTCCAAGATGTAGCAGCAGAATTGAAAGCTGCCAATGACCAACTGTTTGCCAGCGATGCTCGTAGACAGAAGTTGCTGTTGGCTCTTTACAACATCCGCGGTCTAGTAGCCGCAGCCAACGCTACTAATGACATCGATCTCAACCTAACCAAGGCTGCGTTCATCGACAAGCGCATCGGCCAGTTGGAAGAAATGGCTAACCAAAAGCCAGTGACTGATGTCGCTGTGCTCACAGGCAAGCTGGAAAAGATCAAGAATGACAAGGGCGAACATCGTAGCCGCATTTACGGCTACAGCGATACTGTCGCTACTTCTGTGCTCAGCCAGGAACAGATCGACAAGGTCAAGGCTGAGATCTTGAATCTCAAGAAGCAGAAGCAAAAGATCAACGATTCTATCTTGGAAGCTAACATCAAGACAGAAATTCCGTTGAGCGACGATGTCGCAGAAACATTGAAAGTAGAAAATCTACTGTAAGTTTATAGCAGGGTAGAGAAGCAGTAACTCACCAGGTTCATACCCTGGAGATCGGTGGTGCGATTCCACCCCCTGCAACCAGTTTCGGAGTGTAGCGCAGCCTGGTAGCGCAACTGGTTTGGGACCAGTGGGTCGGGAGTTCGAATCTCTCCACTCCGACCATTTATTGAGGTATATATGAGTGACGGCGGCAAAGGTAGTAAACCAAGACCATTTAGTGTTGATCAAAAGACATTCGATAATAACTGGGATAATATCTTTAACAGAAAAAAGAAAACAGACGCAGAACTGTTTGATGAAGCTGTCATGAAAGATGAATACTACGATTTGGAGAATGAAATGCAGATGCCTGTAGAAGAAAACGCAGATGAAATTGGTAAATGTGGTTGTGGTCGCAGCCCCACTGGTAAGTGTATCGGTTGGCATGGACTGACCGAAGAAGACTATCGAGTCAAGCTAGCAGAATGGGAAGAAAAGAAACTAAGCGATCGCAAAGTCGCAGCCAGCTATATCAAAGAAGATTAATAAAAATGCGGGTGTAACTCAGTTGGTAGAGTGATAGCCTTCCAAGCTATATGTCGCGAGTTCGAACCTCGTCGCCCGCTCCAGGATTTTTTCTATGATACCGGTCATCGATAGTAACGACATCTTTAAGACATATGATTTCAGTTCTGTCATAACACAACAGGATGTCGATCAGGCTATTTCTAGTATCGAGCGTGTCATAGCAGATGGTAACTATTTTGAAAATAGTCCCAAGTTCCAAACCAAAGAAAACATATTCCAAAGACCAGAATCCTGTTGGTTGAAGTTTCGTATGAGCTTTATATTCAGTGTGTTCATGTATCTAGGACGTGAAGCAAAGATATCAAATATGATGGCTTGGTCATTTATGACCAATCTACACGGTGCCGAGGATCGAGATAAACTTTGGCATCATCATCACCATAAAACAAATACTAACATGCTCAGTGGCATAATGTATCTTCATATACCCGACGATGTTACCAATCGGGATACCTGCGGAACAGAAATGGCTCCAAACGGTCTAGAATCAGATGACAGACTGTTTATTAGACCATATAATTATACTTGGTTGATATATCCAAGCAGGATATGGCACCGCCCGGGAATAGTACAGAGTAACAACTATAGATTCGTATTAGCAGGAGATATCGAATACAGTTAAAAACATCTGCCCGTAGCTCAGCCGGATTAGAGCAACAGCCTTCTAAGCTGTGGGTCGGGGGTTCGAATCCCTCCGGGCAGGCCACTACTCTCCGTAGTTCAACAGGATAGAACAAGACACTCCTAAGGTTTAGATGGCTGTTCGAGTCAGCCCGGGGAGGCCAAATGCGAGCGTGGAGAAATCGGTAAACTCAGGAGACTTAAAATCTCCCGCTTCGGCTTGTGGGTTCGAGTCCCACCGCTCGCACCAAAGGCTCCTATAGTTAAGTGGTATAACACATCCTTGGTAAGGATGAATTACAAGTTCAATTCTTGTTGGGAGCACCATCTTTATCTGTATGTTTTTAAAGGTATTTGTCCAAAATAAGTAATAAGTTGGCCTTTAAAAACATGGAGGTTATTATGAGAAACATAGCAATAGTCTGTGTTGCCCTGTTATTAGGTGGCTGTCAGACTACAACACAAGCAGCTAGACCCTACATGGAAGAAGCACATCGTATGGAGGGCATGGATGCTAAAACTAATCGTAAAGAACTCAAGCATTATATGAATTCGGCCAGAACAGGCACCGTAGATCCTTTACATATTCCTTGGTGTGCTGGTTGGGCAAATGCCGTATTACAGAATAATGGAGTACAAGGAACTCATAGTCTAATGGCTCGCAGTTTCTTGAAATGGGGTCATCCTACACATAATCCACAAGAAGGCGACATCGTGGTTCTGCGTAGAGGTCGAGCCGAATGGAGTGGTCATGTGGGATTCTTCAAAGGATATGAAGTAGTCGATGGCGTCACTTATGTCAAGGTATTGGGAGGCAATACTGACAAGAGTGTCGCGATCGGATACTTTCCGACTAATTATGTCCTAGCATTTAGAGCACCAAATTATTCTCCCAAAATGAATTAGCCCTGGTGGCGGAATCGGTATACGCACTACGTTGAGGTCGTAGGTTTTGCGGGTTCGAATCCCGCCTAGGGCACCACTTGACTTTTCGATCGTTTTTGTGTATAATAAACACATGTTCAATTCTTAAGGACTTTTATGAATCGCGATGAGCATTTTGAGTATAACAATGAAGAAGAAGCTGAGATCGCACAGATCAACAGCTTAGTGATGAATATGAACGCAGAGAGAGCACTGCGTGACAAATTGGAAAAGCAACGTTCGCAACCTTCCGCTGAGTTCTGCGAAGGCTGTGGCGATGAAATTCCAGAACCGCGTAGATTGGCTATACCTGGTGTCACACACTGCGTATACTGCCAAGATCGAAATGAACGACTGAGCAAACTAACTGCTAAATGAAAGGGGCCGTCATGGCTAGAGAACGTGCGAAATTGAGCGAAAAGGAAGAACGAATCCTGATCCAAAGTCAGTTGATGGGTCTTACTACTGCTAACATGATCCGTATCGGTAATCGCCTGCGAGCCATTGATATCGAACGCGAGCAAAAAGAACTGATCAATCGTCTGATGGAAGGACGTTCTTATAGCAAGCAGACCAATGGTTGGAAAATCGTTGATCAAGATGGTGTGAACTATGAGTTCAACAAGATCAAACTCAAGCGCAAGACCAACTATTACGAATCAGCATGGGCTTGGGAAGTCACTATCACTAAGCCAGGTACTAGATTCGTGCCCAAGAAATTGGAGAAAGTTTCTCGCTACAACGGCAATTACGATGATCCTCCTCAGCGTCTCTGCCCTGACAACAGCAAGGAACTATTTGGAGTATTGAAAGTTTTAAACAACGTAAGGATCTCATGATGAAAGTCTTAGACGTTAGGTGGTTTAGTGGTGGTCATGTGGTAGGCATCGTTCGAGTCGATGTTCCATATGAAGGTATCAAATATTACATAGGTTCAGGAAACGGTGACGACGAAGCTGTGGATATCGAATACATCTCTGCGTATGGCGCTACATTTCCTAGCGATGTAGGAGATATTTTATTTGGAATAAAAAATGAACAAGAATAAACTGTATTGTGTGACTTGTTTTGGACCCTTCGCTCGTTTCCGGCAGAACGGTGTGTGGCACGTGAATCATAGGTGCTGAAATGACTATAGAAGATTTACAACATATTTTTCAGCCTCAGATTGACGAAGGCACAACCAAACTCTACTATATGTTAGTAGACGCATTTACGCCTGACTCAGGTATTACTGGTACGGTGTTGCGACACGATGTAAACGATCTCGAATCTCTGTTACCCATGCTGGACTGTTTTCAATACGCTGGAACTAGAGCAAGAATGCCAAGGTTTAGAAAATGACGCCAGAATATGGCGGCAGGTAGGTCGACAGCGGCACGGCTGATTAAAGAACATTTCGGAGTTGAAGAATGAAACCGTGGATACAGAACGTAAGCCTTAGCGATGTCCGTAAGGGATTCCACATCGACGCTGGTATCAATTCTATGTTGATCCAGATCGTAGATCCCGGTATGGAGTTTCCTACACCTTCTTATCAATTCCGCGAGGTCCATCAATTTGAATTCTTGGATGTCGAAGAAAAAGATGAGGTCTTGGAAGAAGCCATGCGATGCTCGCATGAGCAGGCAGCTGAACTAGTACGACTGCTAGAACATGCGATGGAACAGCATATGAATGTAGTTGTCCATTGTGTAGCCGGAGTCTGTCGTTCGGGTGCTGTCTGTGAAATCGGTGTCATGATGGGCTTCCGAGACACAGAAGCTTTCCGTAGCCCTAATCTTCTAGTCAAGCATCGCATGATGAAACAGTTAGGTTGGACCTACGACGAGAATGAACCTCATACCATCAATGGTTATACTACTGATGCGGGGATCGTTCTTCCTAAGACCATAGACTGGGATACTGATAACGAAAAGGTCTTTACACTAGCGGCAGAACGTCGTGAGCGTAGACAGCGTGAAGGCGATATTTAAACTGTGGCTTTTTTACAACAGCCCTGTAACCTATTTTGGTTGACAGGGTTTCTTTTTGGTGCTACAATAGACAAAGAATGAAAGTAAAAGAAAGAGGGCGAGTATGTCAGTATTCAAAGATTTGATCGGAAAAAGAATCAACGGAGTGTTCGTTGGTAACGAAAACTGGAGCCTTGTGTTCCGTACGACCGATGGTAAGTTCTATCGTTACGACACTAGAAATGATTGCTGTAACAGTGTGTGGGTAAATCATATCACTGGTGTCGACTGTGTGGGTAAAGGCGACTCCTTTGACATCATCAAAGGTGCTCTTGTTATCGACACCGAAGACAAAGGATGGGGTGAGAACCGAAGCGACGACGAAGACGGTTACGAAGTCATCCAAGATGGCTTCTGGACTATCAAGACCGACCGAGGTTATATCGATATCGAAGTTCGTAACAGCCACAATGGTTACTACGGCGGCGACATCGAGTTCCAAGAAAACGAAGGTGTTTCAGATATCGACAACTTCAAACAAGTATTAGAAGATTTTTAAGAAAGGAGGGCACAATGCCTAGTGTATTTTTAGTTAGCGATACGCACTTTGGTCACGCAGGTGTGTGCCGCTTCACACGTAACGACGGTGTTACAAAGTTGCGTCCATGGACTGATCCAGACGAAATGGATGAAGCTATGGTCAAGGCTTGGAACGAACGTGTCAAGCCCACGGACAAGGTCTATCATTTAGGCGACGTGGTTATAAACCGCAAGGCAATGAAGACATTGGCTCGGTTGAACGGTGACAAGGTCTTGATCCGTGGTAACCACGATATCTTCCGTGACGACGAGTACAGACAGTACTTCCGTGAGTTACGAGCATATCATGTTATGAACGGGATGATCTTAAGCCATATTCCTGTACACAGTGACAGCTTGGGACGTTTTGGTGTTAACATTCACGGACACTTACACGCAAACCGCGTTAAGAAAGCTCGTGGCGTTGATGCTCGCACAGGAGAAATCTTGTACAGCGAGGAAAACGATGTTCGTTATCATTGCGTCTGCGTAGAACAGACTCCGGACTTTGCGCCTATATTGTTTGAAGATGTTATCAAGAACATCGAAGCAGAAGGTGGAAGTGTTGGATTTCGAAACGGCAACGGTCCGGAGATGTAATGCCAAAATGTTATCAACTTATCGGAGTCCCAGGTAGTGGAAAATCTACCTGGGTTTCCAATCAAGAGTGGGCCAAAGATTGTAGTATTGTATCCACCGATGCATGGGTAGAAGATTACGCAAAACGAATGGGAAAAACTTATTCAGAAGTTTTTACTGAATACATGCCTGTAGCAGTAAAGCTAATGGCTGATCATGTTGTCAAATGCCGTCAAGATGGTATAGATATTATTTGGGATCAGACTAGTACTACTGTCAAAAGTCGTGCCCGAAAATTCAATATGTTGCCAGAATATGAGCATATTGCTGTAGTATTCCGTACACCCGAGCATACAGAACTCATGCGTCGGCTGATGAGTCGACCTGGTAAAGAAATTCCCGAACACGTTATTACTAGCATGATCGACGGATGGGAAGATCCAACTGAGGAAGAAGGATTTAAAGAAATTTGGTACGCTCAATAAAAGGACCCTAGGGTCCTTTTTTTTTGACTTTTTTTTGGAAATCAATAAATACGCATATAATCCTGGAGAAATAAAATGCTGCTTGGCCTTGATGACCTCAGGTTTAATCAAGAATGGTTAGACCTTTTGAAAAATGATCCCGTACATCCCGATATACCTATACATGATCGTTTGATCGATGGTCGAACTGTGTTTGCTTTCGCACCAGAAGGCACTCCGGTAGCTATGGTCTGTGCCAAACTATCAGATCATATTAACAAATCAATGACTGATATCCTTAGCCCTAGCCAACAGAAAATGGTAGCTATGTTCTATACCGTATTCCGTTTGCCTGGAGCAGCAGGCAGTGTCGGAGCCGATATCATCAATCAGGCTATCGCATACTGTAAATCTCAAGGTGTAGAACAACTTTACACTCTAAGCCCAATCCCTAGCCTCAGGAAAAATTTCGTCGAAATGCCCACAGAAGAAGAAATTAGAGAATACATACAAGCTCGTAAAGATCCTGTAGCTCGTTTCCATTTGGGCAATGGTGCTCGTTTAGCTGGTGTTAATTTCGCAGCCGATTCTAGTCCAAAACGTTTGGAAGAAAGCTGGGGGATTATGGTGAACTACGATTATTCTTAGCTCGTTTTAAATTTTGGCGTGTGCTATACTAAATCATACCTCAGATAAATAACTTTGGACGGAGCGTCCTTGATTGGTGGATTTATGCGCAAACGTATAGCTCTTTTTCTCAGCCACCCAAAATGTTCGATTCAATGCGGCAACGGCATGATCAGGGCCCTAAGCCCACATTACGATTTCAAAATTTTCAGCAAACACAGTCTAGAAGATGACTTCTTCGACGATGTCGATATAATCGCCATGCCCGGAGGCATAGGTGATTCCGACAGCTTCTTCAAACTTTTCAAAGAAAACGGTGAACGAGTCAAAGAATTTATAGACAACGGCGGATATTATTTGGGCATATGTATGGGCGCCTATTGGGCTGGCAGCAGATATTTTGATATACTAGAAGATGTAGATGCTGAACAATATATCACACGCCCAAACACAGACACAAGAAGGCCTCACCCAAAAAATATGCCCGTAGTTTGGAACGGTCAAAAAACCAATATGTATTTCTACGATGGCTGCGCACTAGTAGGCAATAGAAATAAATTCCAAACCATAGCCACATACAGCAACGGTGATCCTATGGCTATCATACAAAATCGTATAGGAGTCATCGGGTGTCACCCTGAAAGCGAACCACACTGGTTTGAATTACAGAGCTGGATGAAAGGCAAATATCATAACGGTGTTCATCACCAATTACTGCTTGATTTTGTTGACAGGCTAACTAACAGATAGTACACTAGTCTAATAAAGTTACAAAGGTTTTATTATGGACATGAATTCACTGGCTGTTTGGTTAGCCGGTTGCGTACTGTTTTCGTTAGGCGTAGTTGTTATCATGGCGGCTGTTATCGTCATTAATAATTTGATCCACAGATTTTGGAAACCAGTTACATTTTTCTATACACAACACGGATTATTTCCTACAGTAAGATTTGTTACACAAGAAGAACTGATACAAATAGAACAGGAAAAGGAAAAGAAAAATGTCTAACCTAATATGGAATTCAACACTAGACAGCATATATGATTGTGAAGTTACCAGGATCGACGAACGTACTGGTCTGCTCAAGGTAACTAATAGTGAGTCCAAGTCTGTACTTTTAGAAAAAACCGTAGGTCTCAGTTACGGTTCAATATTTGGTCCAGATGTAGAAGATGTCGCGATTTGGCAAGAACTAGCCGTCAAAGCCGTAGACAGCCAATAATACGTTATTGATTTTTTCAATAACGCTCATAGAAATATTTTTAGAAAAAACCTATTGATTTAGGTTTTTAATAGACTATATAATAACTGTATAGAGCAAAAGTTCTATCAGGTTTTAACACACACAAGGAGAAAATATGAAAACCGTTGGTAATAAACTAGACCCATTTGTGATCACTGGCGTCAAGCCTGGTCAACCCGAAGATGCTTTCTTCGATATCACACACGAATCATTTCCAGGCAAGTGGAAAGTAATCGTGTATTACCCAAAGGACTTTACATTCGTATGTCCTACTGAAATCGTAGCCTACGACAAATTGTCTAAAGATTTCGAAGACCGTGATGCTGTATTGCTAACTGGTTCAACAGACAATGAGTTCTGTAAGGTAGCTTGGCAGAACGCACACGAAGATCTCAAGAAGATTACTCACACACAGTTTGCTGATACACAGCGTGGCGAAAACAGTTTGATCGAACAGCTTGGTGTATTTTATGCTCCAGCAGGTGCCGCACTTCGTGCCACTTTCATTGTTGATCCAAACAATGAGATCCAACACGTTACTGTTAACAACTTGAACGTTGGTCGTAGCCCAGAGGAAACTCTACGTATCCTCGACGCTCTCCAAACTGGCGAGTTGTGCGCATGTAATCGTAAGGTTGGTGGCGAAACTCTTTAATAGGTGAACCATGCTTGAGTGTTTGATATTAGGTGACAGCATAGCAGTAGGTACTATCCAGGCTAGACCTGGTTGTGTTGAAATGGCCAAAGGTGGCATCAACAGTTGGCAATGGAACAAACAATTCAGCGATCGTCCGGCACTGGACGGAATGGAATATAAGTTTGTTGTGATCAGTCTAGGTTCGAACGATCACAAAGGTGTCAACACAGAAAAGGAAATACTTGCTATCAGAGAAAAGGTAATCGCTAAACACGTTTACTGGATCCTTCCTGCTATCAAACCAGATGTACAAGCGATCGTACAAAAGGTTGCGGGTAGGTATGGCGATACTGTCCTACCGATCCGCACTCTTTCTAAAGACGGCGTACATCCTACAGGCAAAGGTTACAAAGAAATAGCAGAGACACTAAAATGACAACATGGGTAGATCAAATCAAAGAGGCATTGCCAGATTATGCCAAAGACACTAGACTTAATCTGGACGCGGTTATTAATCGCAGCACATTGGATCCAATCGAGGCAAACGGTTGCGCACTCGCCGCAGCCATGGCTACCGGCAATGGAAAGCTGGTTACATTCATTCAGTCTGGGATTGAAGACACTGTTGAGCGCGATGCTGCGTTGACTGCTGCCGCTATCATGGCACAGAATAACGTATGGTATCCATATGTTGAAATGGCTGATGATGCAAACCTCAAAGGTTTGCCAGCACAGCTACGCATGAATGCTATTGCCAGCCACGGCGGTACTACCAAGGCTCGTTTTGAATCATATAGCCTTGCTGCCAGTATCGTAGGCAAATGTCATTTCTGCGTCAAGGCGCACTATGAAACACTCAAGAAGGAAGGCTACACAGTAGAACAACTTCGAGACATAGGACGCATTGCCGCAGTAATTACATCAGTGGCAAGAGTATTAAATTCATGAATGTAAAACGTATCAGAGTCTATAAAAGCACAGGGAGAAGTCCGGACTATATAAGTGTAGGAAAAAGTTGGCCTACATATGGTCCGGGCCAGACCCCGCCTAAAGAATCTCGCACAGACGAAGACTTTCGCCTGGAGCAAGAACGAATCGCTAGAGCAATTGAACAGGCTAAGAGCGGTTTGGTAAGATAAATAGTTGGACTAGATTTACAGTCACACTATAATACATTACTCCATAGCAATACTGCTATGCGTGTCAATATTCTATAGTCAAGGACTATAGCAACTAGAGGAAGTAAAATGAAGAAAACTTTACTACTGTCTGCGGTAGCAGTTATCGCACTGGCGTCTGCCGGTATCGCTGCTGATCTACCAAAGAAGAAGAAGACTGAGCCTGCTGCGGCTGCTCCAGTCGTATCAGCAGTGCCTACTGAAAAACCAGTACAAGTAGCCAGTGCTGATACCACTATCGCTCTTGGATTCGGAATGGAATCTAATGACGGTGTTTACGACACCGCTAACAAGTATGCCTATAAGGTAGCTGTTGAGCGTAACATCGGCGGTGGTGCGTTTGTTGGTGGTAATTTCCAAACCAGCCAAACACAACCAAACAATGGTGCTATCAAGCAGAACATCGAAGTCATCGGCGGCTACAAGCTGCCAATGGGTCCTGTATCTGTCAAGGGAAGTTTAGGTGTCGGTGAACGTTATACCGATGGCAATAACTTTTCTTACTATGTTGCTCGTGCTGGCGCAGACTATAAGCTGACCGACTCGATCACATTGAACGCTGCTCAATATCGTTATCGTAATGCGTTCGACACTACCAACAACTATCAGAGCCACCAAATCGGCACTGGTATGACTTTCAACTACACGCAGAATCAGGCCATCTATGCCAATGTCTACCGTAACCTAGACAGCGGTTTCAATGTCACTGACAATGGTGTAGAAATGGGACTTAAGGTTTCTTTCTAATTAACTGAAATAGCGGCGAGAGTCGCTATTTCCTTTATATCATTTTCATGATTTTCACTATGTTTTTGAAGTTGGTTTTCCTGTAATATTACGATACATACTGTACACAAGTATGTTTCATAAAGGAGAATATTATGTGGACCAAACCAGAAGCAGTTGAAATGCGATATGGTTTCGAAATCACTATGTACGTGATGAATCGATAACCAAAAAAGGCCCTAAGCGATTAGGGCTTTTTTTTGACTAAAATACCGTTGTACTTTAAATACTTTCCTGCTATACTAAATTTGTGGCCGTGAGTGGAATATGGCAGACCTCCAATCCGTTGTGAAACGCATTCGGGAAAGGGACACAGGCATAGCCGCCGTCTTTGTAGGTTCGAATCCTACCGGCCACACCAATTACTACTATAAGTAGATACACATAACTTAAGGAAAAATTATGTCAACAGTAAATCAAATCACAGAAGCAGTAACAGCATGGAAAGCAGAAGATGACAAGTTCACCGCAGGCAATGGTGCCGCAGGTACTCGTGCTCGCAAGGCACTAGCAGAACTTAGCAAGTTGATCAAGGCACGCCGTAACGAAATCACGGCAGAAAAGAACGCCCGCAAAGAAGCTAAGGCAAAGTAAACAAGACGACATGAGCACATGTTACCCAAATACTATCACAGTCGGTAGTGGTGCTACCGGTAGCACTACCTACACTACTGCTGGTGCTACTGTCGGAGGTATTACTACTATACCGATTGGAAATGTTACTATAGGTAGTGGTAATAGCCCTTACACGTATAGTAGCGGAACAACATGGACTACTTCTCCTATCTATACCACTGGCAGTAATGGTAGTTCAATAAAGGTAACAGGCGATGCCGAGTTTGATGGCGATGTAAAAATCAAAGGTCATAGTCTGATGAAACTTTTAGAAAAGATGGAAGACCGTCTAGCTATTTTAATGGATCCTGATCCAGAGAAATTAGAAAAATTCGCAGCATTAAAAAAGGCTTACGAGAATTACAAATTGCTAGAAAAACTTTGCCAAGAAGAAAAAGATAAGTGATGTTATTAAGAGTCTATGATGATCTGATACCTCAACACTTACAGGATTATCTAGAGATGATCTGTTTAGGTAAGTCAGGTGATCAGCTCATACATCCCGCAGTAGATTTTAGATGTAAGTACGAAACCACAGCAAAGGAAGATGAACGATCTTATGCTCCGCTGAGTTTCGTACACATCCTTAAATCGAGCACAGCGACTTCTACTCACATGGATAACTTCGGTCTAGTGCCCATGGCAGTTTGCCAAGAAAATAATCTTATCATAAACAGTATACCTGTAGCAAGAGTTTTTATAACATTGCCATACGATACAGAATTAGATCATTATGCTCCGCATGTAGATTATCCTGGTGAGCATACTGTGGTAATTTACTACGTCAACGACGCAGATGGCGATACTGTGTTCTTTGATCAATCAGGTAAAAACATCATCAAACGTGTCAGCCCAAAGAAAGGAAGAGTCGTGATCTTCGATGGCCGTATACTACACGGAGGTGGTATACCTAAGAAAGGCCCTCGTTGTATCGTAAACTACGATCTACACACTTCAAATGGAAAAAGATAAACTGAGAAAATTCTGCGAACATTACGAAGTTCAAATCTTGAACGATCAGAATCGCACACAGAGATATAGGCGTCCTAATTTTTTCGCATATCCGCTCGATGCCGATGTTATCGATATCGCTTCGGAATTTTATGAAGAAAGATTGTACACAGTACAGATTCCCGAAAGCCGTTTAAAGACTCTAGTAGAAATGGAAGAAATGTTTTTCCGTGCTAGAGAACACGGACAGGGCAAAGACATGTTCGATATGCTGATGGAAAAAGAACGTGAAGAAAGAAATTTTAGGAATACAAACGAAGCTGTCAAAAAAGCCTACGAACAGTATTCCATGCTATTGAATCTAGCAGGATATCAAAGAAAGATATGACTCCACAGGCTCTTTTCCCAACAGTAGTAGCTACATCTGATTTTAGCAAAGATTTAGATATTCCTGTGCTTTTAAAAATTATAGAAAGACAAAAAACTAACCCACATAGTCTAGTCGACGAATCACCTAGTAGTTATGGTACATATATCAATGTGTTAGATGACATCAAACTAGAAGGTTTGAAAAAAAGAATACAGGTAGAAGTCGACAACTATACCGAACTGCTGGGACTTAGAAAAGTAAAGATAACTGGATCGTGGTTTAATATTCTAGGACAGGGAGGTAGAGTCAATGCTCACAGACATGAGTTGAGTGTGATATCAGGTGCCTTTTATGTCAAGGCAGATCCTGGTAGTGTTGGATTAAGATTACACAGTCCGCTGGCTCCTATGCGTATGTATGAATTCGCAGAAAAGGTGAATGACATCAACAGCAATTTTTGGGTGATGCCCTGTTACACTGGACAACTGGTTTTATTTCCTAGTTGGTTAGAACATAGCACACTTCCAAACCAAACTGAATCTAGAATAACGGTCAGTTTTAACACCAAATATATCAAAGAAATAGGTTGACAGTATAAGTAATTTGCTCTATAATCTAAATTAGATAAAGGACTCAAAGATGCGTAACTATTGGACCTGTTCAAAATTTGCTGATTGGCTTCGTGGTACTATGAAGCCATCTGCCGAAACTTCTAAAGGTTGGGCTACTTGGAAAAAGGAAGCCAAAGCCAAGCATCCTGTCCGCTATTGGATTGCCGAAGAAGGTCTCGATTACATCCAAGATGTTTGGATGTTTGTTCCTGATAGGATTAATGATGTCCGCTATTATATCAACAACCGTTGGATTACTCGTACTCATTGCCTCACTGCTCATGGTCGTGATATCAAACCTGGTAGTTGGTGTGATGTGGGTAATCGCTTTTTGCCATGTCTCTTTAATGAACTTGTTGACTTCGTCGAAATCGAACTAGCATGGTCTAATTGTCTTTGGAGCGATGAAGCACGTAAAAAGTATAGCTATCCTTGGTGGCGTCGATGGTATCGCAACTGGCGCTGTGAAGAAGCTGCCATGGAGTATCTCAATTGGGCCAAAACATTAACCAACGCAGAGTTTTTGGACGAAGATAAGAAGCATGAAGCTGTTCCTACAGCACAAGCAGAAGCCGCAAAGGAAATCGAAATCCTTTATAAATGGTGGAAGTACGAACGTCCACAACGTCCAGATCCATATGATGTCAGCGGTTGGTCAGCTATCTGCGAACGTCGTCGTGTAAAGTATCCCGACGAAATTTTTCCAGAAGATGAGAACAAAAAGGAAAAAGCTGAATCTCGCAAAGCACTTGACGTATTACACAAATTAGAACGCAAATACGAACAAGAAGATGAAGCGATGATGATCCGTTTAATTAAAATCCGTCAAAGCCTATGGACTTAACTGAAAAGAAAAAACCTTCATTCTTCAGACTTTGGGTACATCAATTTTATATGGCCAATTGCGAAGAACATGACGTGTTCAACGAACCAAAATTAACTATGAGCCAATATTGGCAAATGTATAAATGGTTCGTTAGAAGTAAATTCAGAGACCAACAACTAAAGGTTAGAAACAATGGATGATAAATTAGAAAATGTCTATGTTGAATATTTGAAATTCACAGACAAAATGGCTGGAGAATATTCTGCCATGGCTATCGCAGGTGTCATGATGGCACAGGCTTTGAGCATCTATAAGACTGCGTTAAAACCAGACGAGTTTGACAGCATGGTAGAAAACATCGTAAACTGTAAAGACAAAGTGAAAACATTCGCAGGACCTATTTTACAATGACCGAAGAAAAGAAAATGAAAGTGGAATTTGCTCCCGGTGCTTTTGATGGATTCGAAGGCACACAAGAAGAACTTGACGAGTTGATCGCAGAAGTCAAAGCCATGTTCGAAGGCAAGACTCGTGAAGAAATCGAATCTATGGGTCGTCCAATGGATGATGACCTCTTTGATGACATGAGCGAAGAAGAACAGATTCGCCTTATGAGGTCGTTAGGATTTGATGATCTACCACCGAGGAATCTACAATGAAAGCACAAAAGCCAGCTGAAGGTATTTTGATCAACAGAGATTACGGTGATGCTAAAAACTACACCGTAACCTGCGAGTGCGGGGACAGCGATCATTCTCATCACATCTGGGTTGAATCCGAAGATACTGGCGTCACTGTTCATACTCATACAGAACAAACTACCGATTACTGGTCACAAAAATTAGAAACTCGTTATGATATCAATAACGAAATCTATCAGAATATACATTGGTTCTTCGTTGGACTGTTTAATGATTGGTATCGTCGATTTAAACTAGTATGGCAAGTATTGACTAAAGGTCATATCAAATATCAGGCTACTATCATCATGACTGAACAACAGGCATTGAACTACGCAGAAACACTTAAATCTGCTGTAGCAGATGTAAAAGAATTTAAAAAACAAAGACAATCTAAAAAGGAAAACGTTGAAGCTGTAAGAGCAGCTAGCGAACAAGATTGCGTCTGATCATGAGTGACCCAAGCAAGAGCCCGCATAGGCATACCTTCCAAAAAGATGGTTATATCAAACGTATGGAAGAAAAGGGAGAAAAGCCTAACGAAGCTTATCTAGATTACTTCCAACAAATCTTAGAAGATCATAAGCACAAGTTTGACGATCCAGAAAGCCGTGTCAACAACATGGAATACGATCTCCTAACCACTGATTGGATTTTAGAAAAAGCTCGTGCTAGCGAAACTTATTCTCAAAATCTTTATGCTGCCATGTGTAATAATGATTTCCAAAAACTAGATGTACTGCCAATCCTAAAAGAACAGTCTTGGAGTTGCTCATGGAGGTATGCGGGCGGCATCATCGCAGACATGCGACAGCAAGGAGATTACATTGACTGGTACTGTTCTGGTATCGGTGATGGTCTGGGTAATGGTGACGAAGATGGCACAAAAGGATATGTGGCAGAAAGCGTAGTAACTGATGAAATCAAGGAGGATCTGAAAAAGCTAGGATGGGTTGTCCTAGATAACGATGACTGATATGATTATCGACGACGGTTACAGAAAGCATGTGTTGGAAAGATTGCGAGCCAACATTAAAGCTATAAGAAATATCGCAGAAGATTCCCTAGAGGGAGAACTATTGATAGGCATTTATGCTGTAGGAGATGTCATCCAAGCTGGAAGTTTTGATGAATCTAGCGAAGTAGAATTGCTATTTCATATCGATGGTGATGGTGAAATGGACCCTTATCTCTCAGATCAACTTCAAATTGATTTGGAATTAAATCCAGTCAGTGATTTGGAAAGCATCAAAGCTATCGTTTGGAGAGGTCCTATCGAAGAAGATACAGTGAGGTTGTATTGAAATTTTGGAGACTTTGGGCTAAAGCATTAGGTGAAAAATCGGGCAAGACAGACAAAGAAGCCGATATAGTAGCCTTGATTAGGACTTTAATAATATTATGCTATATAATTACCAATGCTTTTATCATAGCAGGGGTCATACGCCATTGGTAGTGGTTGACAGCACTATCATTTGAGCATATAATAATAGTATTGTTAAACACAGCATAGGAGCAATAGATGGCCGTTACTAAAGCCAAACCCAAAAAAGTTGTCGTATCAGCCGGCACACGTCGAGGTGCCAATCCTGATCCAAAGTGGACCGATTGGGAAAAGATGACTGGCGAACAGTATCACCGTTTTCGCCGTAACGCTGTAGCCTATTACTATGCCGAATACAAGACCGCAGATCTTCTTCCTGATCTGTATGCGTGGATGAAAGAAAACAAATACTCGTCAGAAGATATCCGTATGGCAAAAGCAGCCAATGGATTCAATCTAACACAGGCTGCTATAATCGCTCGTTGTCTGCGTACTGGTATGCCAGACTTCAACGAGAAAGAAGCCAAGCATTGGGAAGAACTTCCAGGCACCATGGGCGAACTTAAACCTGTAACTATTTTTCTCCGGGAGCGTATCGCAGATGCTATTGAACGCGGTCGTGACGTCAAAGAACCCGAAGAAGAAAAGAAAGAAGTTTCTACTGCGCCTCAGCCTAGCATCCAAGATCGATTGCGTGAAGCTGCGTTTAAGATGACCGAGGAAATCGAAGATGCTCACGAAAGCTTCTTGATGGATCCTGAAGGGTTTGACCCCAAGGCTATCAAGATCGTTAACCTACTCAAGGGCAAAGAGTGTAAAGGTGCTCATGCTCGTGTGATCAAAGAAATCTATCAACGCCCGTTCGACGAAGTCGTTGAAGCTATGGCAGGCAAAGACGAGCAGCTGAAAGAAGGATATGCTTGGTTAGGCAAAAAGAATATCAAGAAGCTTCATGATTTTTACCAAGAGATCATCAGTGCTTGTGATATGCTACAGCAAGAAGGCAAAGTCAATCGCAAGCCACGTGTCAAGAAGGCTGTGCCTAAGGACAAGTTGGTCGCTAAGATGAAGTACAAAAAGACTGACGACCAGCTCAAACTAGTGTCTATCAATCCTGCGGATATCATTGGTAGTCAAGAAGTTTGGGTGTTCAACACCAAGACTCGCAAGTTGGGCAAATATGTAGCGGCAGCTTACAATGATCTGCGTGTCAAAGGTACGACCATCATCGGGTTCGATGAGAACAAGAGCGTACAAAAAACTCTGCGTAAACCCGAAGAACAGTTGAAAGAGTTTAAGGCAGCAGGCAAGGTAGCACTGCGCAAGTTCTTGGAAGATATCAAGGCTGTGGACATCAAGCTCAACGGACGTATCAACGAAGACACTATCCTGCTTAAGGTAGCTTAAACTGCTGAACCAGCTATGGTGCCGTTGGCATTAAACACGGTAACCATAGCTGTACCACTAGTGGCTGCTAGAGTTATTGTACTAGCACTGACTTGACCTACAGCATTGGCTCCTACAAAACTTCCTGCCATCGCTACGTTGGCAAAACCAGAAGCAGTAGTGCTAGCTGTAATCGTGATAGCCTTAGTAGCTGCGTTAGTATTTCTTAGATAGATCCTGACTTCTCTACCGGCTGTAAGATTACTGATATTGATAGTTCTTGCTGTACCAGATGCGCTCTGGACATAAGCATAGAAAGTCGTTGTCGAAGCATCAACCGTAGCATCGGCATCAGAAGTCGAACTAGAATTGCCATAAGTTGGTGAAACTAATGTTGGGTTTGATCCCAATACAACGTTGCCGGTACCTGTTGTTGACAACACACTGAGGGTGCCATCACCACCTGAAGTAGTTACGATACCATTCGAAGTCAAACTACCAAGTTTCTTGTTAGTTAGACTTTCTGATCCTGCTAGTGTGGCCAATGTACCCGTAGTTGGCAGTGTTACACTTGTAGATGCTGTAGTCGTTAAGGTAAGAGCAAAATTACCAGATGTAGTTAGATTATTGGCAATATCGATATTGCCAGCTAGTTTAACTGTTCGAGCAGCATTTACGACATCTAGTGTCAATGTCCTACCTGCGGTTAACGCTGTCGAACTAGTCGCAGCTATCGTTAGATCAAAAGCAGCACTAGTATCGCGTAAGGCAAACGTTCCTACATTCGTGATGCTAGTTGAAGTGCCGCTGATAGTAGGACTGGTTCCGAGAACAACACTACCGCTACCTGTGGTTGCTGTTACACTTAATGTACCATCTCCGCCAGATGTAGTCACAATACCGTTTGAAGTTAGGCTTCCTAGTTTCTTGTTTGTAAGACTTTCAGATCCTGCTAGTGTGGCTAGGGTGCCAGTTGTAGGCAATGTGACGTTTGTAGTGTTTGTTGTTGTCAGTGTAAGAGCAAAGTTTCCACTAGTTGTAAGAGCGTTAGCAGTTGTTAGGTTTCCGCCTAAATCAATATTGCCGTTTAATTTAACTGTGCGGTCGGCATTAATAACGTCAACTGTTAGAGAACGTCCTGCCGTTAACGCTGTAGAACTTGTAGGAATAACTGATAAGTCAAACGCAGCACTTGTATCTTTTACTTTTAGTGTAGTGAAACGACCTGCTGCCGCGGTCGTTACACCAATGCTCATATTATTGATTGTACCAGCTGTGGCAGGATTTACTGTCACAGTACCTGTGCCTGTGGGACTAAATGTCACATTTAAATTTGCTGGACTTGCTGTCAATGCGTTATTAACAGTTGTTGTACCTGTAGCAGCACCGATGCTTACTGTAGTGGCTGCTCCAAAGGCATTAACTGTTGTCGCTGTGGTATTCAACAGATTAAACGAAGTTTGGTCTGTGGTTATATCACCACCTTTGACCTGTAGATCAAGGTCTACTACAAGATTGTTATTGATATTTGTCGTACCACTAGAATTTCCAATCTCTATAGTCGTTCCAACTGTAGCAAGATTAACTGTTGACGCTGCGCCAAAGGCATTGATCGTAGTAGCATCAGTGTTCAACAAATTGAATGTAAGTGCGTTAGTGGTTAGATCGCCACCTTTGATCTGTAGATCTTGGTTGATCACTACATCACTTCTAAATGTAGTTGTACCGCCAGCTGTTGAGAACGTCAATGTAGTGGCTGCGCCAAATGCCTGGACTGTTGTTGCTGTGCCATCGATTAAATTAAACGAAGTTTGGTTAGTGGTTATATCGCCACCTTTAACCTGTAGATCACCATTTATAACAACGTTGTCATTTTTGATCGTTAATGTTCCTGCTCCTCCCGACGCACCAATGTCAATCGTAGTAGCTGCGCCAAACAGGTTTCCAGTCACTGCATTAGTATTAAACACAGACACTGTGCCTGTCGATGTTGTCGTGATAGATGGCGATGAACCATTTAGATTCAATGATGTAGCATTCGTTCCGGTAATTGTAGGATTGCCAATAGTCAGCGTTCCGCTGTTGGCTCCTATGTTAACTGCCGTAGCCGCTCCAAATAGATTACCGGTAAGAGCATTAGTATTGAATACTGAAGCAGTACCTGTGCTAGTAGTACTGACACTAGGATTTGCTCCGTTCATATTGAACGTGCTCAGGTTAGGAGTGGTCAGTGTAGGATTGTTGATATTGAAAGTGCCTGTTGCTGCTCCCATCGTTATGGTAGTAGCAGAACCACCTATATTCAATGTAGTAGCTGTAGTATTGATCAGATTAAACGAAGTCTGATCGGTCTTTAATGTAGTAGCTCTTAGCTCTAAAGCACCTGTTCCGTTTAGATCTATAACTATATCATCATTGGAATTAGTACCTATGATGTTATTTTCAAAAATCCTTAGACCATTAGTGTCAACACGACTGTTAAGATAGATAGTGCCGCCACTGCTGCCCAATGTCAGTGTCTGATTGTCAGTGTCGGTGGTCAACATGGTAACACCAGTTACAGGCGCAGGATTGAATGAAACTCTTATCCTATAACTAACATTGCCAGTATTGCCAGTCCAATCAATGATTATCCTATAATTTACTGCTCCATTATAAACTTCTGAATATATGTTACTGATTTGATAACTTTGTAAAGCCACCACACCGCTGGCGCTGTCTAGATTTGACCAAATCAATGTGCTAGGATCTTGCCTTTGTAGTACGACAGATCCTGATACTATACTATCTAATACTTTATAAACAGCGGTATAATCTAGCATACCGTCACCGGCTGCTGTGAAGTTGATAGTAACAGTCCTAGCAGCCGACGAGCTTTGTGTTTCATCGGGACTGAGCAATAGTGGATTGCCAATGGTACCAGTACCTGTAACGTTGTCACCAGCACTGATTGTGATACCAGATAGCCCGCCGTCGCTGCTTTCGATATCAGCGACTACTAAATTTTTTACATAAATGGTATTGCTGGTTATGTTGCCTCTAGTAGTCACAGACTGTAGATTGTCAGTTTCTGTAACACCGAAACTTTCGAATTTTAATTCTTGTGGGCCGCCGCGTGTGATAGAAATACCACGCACAGGAGTTATAGTGATGCTTTGATTAGCACCTGCTGTGCTGCTAAGGTTGATATCTGTAGTTGCTAAAGGAACAGTCATGCTGTATTCAGCAGAGTTAATGTTCACAGATCCTGTATCTTGATCGATACCGTTGACAAACATACCAGCACCTAAAGTTATGTTTAGGCTGTCTCTGACACTTTTGGCTTCCAGGGTAGATCCAACAACAGGCAGTGTAGGATGGAAAAATCTCACAGTCCTAAAGGTGTCTATATAGGCTGTATCATAAGGAAAAGTATAATCAGCTACTAGCAAATGATTCGACCCAGATCCAACTGACAGCAGATCTATAGGAACGATTTCCCTAGCATTTTGCTCAGTGGTTGCCAGTTTAAATGTGTTGGCTGTGAGATAGATAATGTAATACTTGTGTCCGTCTACTAATCCGCCTATACTGGTTCCGCCACCGTTATAATATATAACACCTTGATAATTATTGAATCCGTGGCTGTTCTTTGTAATTACGTCTGTACCAATGTTAACCGCTGTAGCAGGGTTAAACGTTATCGGGCTAGTTGAAATCGCTGGCATTATCCTGTCCTTTTACCAAGTATTTATTGTTTTTGACAAAGGATAAATATTCGTACTATGGAACAAACCAACATTGATCAAATACTCGGTGGCTTGGCTGATGAGCTAAAAGCCATTTCTGCTGCTAACAAAGTCACTGCGCCCGGAGAAATACTAGCTGTTATTGAACAGAATCTAGCTAGTCTTTTCAGGAATGTACCCTACGGTTCATTGAGCGGAGACCACATAGAAGGCGGAAAAATCAAAAATTTCAGCAGCTCTGGTATAAGAGATTCTGCTACAAAAACTGTTCTGACTATCGACGACACAGGAATCAAAACTAGAAATGCCAGCATCGACAACGTTGATTCCAATCTAAATGTATCTAAAACATTGACTGCCAACGAGCTAGTAGTAGTCAACGATCTCACAGTATCAGGCATTTTAAGAGCCAATTTAGAAGTAGACTACAAAAAAATACTCAATCAGATTCCGCAAAGAGCCTTTACAGGCGATATGATCGCAGGCGGTACTATAAGAAACTTTGCTAGTACCGGTATACGAGATGTAGCTACTAGTCCAAAGATCGTAGTCCAAGATGATGCTGTAGCGATAGAAGCACTCAAGACTCCTTTAATCAAAGGCGATGTCGCTGTAGAAAACTCACTCACAGTCAAAGATGCCAGGATTACTGGCACACTTACTGCTGAAGTAATTACTGTAAAAGAATTAAGAACTGATATCAGGATTGAAAGATCTACACCATTAGAATTCGTAGAGACAGCAGACAGTCCTATCATAGGAAAAGGGCTAGTTTGGAAAAGCGGTAAGAGTCCTAAACAACTGATATTAAAAGATCAAGAAACTATTTGGTCTTCACAAAATATAGATCTAGCACAAGAACGTTCTTACATGATAGACAGTGTGTCTGTGCTGAGTGTAAAAGAACTTGGGCCCACAGTTTCCAAGAGCAGACTCAAAGAAGTCGGCAATCTTAATAAACTAACAGTGTTGGGAGATGTAAACTTCAATGATGTATTCGTTTACAATTCTGTCAGCGATAGGATTGGTATAGGCATAGAACAAGGACACAGCAAGCTATCTGTATTCGAGCATAATGTAGAAATCATGGTAGGCACTAAAGATCAAAGCAAGGCTGTGATCGGAACTTTTGCCAGCAATGAATTACATCTAGTCACAGATGATACTTCAAGGATCGTGATTGACGGCTCTGGTAATACCACAGTGGGCGATGCCAATAATCCAAAACAGGTCAAGATATTTGGCAAGGTTAGTATAGGTATCAAGAATCCAGATCCTTCAGTTTCACTACATGTCGACGGACCTATCAGGATCGCAGATCGACTACAGTCATATGGTTCAGCAGCACCTATCTATGGTACTTACAAGAAAGGTGATATTGTTTGGAATTCAGAACCTGCTATCAATCAACCCATAGGTTGGGTATGTGTAGCAGACGGTAGCCCTGGTATCTGGGCCAAGTTTGGTATGATCGGATAAAGATGCCAGTCCTAGCGATAGGAAACGGTGAAAGCCGAACAAACATAGATCTAACACCGTATACTAAAAAATATCTCACAGTAGGTTGTAATGCTCTGATCAGAGACTACGATGTCGATCATCTGGTCTGTGTAGATCGAAGAATGGTCACGGAAGCAGTAGCATTAAACAAACAATGTCGCATCTATACTAGACCAGATTGGATCGATCAATTTCAATCATATCCCCAAGTAACTACGGTACCCAAATTGCCTTATAAAGGTGATCAAAGAGCAGACGAGCCATTCCAATGGGGTAGTGGACCTTATGCTATATTGCTAGCTGCCAATCTATGTACAGACACAGTATACATGATGTCTTTTGATCTATATGGAAAAGTAGACAAGGTCAACAACGTGTACAAAGGTACATCCAATTATGTCAAAGACGATTCTCATGCTATAGATCCTAGTTATTGGATACATCAAACCAAAAAAGTATTCGAAAGTTTTCCAGAGTTAACATTTGTGATAGTCAACGATGATGATTGGCCTAATCCATTAGAATGGCGACTGCCCAATGTGGAACTAATCAGTTTTAAAGATTTCTCTTGACCATGTTATAAATATCCTGTAACATTATTAAATGTTACGAGGACTAAGACGCTCACCCCTCTTTAAATACTCTGCGTGTCATCAAACTTGCTCATTTGTTACAGGAGACTAGAGATGGCAAAATATTACTCAACAAAAACTTACGGCAATGACAGAGGGCTGTCATGCTGTTTTAGACAATGGCGTTCAACACATAGCCATTGTTCACTATTACACGGTTACTCTATCGGAATCAAACTGATTTTTGAAAGTGAAACCCTAGATGATCGCAATTGGGTCATGGACTTTGGAGGTCTAAAGGCATTCAAAGAATGGTCAGAATTTATGTTTGATCATACCTTGGTAGTCGCCCATGATGATCCTCATCTTGAAAAATTTCAAACGCTAGCAGAATTGGGTTTGAATGATGTAGGAGGGATCTGCGATCTACGTGTAGTCGACGGAGTCGGTTGTGAAAAGTTTGCCGAATTGGCATACAAAACAATGGACGATATCTTGAAAACGTTCCAAGCAGGTAAAGTTTGGCGTTACACTGATCATAGAAACAATTACCTAAAAGCGTTCGAACCTCGCTATCCTGTAGGCAGCGGTGTGAGGATCAAGAGCGCAGAAGTATTCGAACACGCAGGTAATTCCGCGATCTACGAAGGTTAATCATGCTCAATGTGATCTGTTTAAAACACGGAACCAAGTACAGTTCCGATTATGTAAACAGATTGTATAACATGATCGAGAGGCATCTAACGGTGCCTCATCGTTTTGTCTGCTTCACAGACGATCCTTCAAATCTAAACACAGCTATCGAAATACGTATGCTGCCAGACAATCACCTACAAGGTTGGTGGTGGAAACCATATGTATTCAAAAAAGATCATTTTCCAGAAGGAGATACTTGCTTCTTTATAGATCTAGATATGGTCATTGTACGAAACATCGATCATTTGATTTCCTATAGGTCAGGAGATTTTGTAGGACTGAGAGACCCTGGTCGTGTGTTTAGGAGAGATTATCAAAAATTAGGCAGCGCAGTCATGCGTTGGCCAGCAGGAAAATTTTCTAATATATGGGATGATTTTGTAGTCAAATTTGAAACTATCTGCGCTAGACTACACGGAGATCAAGATTGGATATATGATCTACACAAAAATAACATTTACTTCTATCCAGACGAATGGATCAAAAGTTATAAATGGGAAGTACGAACTAGGGATGAAATTTTAGGCTTCGGTAAGAATTCAAAATTTAAATTCGTATCTAATCCCAAAGTTTTAAAAGAAACTGCTGTGTTGGCCTTCCACGGGTATCCTATGGTACACGAAGTTCAAGATCCTATTATCGTAGACAATTGGAGATAGGGCGAAAGCAGGCTCTGAGGAATGCCTTCTCTCATTTCATCTTCAGTCCATTCACACCAACAAATATCATTAGCCCATTGTTCTCTATCCAATCTTGGTAGATTTTCGATCAAAGAAATATCAGTAGCAGAAACAGGTGCTGCCAAACTGCTTCTATCTACTATAGCCGGAACTCCTGCTATAACAGATTCGATACCAGGATTGCTATTATGGTTAATAACACAATAGGCATCCAGAAGTTCTTGTTGGAAAGGTTTAGAATCGTCAACTTCCACTCCACTAACCGCAAACTTAAATCTAGGATGTTGGCGCAACACTATATTCCTGTCTGTATACTTTCGAACTTCTTCTATTATATTTTTGGTCCAGGTAATAGGATCAGGCTGACCTGCCCACTGTTGGCTGTGTGCGTGTTGAGAACATATGATTATCTTTCCGTCATTGTTCTTCCAAGGCTGTAGTTCTATTCCTAATTTCTTTCTACGTGTCGAATCTTTTGGACCTTGTACAAAATAGTGTCCTGCGTTTATGCCGTTGACTCCTATCTTCCAAGTGATATCTCTTTTCAGTCCGCCGATTTCCAAAACTACTACCGGCTTGTTTTGGGCTCTATATGAATCAAAAACAGCTTTGTTGAATCTCATACGACCATACCAAAGCACACTCCAGATAACGGCTACGTCACCGTCTCCGGAATTATAAACGACTTCGTGTCGAAATTTTTTCAAACCTCGAGCAAAGGATTCGAATATGGGCGGACTATTCATGGCCCCGAAATTGGTGTAGAGATCAAATTTCATACTGTATATATTGACTTATAGCTCTGTTGATAGTATAATAAGACTATGACTAAGACTATCTTCTATAAAAAAGTAGGACGCCGTTATGTTCCGGTTTCGGAATATGACAGCGAATATTTGGATAGCTTTCCAAAAGGAAATCATTTGGTCAGTGTATATCCGGGAGGTTCTAGTCGAAGATTCAATATCAATCCAAACTACGCTGCTATGATCGCAGCAGGCCGAATTGCCGAAGATGCTATCAGTCGTGCTGTCTATCAAGCGACAGAAGTCCGACCAAAACGCAAAGCTATGACCCAGGCAGAAATAGATGCTTGGAACAATCTTATCAAAGTATGGGGAGAAGAAGCTCGTGGCCTTGTTCACCCATCTGCTAGAGAAGTTGCTGAAGTCGGAGTCGCTGCTATGGTAGAAGAAGCTGAAAAACTTTTACAAAACGAAAGTGTTCGCAAGGCATATGAACATTTTATGCTAATGTGCGAACTTACCAAGGATAAAAATGACTAAGATTGGTTTTACTTGCTCTACGTTTGATCTGTTCCACGCAGGTCATGTGATGATGCTAGAAGAAGCTAAAACAAAATGCGATTATCTAATTGTGGGATTACAGACCGATCCCACACTAGATCGGCCACACAAGAATAAACCTGTACAAGGTGTATTTGAAAGGTGGGTACAGCTTAATGGCTGTAAGCATGTGGATCAGATCGTTCCATATGCTACAGAACAAGAGCTCTACGATATCTTGAATTCTTTTCCTATTGATGTTAGAATATTAGGAGAAGAATACATAGACAAAGATTTTACTGGCAGCGGTCTACCGATGGAATATCATTTCAATAGACGCAGGCACAGTTTTTCCACAACCGAATTAAGACAGCGTGTAGTTGACGCAGAAAGCAACAAATGACTAAACGTATAGGGTTTGCCTGTAAATGGATCGACGGTCCTAGCCAAATCGACGGCATCAAACAGAAGGACGACTGTAAGCAGTACAATACAGGTAGCACCACTGTGGCATGGTTAAATAGACAGACGAGAGAAGTAGCAGAACAAAAGCTATGGGATCTAGCTAATGCTAATATCGAAGCTACTCGTAAACTTGTCGAACGTGTAGGAGAATTACCCGATGAACTCCGTATGGTCCGCCTTAGCAGTGATATTCTTCCTGTCTACACTGAGCCTAGCTGGTCTTACTATTATCGTCAGCCTGATGTCCGCTTACATCTTGAAAGAGCCTTTTCGAGTGTGGGCGATCTGGGACGCAGTCGGGGGGTACGCCTTAGCTTTCACCCTGGTCAATTTTGTGTGTTGGCTAGTGATAATGATGACGTTGTTAGTCGCTCTATAGAGGAGTTCGAATATCATGTGGACATGGCTCGCTGGATGGGATATGGCAAAACGTTTCAAGACTTTAAAATCAATGTTCATATCGCAGGCCGACAAGGCCCAATGGGAATACGTGCTGCGTTGGCTAGGATGACTCCCGAGGCCCGTAACACGCTAACTATCGAAAATGATGAAATGACTTGGGGCATAGAAGACAGCATCGAGCTAGTCAACGATTGTGCCCTTGTACTAGATATACATCATCATTGGGTAAACTCAGGAGAATATATCGATGCTAATGACGACCGTGTTAAAAGGATTATTGATAGCTGGCGGGGTGCTAGCCGCCCTGTGCTTCATTACTCTGTCAGCCGTGAAGATATATTGGTTGGACACGACATGTATACCCTTCCTGATATGGCCCAACTGCTGAGCCAAGGATACAAAAAACAAAAACTCAGAGCTCATTCTAACTTTTACTGGAATCAACCAGCAAACGAATGGGCTCTGAGTTTCCGAGACAACTTCGATATCATGTGCGAGAGCAAAGCTAAAAATCTAGCTAGTTTCGCACTATACGAAGAAGCGCAACAGTTAGGCTGCTGATTTTGGTTTACGGCCGCGTTTAGGCGTTCCTTCTTTCTTCTGAGCAGGCTTCTTAGCAGGAGCCTTTTTCTTTGGAGTAGGAATGCTCTTTACAGCAGCTTCTGTAGCAGCTTCAGCTACGCTAACTGGTGGTTCAACTTTATATGGGGCTACTGGTGTAGAATTAGCTACAGCTACCGCAGAACTATCTGTAGTAGGACTGCCTGCCGGTAATACAGTTGTACCAAACCCAAAAAGCTGTTTTAGAAATTTAATCATGTTAATCTCCTTACAGCCTATTTAGCTGGTAAATATAGTCATGAAGGACATAAAGACCTATATCAATTTAATAGAAGTAGCAGACAAACAGCTCAGGCAAGAGCCACTGCCTTATAAAAGAACCGAGCTAGATCCTGTTTTGAGTGAAAAAACTCTGGATTATCATTATGGTAAGCTAGCTAAAGCCTACGTAGAACGTTACAATAAAGGTGAAGGTGATTCAGATTTTAATAAAGGCGGAGCAGTACTACATAACATTTATTTTTCACAGCTAAAGCCGCCCGGTGGTGCTAATCGCCCATTCGGTGCTAGTGAAGAACTTATAGAAAGAAAATACAAATCGTTCGACAGTTTTAAAGAAGAATTTTTAAAAACTGCTATGACTATACAGGGCAGCGGTTGGGTGTTTATGGACAGACAAGGTGAAATAAAGACTATAAAAAATCATAATATCACCGGTGATCCTACTAGGATAGCACTGTTAGTAGATTGGTGGGAACACGCTTGGGCATTAGATTACCAAGCAGACAAAGACAAATATATGAATAACTTTTGGCGCATAATAGATTGGGCCATAGTAAATGATAGATTACAATAACTAAAGGAGACCAAACATGTTAGAAACAGTATTTTGGATTTTAGTAGGTGCATTCGTGGGCTGGCATATTCCACAGCCATCTTGGGCTAAGGCTTTGGAAGATAAAGTCAAAGGTTTTTTTATTAAGGACTAATCGTGGCATATAGCAACCAGGTTATTGATCATTATGAAAACCCCCGCAATGTGGGTAGTCTTGATAAGTCTGATCCTACCGTTGGTACTGGTATGGTTGGGGCACCTGCTTGCGGCGATGTGATGAAACTTCAAATAAAGGTAGATGAAAATGGAATCATCGAAGACGCAAAGTTTAAAACCTACGGGTGCGGTTCGGCGATTGCGAGTAGCTCGCTCGTTACCGAATGGCTTAAAGGTAAGACGCTCGACCAAGCGGGTACGATTAAAAATTCGGCTATCGCAGCAGAACTCGCTTTGCCCCCCGTCAAGATCCACTGCTCTATCCTCGCAGAAGATGCTATTAAATCAGCCATTGAAGATTATCGTAGAAAGCAAAGAGAAACTGAATTAAATGATAACACTGTCGGAACTAGCAGCTGAAAAAGTAAAGACACAGTTAGAACGCAGAGGCAAAGGATTGGGCATAAGAGTAGGAGTAAAAAACTCCGGATGTTCAGGTCTTGCTTATGTTTTAGAATATGTCGACACTCCAAACGAGCATGATGACGTTTGGCAAAGCAATGGTGTTAACATTTACACAGATAAGAAATCTCTAGTGTACCTGCTAGGTTTAGAAATGGATTGGATCAAAAACGGACTTAACGAAGGGTTTGATTTTAAAAACCCCAACGAAACTGCTCGCTGCGGGTGTGGGGAAAGTTTCAAAGTATAGAACACCTACCTTAGGACGTTATCGTTACATAGGTGTGCCCGGCTGCTGGGCGAGGATGATAGTAGGAGTCGTGCCCGAGGGCATCCTTAAGTGAGCATTAATATTTGCTAACAGGTAACAGACTGCTAGCGGGCATGTCCCATATCTTTTTCCTATCTACTCCTTTTTTCTGTGCGAAACGTTTAACATCGCACTTTGAGCAGCAATGGAAATAATTGTTACTTAGACGCCTATGGTCTATGTGTTTTAGATCTCTTTCAAATTCTTCATCACAACTGTCGCAACGGAATACCGCCACAGTCTTTTCTCTCGTATAGACATGATCCTTACCTAGCTTGCTAGGTCTAGTGTATTCTGTGGTACGTGTCAGTTGTTTCAAGTACATAAGATATTTACATTCGGCTTATAGAATTTTGGGCTAAATATTAGGAGCAAGTAGCTTTTTCCGGAGTTTATAATGGCTAGACAAGAGATTAATATTGGTATCGAAGGCAATGACGGTACCGGCGACAGTATTCGTGACAGTTTTAAGAAAGTCAACGAAAATTTCACAGAACTATATGCTATTCTAGGACAAGAAGGTAAACTGTCCTTTACTGGGCTATCTGACACACCTAGCCAGATACGCCTAGCTGATTCAAATAAAATACTGGTCGTTGATGGTGTAACTGAAGAAATTGTTTTTAAAGAACTAGTAGGTGATGCTACTCTAGTTATCAACCAAGTAGATCCAGGAGTTATCCGTTTTAGTTCTCTAGCTTCTGCGTTGATCAACGATGCCACTCCAACACTTGCTGCCAACTTAAACTCTAATTTCAAACGTCTAACAAATCTTAGTCCAGCTCAATTAGATACAGATGCTGCTACAAAAGGATATGTAGACGGAAAATTATCTCTAGCTGGCGTAAATGCTAGAGATCCAAACACTAATGCTATTAGGACAGAATGGGGAACTATGACTGGTCCGCTGATCCTAAGCAGAAATCCTATACAAAGCGATGATGCCAACTACAATGGGTTAATCGCTGCTACAAAATCTTATGTAGATGGCAAAACATTTACCAGTGCTAATAACATCTTTGTTGCTAAAAATGGTAGCGACAATAGAACAGATATTCCAGAAAACCAAAGAGGACGTTCTTGGTCAGCTGCCTATGCTACTGTTAGCTATGCTGCTCAAGTAGCAGAGCAGATCATTAACAGTGCTCCATTTGAACTAGGTCCTTATAGAAAGAAACTTACCTACGATTTTGGTACCAAGAATTCAACACTTTATTCGTTTGCTGCTTCTCCCTTGTCAGGAGTAGGTGCTACAGCAGTAGCAAGGATGGGCGTCGATTCTTTCACTATCCCTATCGTAGGAACTGGGTACGAACTCGGAGATGTGTTAACGCTATCTGGAGGTACTCCTGTTATTCCAGCACAGGTGCGTGTAGAAGCCAAAGATATCACAGGCGGCATTACTCAACTTTCTATCGTAGAAGCAGGTGTCTATAGCGCATTACCTGATAATATAACCAATATCACTCTCGTAGGAGGAACCGGTAACGGTGCTAGGATATCGGCTACCTGGAAAGTCAGTAGCATCATAGTTACTAATGGAGGTAGCAATTACGGTTCTGCTTCTGCCATATTCTCAGGAGGATCTCCTACATTAGGAGCAGAAGCCACTCCTATAGAAGTAGGTGGAGTTATCAAGGATGTGAATATCGTAAGCAATGGTTCTGGATATACATCTATTCCAACTATCGATATCTATCTACCAAGAATAACCATAACTACAGAAAATCTAGGTTCCGACTTTGACAACGATCTATCAGATGGTCAACTATTACGAGGATTAACTTCAGGTGCTGTAGCTAGAATCGTTAACTTTGCTGCCGAAATAGATAATCTAGGCAACGAAATATTTGATATACAAACACTTACTGGTAATCTTCTTGTAGGAGAAGAAATAGAATACGGCCAAGCTACCAAGAACGTACAAGTTACTATTGAAGTAGAAAGTGGTATCTATTACGAACATTTTCCTATACGTCTAGCAGCTAACGTTTCTATCAAAGGAACAGAATTTAGACGTGTCCAGATCAGACCAAAACCAGGAATCAGCAGATCCCCTTGGGCTAGATTATATTTCCGTAGAGATCCTATCATCGACGGAATCCGTGTCTCGACCACAGAATACGGTTATCACTATCTAACAGATCCGCTGGACTACTCAAGCACTCCCAAGAATAACGACGAAATGGATGTGTTCTTAGCCAATGACGCTGTTGTTGTACGTAACATGAGTGTTCAAGGTCACGGCGGATTCATGATGGTACTTGACCCCGAAGGTCAGATATCTGCCAAGTCACCATACATGCAAGTTGGATCAAGTTTTACTGGCAGCACTAATGCCAAGAGATTTGCTGGTGGACAATACGTCGATGGATTCGTAGCTAACATGCCCGGTGTGCTACTAGATAAGAGCGATGACGGATATAAGATCACTATCGGTGGTCTTTACAGAGAACCTCAGCTACCAACATCATTTGTGTTCGGCAGTGATTTATATAGGATTACCTTAGCGACTAGAGTAGAAACACCATATTTTGGCGCTAAGACTCTGCTGGCTGCTAACAAAACATTCATACAAACAGAAACCATAGCATGGATCAATTCACCTAGTGGATTTCCTAATCTAAACTATGACGAAGATATTTGTTATAGAGATGTAGGACTGATCGTTGATGCTGTCATGGAAGACCTTCTATATGGCGGTTATAGACATAGCTCACAAGCAGGTAGACTATATTTTTCTAGTGGTTCTACTATCATTGCCGGTCAAGTAACACAGACTGCCGCAGCTATAAGACATGCTAGAGATATCGCGATAAAATGTATCAAACAAGAACTGTTTACACCTGTGCTAGGCAGCGCAGGACAAACTACTATTCCGTCGATCACTGATGGTGCCACTGCTCAAACTATCGTTGACAACTGTTTTGAAATCATAGCTAATATTGTTCAATACGGAGAAGCTATGTATAAGGCCAAGGCCTTGATACAGGCTAACAAAGAACTCATACAGGTAGAAACTGTTAAATTTGTCGATCAATATTATCCTTCACTAAATTATCTTAAAGACACTTGTAAGCGAGATGTTGGACTTATAGTTGATGCTATTGCTATAGACATGTTTGGAGATTTTACAGAATCTCTAAGAGCAGGATATTCTTACTACAGACAAGGAGTATTGGTATATGCGCAGGATCAAATTCCTGCCGAAACAGATGCTGTTAATTTTATAGGTTCTACTATAACCGATATTATACAGAACATCACCATAAGTCCTTTACGTAGCAAACAGACTTTCAATCCCTCATCTGCTGTTTCTATATCAGCAAATACAATAACACTACCTTCGCACCCATTTACTAATGGATCTAAGGTACAATATAGCAACGGCGGTGGGTCTTCTATTACCACAGATTTTGGTACCTTATCAACTGTAGATCCATATTATGTTTATGTGATAGATGCTGACACTATTCAACTGTTCGAATCATTTGATCTGATAGTAGCCGCAGAAAAAGGTCTTTCTACAGCATTGGCAATCAATATCACAGGATCAGGCAGTGGGTCCAGCCATACTATTCAGTTCTACCAGACTAAAGACCTAACACTATCAGGTGTAGATCTAACCAACGCTAAAGTACTAACAGGAACTAGCACAGGTACTATAGACACTGCTGTAGGTTATATTAATACTATCGCAGCAGGCGGTGATAGTACCACTGTGCCTGATATCTATCCACAATATAACTGCGTGTTAGATACTCCATATAATGCCATGGTCGGTGGTAAAGTTATCTTAAGAACACCTGGTAACAAGTCAATGTTGAACAACGACTTTACACAGGTCAATGACTTGGGCTATGGAATTTTTGCCAACAATAACGGTTTGATCGAATCTGTGTCGCTGTTTACCTATTACTGCTACACAGCCTACTACTCACTCAACGGTGGTCAGATACGTTCAGTGGGTGGCTCATGCTGTAACGGTGTGTATGGTTTAAGGGCAGAAGGTGCTGACCCTAATGAAGTACCAGATTCAGTCAATCTAAAATTTCCGCTAGCCCAGACAGCTACATCTTATGAAAATGCTCTACTGTCTATTAGCAATGCCAAGGGATCGTTAACTCTTTATGTGACCAATTATTCATATCTACCTCGAAATGGCTGTGTCGTCGACATTGATCATACAGGCGATTCTGGAGCAGGAGTTACATTAGGTTGGAGAACATACAACGTAGTAGGTGTATCCACAACAGGTTTACCAACCGGTGTTGCTGCGCTTTCATTAGCTAATGTGACTAGTGCTTCGGGAGTCACTGGTATCGCCAACGATTTGACCAGCAAATCATTGATCATAAGACAAAGCGGTGAATTGGTCATTAGTGGTAAAGATGCCATCGTAAGCACAAGACCAAGCACTGCTCTAGTATTTTCAGAATCAACTGCCAACGTTATCAGAGTAACTGCGTTTAACCCATATCTAGATGTCGGAGCAGCAGACAAAGATGTGTTAGTGACCACTAGAGACGGATTCAGTTATGTTTCGTTACCTGTCAAGAAAAATGATACAACATTTACTATACCTCCAGGTTTCGGCAATGCTGGCGATGATTATATAGCTATCCAACCTTTAAGCACAGCTAACGCTGCGAGACTGACTTATCAAACTACAGGTTATACTGTATATCCTAGTACAACAGGAACAGGAGGACAGATATTTGGTTATCAAGACTCTATATACGAAATAACAGGATATACGCTGGTTAATACCGGTCTACCAAATGCTTATGCCAAGGTTACATTTAACAACGTCACTAATCCTAATGCTGCTACTGCTCGAGGAACGGTCAGCGCGGTTACCAAGGCCAATCCTGCTGTAGTCACTACTACACAGGCCCACATGATGACAGACGGCAAGAAGGTCAAATTCACCGGCGTCGGTGGTATGACAGAGTTGAATTTCTCAGGTTCAAACTATTACTATATCAAGAGACAGACTAACACTGTCAATATAACTGCCACTGCTGCCGGAACTAATTATGTAACTTTAGGATCAGCAGTGTCTACACCTGCGCTGGCTACTGGACAGGCTGTGATAGTTTCTGGATCTATAGGCGGATTGGTCAGCATACAAGACTATTTCGTCCATCGTGTGATTAATTCTACAACAATCACAGTGAGCACGTACAGGATCAATGCTACGGCAACAATCGTTTCTACAGACCCATCAAGACCTAATCAGATAGTAGTCGACGATACCAGCAAGCTATCGCTGAATCAAGCTATCATCTTCTATGGTACAGGGTTTGGCGGTATCGTTAGTGGTACTACATATTATGTTCTATCTATACCAGATACTACACATATTACGATAACTGCCACTATCAGCGGTACGACCCCAGTGACATTGACTACTGCTTCCGGATATATTTGGGGTGGTACTACTGCTACACTTAGCAACGCTACTGGTTCTGTTTCTACAGTGATCAGATCATTTGATAGTTTTGAATTGTATTCAGATAGTGCGTTAACAACCGCAGTCAACAGTACCGGATATACTACATTTACCAGCGGTGGTACTGTCAGTGCCATGGGCGGATTAACTTACAGCATCAATAACAGTGCCAGCAATGTGTCACTCAACGCAGGTATAAGAGGTGGTGCTACAGGAACTGTCACCGTTAATATTTCTACTATGAGAGCCACTAGCGTGGACTTCTTGGATATAGGAACTGGTAGCTACGCAGACACTAACTATCCATCAGATATTTTTGGTCCGCCGGCTAACACCCCTGATGTAGCTAAACAAGTTCTAGAACAAAACAAGGGTCGTGTGTTCTATGTAAGCACAGACCAAAACGGTACATTCAAAGTCGGTGACTTCTTCGGTGTTGATCAAGGTACAGGTAATTTGACCCTGAGCGCCAAAATCAACTTGGCTGGTATCGAAACTCTAAGATTGAAGAGCGGCGTTGAAATTAACGAGTTCTCAAACGATACAACCTTAGGTGGAACAGGACCTGCTCCATCTACTTCTACACCTACATCTAATGCTGTTAGAACCTATATCGATTCTAGACTAGGTCTATCTAACAGCGGCACCATAGTAACTACAGGTTTGGTTGGTCCGGGGTATATGGCTCTAGATGGTACATTGGGCATGAAAGGTCCTATGGACCTTAACAACAACAGAATCATAAATGTTGCTAGTCCAACATCAGCGAATGATGCTGTTCCAAGAAATTACATGAAGCTGTTGAATCTAGAGGATGGTACGACTACTGGAGCAAGCAGCGGTGACCTATTGACATTCACTGGTACTGCTGCCGGCTTTACAAAAGCCACTGTTACTGGTGCTATAACTCTAAACAGAAGCGGAACTACATTAACATCTACCCTTGCTTCAAATTATGTTACTGATAACAATATAGCTTACACTGCTGCTATCGGTCAATACAAGTTAAATCTTAACACTCTAAAAGCAAAAGCTGCGGATGGTCTACAGATAACTTCTTACACCAATCAAACAGTAGGAGCTCCTCGAGTAACACTGACAGCCACATTACACGGATTTGTTAATGGAGAAAGCGTTGTCATTTCAGGTGAGACTTCAATAACTTCTTTAAACGGTCAATGGACCGTTTACAATGTGACTACTAACACATTCGATATAGCACTAGCTATACCGTCTGGCACACTAAGTTCTACTATACGAGTAAGATCGTTCGGTCTGTTATCAGCTGCCGATTCGGCTGTGTTCACAGTTAGTGCTAACGGTTTCTTGAGCTTGAATGATTCGACTTCTACTACTAGTGGTGTTAGATTTACCAAGCTGGCATACATCGATCCTAGTGTTTATGATGCCACTGACAATCAATCATTGTCTGGAAACAGCACAAAGGTGTTGGCAAGAAGAGCAACACCTGCTAGTGGAACCGCTATCGGAGCTCCGGTTCCCGTTGACGCTAGAACTATCGTAGAAGACGGCGACGGTCTAAGCAGAGCAGAAGTTCCATCAGTAGGTGCTGTGGTTAGAACAGCTACTGGTACTGGCTCTGGCAAATTTAGCACAATCGGTTACAGTTCTACAACTGCTGTAGGTGGTTTGAATCTAGTACAAAGAGATGCTTCAAACGGATTTTCGGCAGGCGCTGTATCTGTTACAGGATTGACCAGTAGTGGTGAAATTACGCTGGCAGGTGGTGGATCAATTAATGCTGTCGGTTCACTTGGTATCAAGATGACTGTTAACAGCACAACATCAACTGTACTATCTCGAGTATTAGATAACGCAGGTTCTCAAGCATATTATGTTGCTCTCAGAGATGGTAACGGTAATACTGCTATAAGATTAAACACCGGTACATCGGCAGCATATCAATACAATGCTTATTATGCTACTATTCACAATTTTTGGGATGCCACCGGTAGTAACGCAGGTACAATTAATGTTAATAATGGCGGAACATTATCAACAGGCGCAGCAGCAAATACTGGACAGATTGTCGGTAACTGGTCTATAGGTTCGGGCAGTAGATTCTCAGCCACATGGGCCGACTTAGCAGAATGGTATACAAGTGATCAAGAATACGAACCAGGTACGATAGTAGAATTTGGAGGCTCTGCCGAAGTCACTAAGAGCAGCAAAGCAGCTACTACTAGAATAGCCGGTGTGGTTTCTACTAATCCGGCTTATGTGATGAACGGAGAATGCCCAGGCACTAGAGTATGTGTCGCACTACAAGGCCGTGTGCCATGTAAGGTAGTAGGCAAAATTTCCAAAGGAGATCTCATAGTTTCTAGCCAGATTCCGGGTGTAGCTATTTCTTCCGGCGAAGAAGCTAAACCAGGAACAATCATAGGTAAAGCCCTAGAAAATTACGACAGCGATAGAATTGGTACGATCGAAGTTGCCGTAGGCAGGTTATAAAAAACTAGGATAAATATAGGGTAAAGGTAATAAAATGAGCATAACATCGATCAACATAGGTAATTTTGTCAATGACGGTCTCGGAGACGATCTTCGTGCGGCTTTCCAAAAAGTCAATGCTAATTTCGCGACTTTAGATAACCAACTGAGTGTTACTGGAAAAAACCTAGGTTCAGGTGCTAGGATCTTCAAGCAAAAGTCTAATTATAATCTCGAAATGAGATCATTAGTAGCTGGAACTAATATTAATCTTGTAGAAAATACTGATAACATCACTATTAATTCTCCTTTACAAAACACATTTAATAGTATAGTAACTAGTAACGGTAATGTGGATGCTATCAGTCCAACTACAGAGGTTACTTTCCAGGGCGGAAACAATATTGTAATCACTAAGTCTGGAAATACTATAGTGTTCGATGCTAACCTAGTAGCAGTCAATCTAGAAGAAGACCTAAATTTAAACGGACACAGTCTATTAGGTTTAGGTAATATAAACATAACAGGAAATATTACCGCTACAAATTTATTCGGTAATCTATTAGGCTACAACAGCCAAGCATTAATTTCAGGAGTATTCGATTATAACTTTGGTTCGATAACTCAAGGAAATTATATAAACGCAACAGAATTTTTATTTTCACAGCTCGATTGGGATTTTGGTACAGTAACAAGTCCAGGTACCTATGAACTCGATCTCGGAACGATTTAACGGAGAAAAAGGATGGCCCTAAAGATACGCAGAGGAACCAACGCAGAAAGGTTAACCATTACCCCAGCGGCAGGTGAATTAATTTTTACGACAGATACAAAGTCGTTATACATAGGTGACGGATCTACTGTAGGTGGAAAATTTTTATCATCAGGTAGCAGCATCATCAACGATATCAACCTAAATGGTCATGATATTGTAGGTACTGGTAATATCGACATTAGTGGTAACATACATGCCAGCGGCACTATCACTGCCGATGGTGATATTACATTAGGTAATGCGAGTACAGACAATGTGGTATTTCAAGCAGACATTAATTCAGACATAATCCCAAATACTAACAACACATACGACCTAGGTACTACCAGCAAGCGTTGGCAAAATCTTTGGGCCAATACTGTCAACGCAACCAACGTAGTGTCAAATCTACAAGGCAATGTTCACGGTGATCTAAATGGTTCTGTGTTTGCTGATGATAGTACACTTATAGTAGATGGCACCAGCGGAAAGATCTACGGTACATTTTATGGAAACTTGACTGGTGATGTTAGTGGTAACTTAACTGGTAGCAGCAATGGCACACATACTGGTCCTGTAATCGGAAACGTAACTGGCAATGTTAGCGGAAATCTAACAGGACTGTTAAAATCTACAGGCGGTCAAACTGTGATGACTACAGGAACCGATGGTACAGATGCTGCCTTCGGCGGACAGACCAGAGGCGATCATTATGGTTCTGTATTTCCAAATAATTCAGGTTTGGGAGGAGCACCATTAATAGATGGTAACGATGTTAGTATTAATCTAAGAAATACAATCGTAGACGATGTCATTCCAAAAGTAGATGGAGTTACTAATCTAGGTTCTATAGCTTACCAAAAATTCAAAAGAGTATATCTATCAGATAGAATCAATCTCGGAGTAGAAAAAGATATAGGCGTCGTAAGACAATACGGCCTTGATATTAAAATTGACGAAAACAGCAATCACATCGTAGTTAAAAACGGTGTGTGGAACGCTTTACCTATCACGACCACATTGTCGGGTAATATCCCAGCAGGATCTAGGACCACATTTACAGTCGACGATCCTACAAACATATTACCAGGTGCTGTATTCAGCTTACCAGGAGTAAGTGAACGAACTGTGTTGTCGGTAGTAGGCAATGTTATAACAGCTACAGAAACTTTTGCTATCAGCGCAGGTCACGGATTAAATGGTGATGAAGTTACATTCTATAATCCAGGACAGCCAACACTTACAGTAAGTTCTGTTGTCCCAACTACATCAGTAGGTTATCCAGGCAGTGTTCCCGGAATGGTCACTCTAGATAATACTTACTTCTATATCTGTAGCGGATTTTATGACGGAAGCACAAGTATTTGGTCAAGAATATCTATCCAGTCGTCAACCTTCTAAGGAATTCGTATGGCTGTAACATGGAATACTCCAGCTGGTACCTTAGGTACATTAAATGAAAGAACTAAACAAAATATAGTTCTTTCTGCCAGCTCTGGCGTATCTGCTGTCACTTATAAGCTGATATCAGGTTCATTACCTCTCGGGCTACGATTAGAAAATAATACCATAGTAGGTACTCCATTCGAAGTTAAGAAACCAATTACTTCTAGATTTGTTATCCGAGCTAGTGACAGTGTAGATAAAAAAGATAGAACATTCGAAATAACAGTGTTAGGGGCAGATGAACCATTTTGGGTTACACCAGACGGACTTTTACCGGTAGGTCCTAATTACACATACTTTGTGCTTGATAACGACAAAGTTGATTTCCAACTATTAGCTTTAGATCCTGACATTCCGGCAGGCGACAAAATAGAATACTACATACCATTCGACGGTGGGGAACTTCCCCCAGGTCTCACATTGTCATCAACTGGTAGGATTTCAGGTTTTACAAAACCAATTTTTGCTCTAGAAAATAAAATTTATAATTCTAACTATGACAGGAATTTATATGATTCAGAACCATATGATCTAGGTGCTTTACCTATCAACGGTTTTGATAGTTTCGGGTTCGACGTACAGACATTTGATTACTTTGATGCTGTAATGTTTCCAAGAAAGTTGACTAGATTTTATCAATTCGTTGTAGTAGCCTCAGATGGATTACATGACGAAAGAAGAACTTTTAAAATCTATGTAGTCAGCGAAGATTTCTTGAAATCAGATAATACCATAATGCAAGTAGGAACTGGTATATTCAGAGCCGACAACACATATGTAAGAGCTCCTATATGGATCACTGAACCCGATCTAGGCACAAGACGAGCTAATAATTATGTTACTTTAAATCTAGAAGTGTTCCACCCAGATACATGGCCAGGTACAATCACTTTTAGATTAAATGATATCAATCCTCAGATAAGAGCAGAAACTCTATCTATAGTTAGAGATACCGACACATACTTAGATGTACAAATAAAACCAACCGTGGCTGGTGATTATCCTGTTCCTAATAAAAAACAACTGATATCGGTCTATGATGTAGCCACATTTACTGATAGCACACTTGGATCATATTCTATCGACAATATCGTATATCAAGGCAATAACAAGTATAGAATTTACGTAGATCCAAGAATAAATGGCAAGATACCCAAAGGATCTGAAATACTTTTCGGAACTCCAAGCGTGGTGCCTAAAGGCATGGTATTAGATACGATAGAAGGAAAATTAACAGGCAAAGTACCGTATCAACCCAGAATAACAGAAACATTTGAATTCAGTGTGGTGGCTACTACTACCTATCCATCAGGAACACAGGCCAGTAGTATTAGAACATTCACTATCAAGACTATCGGTGAGCTTGAGACGGGTATCAAATGGATATCACCTGCTGAACTTGGATCAATCAGTCCAAATAAAGATAGCCAATTAGTAATCGAAGCTGAATCATTACTAAGAAACGGTCTAGTAACTTATCAACTAGTACCCGGAAAAGGAGTTTTACCTCCAGGTCTTACTTTACTATCAACTGGCGAAATCATTGGAAAAGTTAGACAAATCGGAACATTCAATTCAACTGGTTTTATCTATGACTTAGATGGTGGCTCAGCATCCGGTAGTGGCAACATAACCGTAGATAATGGGGACTCCTTATCAACAAATTTTCTCACTCTTGATGGCAATACGACTACGAACATTACACGCGGTTTAACAAGATTTTATAATTATGACGGTAGTAGTGAAAGAGATTTTAATGTTACATTTGATAATACATTAACATCATTTGATAAAGAATTTACATTTGTAGTTGCTGCTAGAGATATCTACAATTATTCCAGTTCATCTAAAACTTTTAAGATAGTTGTATCAGGTATCAGTGATATAGTTTACAGCAATCTCAGTTTCAAGGTATTACAGAAAAAAAGCAAAAGAGATCGTTGGTACACATTTATATCTGACACCACTATTTTCAATCCCGAAAAAATTTATAGATATGGGGATCCGGCATTTGGTATACAGGACAGTTTGACTATGTTAGTTTATGCCGGTATACAAAGTTCTAACATAGATATGTTTGTTGAAGCTGTCAGCAGGAATCACTATAACAAAAGATTGAAATTCGGTGACATCAAAAAAGCTGTCGCTAAAGATCCTACGACACAAGAAATTATTTACGAAGTAGTCTATGTCGATGTAGTCGACGATCTAGTAAAAAATGGCAAGAGCATCAGTAGACAGATAAATCTTCCAGATAATATAAATCGACCTGTGAGAGTCGATGTTGATACTATCAGAGTAGACAGCAATAACTTTCTTGCTAGTGATAGAGATGTACAGACAATATGGCCAAACAGTATCAAAAATATGAGAAAACGTATCAAAAGTACAGGCCTTAATGATCGAACCTATCTGCCGCTTTGGATGAGAAGCATACAGGAATCTAGTTTCGTAGAACCTGGATGGGTTAGTGCGATGCCTATCTGCTACTGTTTACCAGGAGCAGCAGATGACATCATAATAAACATAAAGAATCTAAGCGATTTCGATTTTAAAACCATAGACTTTGAAGTAGATCGATATCTGATTGATTCTACCGACGGAATACTACAGGATAAATATCTAGCATTTCCGCAACGTGGAGAAATAATATAAAATGGCAAGCAACATAAATTCAGCACAGATTGATGAAACTTATCCAATCGCAGGAGTAGATAACGATACTCAAGGATTTAGAGATAATTTCAATTATACCAAGATCGGACTAGCTACAGCAGCTACCGAAATTACAGACCTACAGGCTAATACAGCTAAAATCAATGTAGACAACGATTTCAACAAAAAGGCGATCACCAATGCCGTGTTAAGAAATAATATTCACAGTTTTCTTAACCTAGGTACACGTAGCGGAGCGATCGTTATCAACTTCGGAAATGCTGATCATCAATATGTGTCATTAAGCGGCGATGCACAGTTTACTTTCGAAGGGTTTCCTGTAGACAATTCTGTGTCAGTTATATTAGAAATTAGAGGCGACGGTACTGCTAGAACTATCACTTTCCCTACAGATGGTGTTATACCAGTATTAAAAGCCAACTTTCCTGCTAATCCTATCACAGTGACTAGCGCAACTTCGGCTATGTTGGTAAGAGTAACTACAAGAGCCAAAAGCATAGATCCCGGTTCATTGGCTAGATGCTATTTGGTAGAATGTATGGGCGTATTCAACTAATATGATACATCCGTTCCAAGCCGATCTTAGCACACTCAAAGATTCGGAAGTAGAGCTGAAGTTACAAGAACTGACTAAAAAATATTATCAAGCACAGAGATTAGGAAACCGAGATCTCTTGACACAAGTCTTAACCTTTGTTACAATATACAGAGAAGAGCTAGCTAGACGTTTGAGAAACAATGGAACAAATGCGTCTAAAGGACTAGATAAAGACTTGGATCAATTGATTAATGTTGAATAACGCAGACAAAGACATCATAGAAGGACTGTTAAAATACGGACCTTCTGCTCTAGAAGATTCTTTCGTCACAGACCTATCTCCCAATTTAGAAAAATATATTGAACGCTGTTTAGAAGAAAAACTAAACTATCCTATGCCAATGTCCGAATTACCAAAAGGACGCTCTTGGTTTATTCCACACAATTACCAAACAATGGATATAGAAGGATTCCTAGTCAATCAATGTCCAAAAGAAAACTACGGACGTTTAGTCGATGAACTAGATCTATATAAAAAACATAATCTATTAGATATTTTAAAAGTATCAAAATACTTGGTCGATACTCTTAGAGCAAATAATATAGTCTGGGGTGTGGGACGAGGTAGTGCCGTTTCTAGCTACTGTCTATATCTTATAGGACTACATAAGATAGACAGCGTTAAATACAAATTACCTATAACAGAGTTTTTCAAAGGAGAAACAGATGGCTAAAAGAAATGGACAAAGAAAGGTTAAGGTAGTGGCAGCTAGAAACGCTAGACGTATCTTACAAGGACGTAAGCTACCAAAGACAAGAATTAAAAGGAGATAATAATGGGTAAAACAGTTAGAACCATGCAGGGCAGAGAAATCGACATGGAAAAACTCACCCTAGTCAACGAACTCGTACAGGCTGTAGGCAACGCTAAAGTCAATGCCCGCGGTGACCAATTAGGTCCAGGTGGCAAGATCGTAAAGACTAGAGAAGAATTGATGGCAGAATATTACAATCGTAATCCCAGGTCAGTAAAAGCAGAAAATCCTACACCTAAGAAAGCGGAGGAATAATGTCAGTAGTCAAAGGTAAATTGCGAATCCTCCGTGACAAAATCATGGTCAGTGATATGTATTTCGGTGAGCAGAAAACTGCCAGCGGCATTATTATCAAAAGTGATGACGGCAAGGTAGAAGGTATCTATCCTCGCTGGGGTAAGGTGTTTGCCGTTGGTCCTGAACATAAAGAAGATTTCGGAGTTGGTGATTGGATCCTAGTCGAACACGGTCGTTGGACAAGAGGTATCGAATATGATAATGGCGGTGACGAACCTGTTACTATTAGACTGGTAGAAAACAAAGCCATATTAATGTGGAGTTCTGAAAAACCAAACGACACAGTAAATATCAACCAAGGCATCGCAGTTCCGAATGCCGTAGACGCTTATAGATTGGAAAACAAATGACGAATCCGTTCCGTGATCAAGAACAGTTTATGACAGCCTGTGACCAAACAGTACAGGGGTTGAATCTAGCTCAATTTCAAATGTACTGTAATCTCATAGCAGAAGAAATGGGCGAACTCAGTCAAGCTATGACTTCTGACAACAGCGTAGAAACCTTAGACGCTTTGATCGATATCTTGGTAGTCACTATCGGTGCTATACATAGTATCGGAGCAGATGCTGAGGGTGCGTGGAAAGAAGTCATGCGCACAAACTTTGCTAAGATCGATCCAGAAACAGGCAAGGTTCGCAAGCGTGAAGACGGCAAGGTTTTAAAGCCAGAGGGATGGCAACCTCCCAACCTTAGACCTTTGTTAGTCAAACAAGCATAAGGGTCTTGACAGACCCTTTTTTTTCCTCTATACTATAATCATGGCTATTCCCTTACGAGACGATTTGATGGTACAGCAGCAGTTGCCGGCTAAGGACGAAAAGATTCGTGCTTGGCAACACATGGTTGGTGTCATCATGCTTAACCAAACTGGACGCAAGCCAGTGAAATATGTGCTACCTCTATTCTTAGAAAAATGGCCTACTCCCAAACAATTCTTGTGGGCTTCCATCGATGATGTAAAAGAAATCATCTGGCCATTAGGCATGTACAATGTACGATTTAAAAGACTCAAACTCATGACCGCAGATTTCATGTCTTGGGATGGGGTTGATGCAAAACAATTATACGGCATTGGCAAGTACGGCAGCGATAGTTATGAAATCTTCTTTAAGAACAATTATGATGTACAACCAACTGACAAAGAACTAAAAAGGTACCTAAATGACGAGATCAGAAATTTTGACACTGCTTGCTGAAGGCGTATATACTGTTACGTTCACTAAAGTTAGCGGAGAGTTACGTTCTATGCCTTGTACGCTAAAGGCAGATCTTGTTCCGCCGCCTAAGGCAGAACAACCAGAAACACAAAAGAAAGTAAGAGAAATCAACGAAAATGTAGTAGTAGCTTTCTGTACTGATAAAAAAGAATGGCGCAGTTTTCGTGTAGCTAATGTAATAGAAATCAAACCATTTGAAGAAACAGTATGAGCACAATACCATTATTAGAAAAACTTGCGGTACAAAGTCTCGTCGAATATAAAGGCGAATTAATCTTTAGTAAAGAAAAATTCGCCGAGTTAATCATAGAAGAATGCGCATCCTTATTTCCTATGACGTTTACTGACGAACAATATCAGCGTAGAATAGACAAAACTATTAGAAAACATTTCGGAGTTCAAGAATGAAAGAACTGTGGGTAGAAAAATATCGTCCTAAAACACTAGACGGTTATGTGTGGCGAGACGAACATCAAAAGAAGCAGGTAGAATCTTGGGTCAAGAGCAAGTCTATTCCGCATCTGCTACTAAGCGGAAGTCCCGGCATAGGTAAAACTACTATGGCCAAGATGTTGATACACGAAATCGGTATCGAAGAGTATGACGTGCTAGAACTAAATGCTAGTCGTCAGCGTGGTATTGACGAAGTACGTGACACTATTACTAACTTTGTTAGCATGATGCCTTTTGGTCCATTTAAAGTCGTTCTATTAGATGAGGCGGACTTTCTAACACCGCAGGCGCAGGCATCGTTGCGTGGAGTCATGGAAGAATTCCATAATACTGCGAGATTTATACTAACCTGTAATAAACCGCACATGATCATGGATGCTATCCACAGTCGCTGTCAGACTTTCCACTTTCATAAACTAGATCAGATGGATTTTATCACTCGCGTAGAAAACATATTGACCATGGAAAATATCAAATTTGATATTGAAGATCTAGCATCTTATGTGTCTGTAACCTATCCCGATCTTAGAAAATGTATCAATATGTTACAGCAAAACTCTACAGAAGGAGTTTTGATTAAACCAGAAAAGGGAGACTCGGGAGAAAATGATTGGCGCTTTGACATGATTGAATTATTCAAAGCAGGCAAGATAAATGATGCGAGAAAAATGCTCTGCGGCAAACTACGTGCCGAAGAAATGGAAGAAGTGTTTACTTGGTTGTATAACAACACAGAAGTTTTCGGTGACGAAACCAAACAAGATAGCGCCATCCTTATCATTAAGCAAGGATTAGTGGATCACGGTCTGATCGTAGATCCCGAAATCAATCTGTCAGCGACACTGGTCAAACTGGCTAGGCTGACCAGTGCTTAACTGCTAGGTAATTATAGTTTATCTTCCCTCTGAGTCTCCGTAAATTGCTAGCACTTCTTTCACAGCGATATGTCTTTCAACATCTTCTACTGTGAAGTGAGCCGTATCTACATACTTTTGATTTTTAAAATCATCATATAATTTTAAAAATTCTAACAGACCATTTGATGTAGGTCTGTCAGCTTGTTGTAGATCTCCTGTTACTACCATCTTGGAACCATCTCCAAGACGTGTAAGTAGCATTTTCATTTGGCTGGGCGTAGCATTTTGCATTTCATCAGCGATAATGAATGATTTCTTGAAGGTCCTTCCTCTCATATATGCCAAAGGACTGATTTCAATCACCCCCTCTTTGACAAAGTTTTCTATTTCTTTGGCATAATAGTATTCTTCAAAAACATCAAAAATAGGTCTAGTCCAGGGCTCCATCTTTTGCTGTAGGGTACCTGGCAAGAATCCATGCTGCTCGTCCACACTAACAGCTGGACGAGTTACCACGATCTTGTCTACTTCTCCTTCCTGGAACAGTTTGACTGCCATTTGACAGGCCAACATGGTTTTACCCGTACCCGCAGGTCCGATAGCAAATACTATGTGGTTTTGTGGATTTTGGAGTTTGAGTAGATAAGTCTCTTGATTGAGATTCTTGGGATATATTAGAACGCGATTTTTCTTTTTTGGAAGGAATTTATTTAGTTGGACTACATTATCTTGCTGGTGTAACGCTTGATTTCTAGCTTTTCTGTTTTTTCTCAAAGGATAGCCTCCTGTTATAGTGTTAGGCACGGACCTTTAGACCGTAGTGTCCGTGTCCGAACACAAAATTATTTAAGTTCGTGCGCTCAAAATAAAGTATAAACACATTGATTTTTGAAATAAATAACTGTGAGGACTTAAAACACTATGCGCGATACTAAAGATATCCTAAAAAACATACAAAACATATATGATTCTAACAATTCATTAAACATTCTCAAGGATTTTGAGAGGGTGCTAGATGAACTAGATGTATATGTGTATGAAAACTGGTTAGACGGCGAGCTCGTCGAGGGACCTGTAGAATCCAGATATTTCGTCTCCTGTACATTTATGTGGCCAGAAAAAGAAATGCCCAATCCTAAAGGTGGACAAAGATTGTTAGAGTACGGTTGTAGAGTATTCTTCCAAGAAGACGAAGTATCAACAGTAAGAAAGATTAAATCACCCGATGACATCAGACCGGGTACAAGGAAAGGCAAGATTGATACTAAAAAAGTTTGGTTAGTTGAAATCCGTATGCCTAAAAAATTAATGTTTGATATTGACAAAGGCTACAGCACTCTCAAGAAAAACAAAGTAAATGACCCTATGTCTAATATTCCAGTTGCTCCGGTCAATACTAACCAACCAGTCGAAGACATTGGAGCTACACCATGAGACAACTACGAGAAGGTCTTAGACCCAACGACCTAGAAGACATGGTCGTTTCTCTTTTCGAGATAGATGCTTTCCAAAGCAAAATGGGCGATGACCGTGATGTCTGTGTATTAAGTTTCCGAGTGAGGGATCGAGCACCAGCTAAAGACATGATGGAATTCATCGAAAAAGGTTTTGATTTTGTTTTAGATTCAGATGTCAGTGCCGGCGAAGATCGTTACGGGCAATATCATGTATTTGTTGAATTAAAGAGAACACCTAACTTAGCAAAACAGATAACAGAACTTGCCGACGGTATGAGAAGATTGACCGGTGTTGATAACTGGCGATTCAAATATTATAAACAGTTCAAAGCACACGATCTCAATGAAGATAATGTAAACAAAGTCGTTCCTACTAGTGCCAACGACTACGACATGATGATGGAAAACATCCGTGTGGAAAGCATACAGAAGTTTTTTAACAAAACCTACAAAGACGAAATAGTAGTAGAAGGCAATAGAGTAACTATCACAAAACCCTTTGGTATCAAGATGAATTTTGATATTGTAGGTTTCGGAGATAAGGATTCTATCTCCAGAGATCTAAATGAAACATTAAAGATGGATACCAAGAGCACCGCAGAAGCCATGTGGTTAACTAAACTTCTTGGCGATTTTAACATCAACAAATATGGTGAATCATTTGTTTTAGAAAATGGTAACAAGGCCATGTCTATAAGGATCGTATTCTAATGTGGTGGCTTGCCTTTATTCCCGATAGCTTGTTACAATTTTTTGTACATGCTATAACAATTCTAGGACTAGCAGGAATCATTTTAGGTTCTGTTGCTAGACATATAATCTTTATCGAACACTATGGTTTAATGATAAGGATAGTAGGTGCTGTGATGTTTGTAGCTGGCGTATTTTTTGAAGGCGGCTATGCTACTGAAATGGCATGGAGAGCTAGAGTCGAGGAATTACAAGCCAAGTTAGCCATAGCAGAACAGCAATCGGCTGATGCTAATGCTGCTCTAGAAGTAGAAAGATTGAAAAAACAAAAGGTAATAACACAAACTGTTACCGAAATACAAGAAAGAATAGTAGAGAAAGAAAAGGTTATCAATGCCGAATGTAAAATTTCAGACGAAGCTGAACAAATTTACAGACGAGCAGTAAAAGGACCAGCGGAGGAAAAGAAATGAAACAGATTCTAATACTTCCTGCGATCGGCCTACTGCTAACAGGCTGTATGACTACAGCACCAGTAACTTATAAATTTCCAGATGTACCACCGGAATTGATGGTGCCAGCTGAACCTTTAAAAGATCTACCCAAAGGTAAAAAACCAGAACTAAGTGATATCTTAAAAAATGTCAACGAAAATTATGGTCATTATTATGAACTTAGAAACAAGTACAATCTTTGGATAGACTGGTACAATCAACAGAAAAAGATACACGAGGACGCTACAAAGTAAATTTTTAGAGGAGCGAAAAATGAGCGAAGAGTATTCAAAATTGAGCGCAAGCGAAAAGAAAAAAGAAGATTGGATGAATAGTAAATGGCGTCCTATGATGGGCTGGATGTACATGTCAGTATGTACTTTCGACTTCATGGTCGCTCCTATCCTTTGGAGTTTAGTACAGACTCTAGGACATGGTAATGTATCAACACAGTGGCAACCACTTACACTCCAAGGCGCAGGATTATTCCATGTGGCTATGGGTGCTGTGCTAGGTATCGCTGCGTTTGGTCGTACACAGGAAAAGCTAGCAGGAGCAAATAATGGCGGAGCACCTACAATGGGTACAACCTATACACCACCACCGAGCACTCCATCATCTAGCGGTTTCAACTCACCTGCTCCGGCAGCACCTTCATTTGGTTCACCTAGCAGTTTTGGAGCAGCACCAGCTGATACTTCGGCTCCTGCTACAGCAGCACCAGCACCAACAACAGGTATGCCTGGTAGGAGTTCATTGAGCAAAAATTAATCAAGATTGCTTGATCTTAATAAGGAGATCAGCTAAAATATAGTATGAACTACTATAGTACATTAGGTGTTGCGCAAACCGCGTCACAAGATGAGATTAAAACTGCGTATCGTAAGCTAGCCATGAAACACCACCCAGATAGAGGTGGTGATCCTAAAAAGTTTCAGGCGATACAAGAAGCTTACGATACACTCAGTGACGACGAAAAACGCAGGCAGTATGATAATCCCAATCCGTTCAACAGCATGGGCGGTGGCGGAAATCCTTTTAATAATATGAATCCAGATGACATATTTGGATCATTCTTTGGCAGCGGACCTTTCAGTTTCCATTTTGGTAATAGCCCTCAGCCACAACGAAACACCAACATAACAGCCGTCGTAGACATCACACTAGCAGATGTACTAACAGGCAAAAATATAGACGCACAGGTTAGTTTTAGAAATGGTGATACTAAATTAGTATCTATCAATATACCAGCCGGTGTCGATGATGGTTCACAGATCAGATATCCAGGTATGGGTGATCATAGCATACCTCGATTTCCACCGGGTGATCTTATAGTATCTGTAAGGATAATACCACACCCTGTATGGCGAAGGGAAGGACTCGATCTAGTCTGCGATCATAGTGTAGATGTATGGGAAGCACTATTAGGATCTAGCCTCACAGTTACTACATTAGATAATAAGTCATTCACTATATCTGTTCCAGCAGGAACACAACCCGACACAGTATTAAGTTGTAGAGGCGAAGGTTTGCCTCATCCTAGGTCAGGGCATAGAGGTAACTTACTAGTTAGAATAAAAGTGATTATACCTAGGACACTTAGAGAAGATCAAAAACTACTAGTAGAGAAATTAAAAAATGGAATTTAAATTAGGTGTACACGAAAGTCTAGTTACTCCTAGTACTAACTGGGCGTTCGGCATAGATGAAGATCCCGAATATCTAGAACAGGCCATGATAGAATTCATGCTTAATAATAATGGTATCGGGCTTGCTGCTAATCAGGTTGGTATTACTAAAAGAGTATTTGTGATGGGTAGTAAAAACATAGAAGGATTCCCAGAACCCTTTGCGTTATTCAACCCAAAGATATTAGAAACTAGCCAGGAAGAAAAACTAGATCAAGAAGGTTGTCTAAGTTATCCAGGACTATATCTAATGGTCAAAAGACCTGAATGGGTCAGAGCTGAATACCAAGACAGCAAAGGTAACACACACGAAATTAAAGTAGACGGTTATCTGGCTAAATGTTTCCAACACGAATACGATCACCTAGATGGTATATGTTTTGTTGACAAAGTCAGTAAACTGAAGTTAGACTTAGCAATGAAGAAACTAAAAAAGAGAAGGTAATATGTTAGAACCCAGTGAAAAGTTACAAGCGATTTTTGAACGTGCTATCGGATTAGCTCAACAACTGTCACACGAATATGTGACATTAGAACATCTTACCTTTGCCATAATGTGCGATGATGACATGATCAAAGCACTAAAGGAATATGGAGCCAATAGTGATTTTATAAAATCTAATCTAGAACAATTTCTTAAAAATCAACTTAATGAAATACGCACAGACCTTAAAGGTCAAAAACCCCGAAGGACTGCTAGTGTAGAACGTGTGTTAAATCGCAGTTTCACACAAACACTGTTTAGCGGTAGACAAAAGATCGAAGTAGAAGATGTACTGATTGCGATCTTGAGTGAAAGAAAAAGTTTCGCTTTTTATTATCTAACCAAAGGCGGGATTGTCAAAGAAAAATTTATACAATATTGCCAAGGCAAATTTGAAGAAACTGACGAAGAAAACATGCCACGCAATATTCATCCATCACAGCTTGACAAGATACTTAACAACTACTGTGTAAATCTTACTCAGATGGCCAAACAAAAGAAAATCGATCCTGTCATCGGTCGTGATGAAGAAATTGAAAATATACAATTGATTTTGGCTAGACGAACCAAGTCTAATGTACTACTGATCGGTGAACCAGGTGTTGGTAAGACTGCTATCGCAGAAGGTCTTGCTCGCAAGATCTTTGAAAAGAAAGTACCTAAGTTCCTACACGATCACTTAGTTTATACACTAGACATTTCAGCACTACTAGCAGGCAGCAAATATCGTGGCGATTTTGAAGAACGTTGGAAAGCGGTGTTGGCAGCTTTAGAAAAGAAAGGCAAGGTGATTTTATTCATCGACGAAGCGCACATGATGAGTGGTGCCGGTGCTGCGAATGGTTCTGCTAACGATCTAGCCAATATGCTTAAACCCATGTTGACTAAAGGCACTATGAAGGTTATTGCTTCTACGACATGGGAAGAATTCCGTAAGCACTTTGAAAAGGATCGCGCATTGATGCGTAGATTCCAAAGAGTGAATGTCGACGAGCCTACACCGGAATTGACCGTCAAGATCATGAAGGGCGTTCGTAGATATTATGAACAGCATCACAAAGTACGCATCACAGATGCTGCTATCGAAAATGCTGTTAAACTATCTATGAAATATATGCCAGAAAAGAAACTGCCAGATAAAGCTATCGACATCATCGACTGTGCTGCTGCTAGATTTAAAATTAGACCCGATGCAGAAACAGAAGGCGATGATATCAACATCGTTGATCTAGAACAGATCATGTTTGAAGTCAGCAAAATGACCAAGATGCCGTTTGAAACTGTTTCTGAAAGAGAAAGCAACAGTCTTGTAAATCTCGAAAGCAACATGAAGAATACTGTGTTTGGTCAAGAAAAAGCTATCACTAATCTAGTAGACAAGATATTTGTAGCACAGGCAGGTATGAAGTTGCCTAACAAGCCAGTGGGCTGTTTCTTGTTCGTTGGTCCTACAGGTACAGGTAAAACAGAAACTGCCAAGAAGCTGTCTGAATCACTAGGTATTCCATTAGTTAGATTTGACATGAGCGAATACCAAGAGAAACATGCTGTAGCAAAATTGATTGGTGCTCCTCCAGGATATGTAGGCTATGAAGATAACACAGGTCTACTTATTACTAAACTACAGGAAACACCTAACTGTGTGTTGCTGTTAGATGAAATCGAAAAGGCACATCAAGACGTTACTAACATTCTGTTACAGTTGATGGATAACGGTTTTGTTACAGGTAGCAATGGTAAGATGGCCGACGGTCGAAATACTATTTTGATCATGACATCAAACTTGGGTGCTGCTGACAACGAACAGAACACTATTGGTTTCGGAGATCTATCCAAGGACGGTGAGGACGACAAAGCAGTTAAGAAGTTCTTTGCCCCTGAATTCCGTAATAGACTCGACAGTGTTATTAAGTTTGACAAACTGTCTAAAGATACTGTACGTATTATCGTTGACAAGTTTATGAAAGATCTTAACACACAGATCAAAGACAAGTATGTTGAGATCATTATCGACGATGATGCTAGAGATTGGTTAGCAGACCGTGGTTACAATAGCAAGATGGGTGCCAGACCGTTAGCTAGAGTTATCGATAACGAAATCAAGAGCCCGCTGAGCCGTAAGATTTTGTTCGGTGAACTTAAAGATGGCGGAAGAGTATTTGTTAGAGTAGAAAATGACCAACTGGTATTCGAAGTAAAAAATCTAGGTGACGGTCTTACCAAGCTAGAAAAACGTGCGTTGAAGCAGCATAAGAAAGTATTAGATGGCAAACTATTCGATGACGAAGTACAAAACAACAACTCGTAGTTTTTACGGTAAGTGGCTGTATAAGTCTAGCCTAAACGTCCCCGGCGTCTCTATCATACGGTCTAGATCTCTAGATGAAGTCATACGACTGATCGGCGGGAACGTTTTCACAAAAAATAAATTTTATGCTAAGGCCATTAATAATGCGGATGATATTTTTAAGATCATCGATTTTATAGGAAAGTATAACATCAATGAAGATTTAGCTTTTAGGTTAGAATCAGATAATATTGATTTCTATACCAACGATCCTAGTATTTTTAAAAAGATCAATGAGAAATTTTCCAGTGTATTGAGACTGTGTGTTTCACCTAAAGAAGGAACAGAATCAGTATTATCCGATAAAAACAAAATATTGGTAAAAAAATTTCCGGATAATACATATAAGCACAGGGTTTATCTACAACCACACAAAGTGTCTAGCATGGCAGAAAAAGCCAGAATGATTAAATGGCTTAAAGAACAAGATGGTAAAATCAGGATTACTGATACAGTATCTAGATGGTTTATCACTACTAACTGGAACTGGGATCGTAGATACGTGCTAGCCAAAGACGAACATACCTTGTTAATGCTTAAATTGCGGTGTGGCGAAGCTGTAGGGCACGTTTACGATTACGTGCTAACCGATAAATAATATCATGCCAGCACTAAGTACAGTTTTAATTTCACAGATCCATGCTAACGGAGATTTCGTTAGCGAACCCGCACAGGGCGACGGATTTTACAATTCCGGCGACGGTTTACACACCGTACAATTTCTATTTGACAATTTCAAAGGTGCTGTATACATACAGGCTACATTAGCTGTATCACCGACAGAAAATGATTGGTTTGATGTACAGGGCTTTGAAGACCTAGCAGCTATCGACAGTACAACACAAATAACTTCCAGATATGCTAATTTCTACGGAAATTTCGTATGGATCAGGGCAAAAGGCACACTGATCGAAGGCATGATACGCGAAATTAGATATAATCACTAACTATTCGTTTACGATAAATATAGTATGAATTCACGGCAAGGATCATACTATGAAAACATCTGATATTCAAAATACAATAAAAAAACTGTCAGTAATACAGTTCGAAACAGCATTAAATCCCAACGACCCGCAAGGCGATTACGCAGCCAAAAAACAGGCACTAGACGATCTAGCAGCAGATCCTGTTGCCAGCAGTGATCCCACAATAGCCAAAGCTATAGAACAGAGAAAAGCAGAACTAGATAAAGAAGCTGCTAGCAAAGGCGTGACCAGTCAGGACGCAGACGAAGGGTTTTCTATAGGTGACGAGTTTGGTATCAGTTTTAGTGAAGATCTAGAAATTGGCACACATATCGTAGGATTTGCCGAAGATGGTATCGTAGTAGAATTAGATGATCAAGCCATACAGATGTTAGAAACACAGGGAGTGAGATTCCTTGAAGGCGAACTAGTTGAAGGTCTTAAAGATCCTAAAGACAATCCGTGCTGGAAAGGCTACCACCCCGTAGGCACCAAAAAGAAGAACGGCAAGACTGTACCTAACTGTGTGCCTGAAGCTGCTAATCCAGCACAACAAGCTGCGATTGCTATAGCCAAGAAGAAAGCAGGCAAGACTGAAGATTACAATCCCGAGTATGATGATGAAGCCGGAATGGCCGACAACAATCTAGAAACACTAAGACGTGCTGTAGACGGTTTAGACGATCTTATACAGACAGGCGATAACTTGCCTGAATGGTGCCAGGAAAAGATCGCTGTAGCTAAAAATATGCTAGTAGCAGTGTGGGATTATATGGAATCAGAAGAAGCCACACATCAAGAAACAGAAGCCATGAACATGCCATTTGCTGGCGCTGCTGTTGGGCATAAAGAAGGTCCAGCCGGTCAACTGAAAGGCCGCATGAAGCGTCCGGCTAGCGCAGGAGATCTAGTAGGCGGTGAGAGCATCGAGAATGAAGCCAAGTATCATGGCAAGGAAGTTCCGCTAGGTAAAAAACTTCCCGGTGATGTTAAAAAATCTAAAGTCTATGTACGCGATCCAAAGACCGGCAACATTAAAAAAGTAAACTTTGGTGATAAGAAAATGCGTATTAAGAAATCAAATCCTGCTCGTCGTAAGTCATTTAGAGCAAGACATAATTGCGCTAATCCAGGACCACGCACTAAAGCTCGTTACTGGTCATGTAGGAGCTGGTAATGAGATTACAAGAGCTTTTTGCATCTCTTGAGAAAGAACAAGATCATAGACTAGATCCTGAAATAAACTATCTAGCTGATCTTAAATTTTTCATCGACAACGATAATGATATCTTGTCTAAATTTTTCTTTCCTGCTATAAAACAACATAAAGACACTGCGTCACCAGACGACTATCATCACTATGTTGAACCCATTAAAAAGACCATAGTGATTTATTGTAAGAAACATGATCTCGATGATGTCAAAGATGACATATTCGGTGAAGATGATATTCTAGAACTAGCTAAGAGAATGGCTCAAGAACAACATAGATATATAGACCGAGGCGATTACGAATAATGAGACTAAAGCAGTTATGGGAAGATTCGGGAGATTCTATAGCATTCTGTTTTGGTAGAATGAATCCTCCCACGCGAGGGCATAAAGCTGTGTTTGATACACTAGCAAAAACCAACAAGAACTATAGAATATTCATTAGCCCCGCACAAAAACCCTTAAAAAATAATCCATTAGACTTTGATACAAAAATCAAATTTATCAGAGTGATGTTTCCAGAACATGCCGCACATGTTTCAGCAGATCCTGGCCTAAACACTATCATGGCTATCGCTGCTAAACTGTACGATGAAGGTTACAGGAAAATCACATTCGTAGGTGGCAGTGATAGAGTTGGCACATTCAAAGAGCTACTAGACAAATATAATGGGGTAGAAATGCCCAACGGCATGTACAACTTTGAAGAAATAAATGTTGTTACTAGCGGAGACAGAGATCCCGATGACGAGGGACTAGCAGGAATTAGTGCTAGTGGCGCACGTGATGCTGCTAGAGCAGGAGATGTAGAAGCATTCACTGAAATAACAGGTGCAGGCAAGTATGCCAAGCAATTATATGATGCTGTACGTTCGGGATTAAAAATCAAAGAAGAAGTTAATGAAGGTCCATTAGAACTTAACACTAAAGATCCTGTTGTAGTTATATCTGATCCTAAGACAGGAAAGATACTAGATAAAATGAATCTGTCTGCCGCTGCTATAAAATATAGATTAGGTCCGCCAGAGAATGTCAAGCAACAATTAGCACATCAAAACTACACTACCATAGGAAACTATGTAGTACAGGCACCAATGACAGGACAAGCCGCAGAGGCAATATTAGTAAATGATCCAGAGAAAGGTGCTCAGATCCGTCCAGACGGTGGTATGGGAACTTGGGATGAAAAATCTCTAGTATCTAACCTAAGCCGTAAATTTGAATCTATACAAGAGTTTCTCAAATACGGTAACTACGAAAATATCGAATACGTATTATACAAAGCAGGTGCTATGGAATCTATGATAACAGCGTTAGCACAATACAATAGATTCAAACAGAAACAAGGCAAACGCCCCATAGGCAGAGGCCGAGAAATAGATATGGGGAAATACTGATGCGTCTACGTGACTTATTTGAAAACGACTTACCTAAAAAGAGAGATCCTAATTGGAAAACTCTACAGGCCAAGCGTACTAGTGGTGCTGCTGGTGTTCATCGCGATAAGAAAAAAGAACAGAAGCAAGGCTACGAAAAACATAAAAGTAAATCTACAGAAGAATCTCAAGATGGAACTCAGTGAATTAAAACGCCTAGCAGGCATAACAGAATTTAAGGGCTATCAGCCATACGGCGGTAGCAATATAAGTATTACTGGCAATGAAAAAGGCGAACTGATGAAAAAACACAATATCAAACCAGGAACACCTGAATGGTTCCAGTTATGGTTTAGCAAGCCTTATCTAACCGGTGAAAAACCTGTAGGAAAATAAAATGCGTTGGAAAGAAATAACAGAAGGTTTGAAAAAAGAAAATACCACAGTACATGGCGCTAAAACCTTTCCTGCGATCAAAGGATGGACTTATGATATGTATAGATGGGGTGTGGCTGCAGCTGGTAGCCCAGATCCACTACATGACATGGCTAAAGAAAGCGATATCGCTAATAATCTAGTAGCTGTACAATTCAGTGATGGCGATAGAGAAATCATAGACCACAGCGCAAAAAGAATTGGTTTGAAAACACAAAAAATAGGTCCCGACAAAAGAAAAGAAAGCGAACACATCAACAATGCTAGTCCTGTAGCTAATGTAAAAAGAAATCGTTTCGGAGTTTAACATGGTAGAAATCACTCCAGCAGCAAAAGTCAAAATACAAGATTTACTTTCAGAAGAAAATAATGAAAATCTAAAACTTCGTACCTTTGTACAAGGTGGAGGATGTAGTGGGTTTAGTTATGGGTTTACTTTTGATGATGTAAAAAACGATGATGATTTTTCTATAGATATCGGACGTTGGCAAGTGCTTATCGATTCTATGAGCATGATGTATCTAGAAGGTGCCAGCATAGATTACAAAGAAGATATCATGGGCAGTCAATTTGTTATCAGCAATCCTAATGCGCAAAGCACATGTGGTTGCGGGAGCAGTTTTTCAGTATGAACGAGTATCCAGTATATCCAGAGGATGATGGTTATGACCGTCCGAGAAACCCTTATAGCCCTGTTTAAAGACATACTAGAAGGAATTATTAGATTTGGTTGTGGCCTAGCAGGAATAATTTATGAGAGCAAGTGAATTAAAATTACCGCAGGGAATGGAAGTCTATGTTGACATGGACGGTGTCCTCGCAGATTTTTTCTCAGAATATGCCAAACTAGCCGGTATCGAATCAGGCAACTACAGAGACATTCCTCCAGCTAAAGCAGATCCAACGTTAAACAAGATGATAGGCACTGACTTCTTTTATAGATTGCCTAAGTTTCCTACCGCTGACAAACTACTAGATATCGTTGTCGATGCTGCTGGCAGCTATAATATCTGTTCAAGCCCTCTCAGAGGCGATCACGAAAATTCCGGTGTACAAAAAAGACGCTGGATAGAAAAACATCTAGCAGTAAAACCTAAAAATATTTTTATAGTAGCTAACAAAGCCAAGTACGCAGTCAATGCCAATGGCATGCCTAATGTCTTAATAGATGATAGAGGTAGCAACATTTCATCCTGGGAAGCAGCAGGCGGTATAGGTATCAAATATCAAGCTGACGAAGATACACTTAAAAAAGTATTAGATGGGTTGAAACGTGCCCGTCGTGTTGGTCAAGGAGAAGAGCCTCACGAACCACAACAGCTAATCAGCAAAGATAGAGGCGGCAGCAATGCTATCGCTACTGCCAAAGACGAAAGTATCGAAGAATCAAGAAGATCTGGGTTTTATTCTGTACACAAGTTCTTAACAAAATACAATAGATTCGACCCTATAGGCAGTCCTACTAAGTTTTCCGGAAGTGCTGTCGGCAAGACTTTGGACTATCTCAAACAGACTAACATGCCAGTAAAGGTAACTATCAATGATCATAAAGGTGAATTTGATAGTGTGATTATCGAACCGGGCGATCACGTAAAACGTGCTGTCGAAAGACTGGGTTTCATAGATGACAGTCCGGATGTAGCATTAGACGTTAAAGAAGTTAGCAAGCAAGGTGTGGCGGAAAACTTTGCTGATGGCAAAGGACCAGGTCGCCCAGGTGATAGCCAACGCCATGGAATACCTAAAAAAGCCACTATGGCTGAATTAGAAAAAGCCTCACACGCTAAAGGACGTAAAGGACAGCTAGCCCGTTGGCAAATAAATATGAGACGGGGTAGAAAGAAATGAGATTTGGCGAGCTAGTAAATGATTATAGATATTATGGAGCTAGGATCAAGGTAAAACTTAATGGATCTACTTCTTACATTGATACAGCAGTTAACGCTAAAAACAGAGAAATGGCTAGGAGATTGTTTAAAGTAATGTACGGGCCCAGCTCTATGGTAACTAATGTACGAGAAATCAAATGAAATTAGCAGAACTACTAGCAAAACCATCAAAAATCAAGGAATCTGCTACAGCAGGTGCTACTAGCGCAGGAAATATAGCGTCTGTAGCCAACCCTAACATAGCTAGATCTAAGAAAAAAGTAAAAACAGCTAATGCCCTTGATACCAAGGACGTAAGCATATTCGGCGGTCCGGCTTTCAAAAGATAAATATACGTATGAAAAGAAAGCTCATGGAGCCAACAAGTTAATGAAGACCCAAGGAAAATAACATGGATTTTAAAGCACTCATCCAAAAAATAGACAGTATTGATATTCCAGCGACGCCTGTAGCAGCACCAAAGCTAGCTGATCCCGTCGTACTAGAAGAAAGCATGGCTATCAAGGTTCTAGCAGGAGTTACTCCGCTAACAGAATCAATTCTAGCTGAAAAGAAAGCCAAGCCCGATTTCCTAGATATGGATAAAGATGGCAACAAGAAAGAGCCAATGAAAAAGGCAGCTAAAGACGCTAAGGTCAAAGAAGCTTCCGAACACAAAGACAAGGATTCATTTGATAAGAGTGCTAAACCAGGTGATACTGTCAAAACTTCTAAGGGCACATTGACCAAGACCAAGACTGGTGTCAAGCATGAGCGCAAATATACAGAAGGTATGGAAAGCACAGCAGAAATGGCTCATCACCATGCTTCAGAATATGCCAAGCATCACAAAGCAGGAAACCTAGAGATGTGTATGCATCACAAAGAATCCTGTGAAAAATGCGGTGGTAAGATTTCACACGGTGAAATGGGTGAATGCTACCATCAACACGCAGGCATGAACCAAGGTCAACCATACAATGTACAAGAAGGTGTTATCGGCGCAGGAGTAGGCGCTGGCCTAGGAGCTCTAGTCGGTGGACCAGTTGGTGCTGTCGTAGGTGGCGGTTTGGGTCAAGCTGTAACCAATTCTATGACCAACGAAACTAAAAAGTGTACCTGTGAAACTGTAGGCAAGACCAAATGCTCAGTACATGGTTCGATGAAAGAAGCTTCTACAGGAGATTATTCTGCCAAGAAAGCTCGCGCTGGTAAAGACATTGGTAAGCCAGGTAAGAACTTTTCTAAGATTGCTAAGTCAGCAGGTGGTGGAGAAAAAGGCAAGAAGATTGCCGGCGCTGTGTTAAAGAAACAACGTGCCAACGAAGCTGCCAAACCAGATTATATCGATCTAGACAAAGATGGTAACAAGAAAGAGCCAATGAAGAAGGCAGCTAAGGATGCTAAAACCAAGAAGCCTATGAAAGAATCAGTAGAAACAAAACTGACCTTTGTCAATGCTCTTGCTATCGTTAAAGAAAGCAATTACACAAAACAGATCGATCCTAAAGATGAAGCACTGTGGGATTGGGCTCAACGTGTAGCAAAAAACAAATTCACTGAATCAGCAAAAGCAGATGCGTTTGCCGCTATGACCTATGAAAGAATGGGCGGTGATTGGGACGTCTGCGATACTATTACAGAATAAGGAAATAAAAGATGGCTAGTCTAGAACAAATCCAAGCTGCTTTCCCACATGCTAATCCTAACAGAATAGCTGAACTATATGATGGATTCATGGAAGCATTTGAATTGTTTGAAATTAACACACCTTCAAGACAAGCTGCTTTCTTAGCGCAATGCGCACATGAAAGTGGCAACTTTAATGCTATGGTAGAAAATCTAAATTACTCAGCCGATGGTTTACAAAAGATTTTCCATAAGTATTTTCCAGATTCAGAAATAGCAAGTCAATACGCTCGCAAACCAGAAATGATTGCCAACAGAGTGTATGCTAACAGAATGGGCAACGGTGACGAAGCCAGCGGAGATGGTTTCCGCTATCGTGGTCGTGGACTGATCCAAGTCACAGGCAAGAACAACTACAGAGCCTGTGGTGATGCTCTTGGTGCTGATTTATTATCAGAACCAGATCTATTAGAAACATCCCCAGGCGCAGTACTATCAGCTGGTTGGTTCTGGGCTGCTAATGGGTTGAATGCCTACGCAGATGCCGGCGACATCCTAACAATGACCAAACGTATCAATGGCGGCACTATTGGTCTAGAAGATCGCAAAAAGCATTACGAACACGCGATGCACGTTTTGGCATAAAAATTTTTGCTCTTCGGGGCTCAAGTCATATATAATAGCTATATTAGGAGTTATTATAAATGGCTAAAATTTACGGTCCCGAAGAAAAAGCAAAATTAGAACGTTTAATCGCAGAAGGTTCTAATGTTCTAAGAGAAGTAGAAGACCTACAAGAAGGTCTTAAAGAAACTGTCAAAGCTGTGGCAGAAGAACTCCAAGTAAAACCCAGCATCATCAACAAAGCTATACGTATCGCTCATAAGGGTAACTGGAAAGACCACGAATCTGAATGGGAAGAAATCGAAGGCATCCTCGGTGTTACTAAACATTTACCAGAATGATAGATCTATTAAAACCCACATTCGATTGGATTAGGGATGACTGGTCTAGTCATCCTGTCCGCTTTGTGGTGGAGTTGTTTGCTTGGGCTATCAGCATATTTTGTAGTATCACGATGGCAGTCACTGTACCAAACCCGCCTCTTTTGGCTCTCTACCCTGTTTGGATTACTGGCTGTGCTCTGTATGCTTGGGCTGCTTGGACTAGAAAAAGTTTCGGCATGTTGGCTAACTATATCTTGCTGACCAGTATCGATACTGTTGGCTTGATAAGAATGCTAACTAATTAATATAGATTACGGTTGATCAGCCATAAATGATCAGTTTGGTATTTGCCAGCCCTAAATGGCATAGGAGAATTGATGAGTTACGTTGACGCTTTGTACAGCAGAGATTCTGATCTTGTAAGTATCGTAGAACGAGATAAAGAAGGTCGCAGACAATATAAAGAATTTCCTGCTAGATATATTTTCTATTATCCAGATACTAGAGGCAAGTATACCAGTGTGTACGGTGACACACTAAACAGAGTTACTTGTAAGAACCTCAAAGAATTCCACAAAGAAATAAAGATACACGGTAGCCAACGGCTATTTGAATCCGACATCAATCCTATATTCCGATGCCTAGAAGAAAATTATCTAGGACAAGATGCTCCAAAATTGAATGTAGCATTTTTCGACATCGAAGTCGATTTCGATCCTGAACGCGGTTACGCATCGCCTGAAGATGCTTTCATGCCTATCACTTCTATCGCTATACATCTACAATGGTTAGATACACTAGTCTGTTTGGCTGTGCCTCCAAAAACGATGTCTATGGCCGAAGCTACAGAAGCTGTTAAAGAATTCCCTAATACATATCTCTTCGAAACTGAAGCGGAGATGTTAGACAACTTTCTAACTCTTATTGAAGACGCAGACGTTATCAGTGGTTGGAACAGCGAAGGATATGATATTCCCTATACTGTTAATCGTGTTACCAAAGCATTAAGCAAAGAAGATACTCGCAGATTCTGCCTTTGGGATCAGTTTCCCAAAAAGCGCGAATATGAAAAGTTTGGTAAGACCGCAGTTACATACGACTTCATCGGTCGTGTACATCTAGACAGTCTAGAACTTTATAGAAAATATACCTACGAAGAACGCCACACCTATAGATTAGATGCTATCGGTGAGATGGAAATCGGAGAAAACAAAACTGTCTATGAAGGCACACTAGATCAATTGTATAACAACGACTTCCGTAAGTTTATCGAATACAATAGACAAGACTGTGCGTTGTTAGATAAACTTGATAAAAAACTAAAATTTATCGATCTAGCCAATCAGATCGCACATGAAAATACTGTGTTGCTACAGACCACTATGGGTGCTGTAGCTGTTACTGAACAGGCTATTATTAACGAAGCACACCGCAGAGGCATGATCGTGCCCAACAGAGCCAATAGAGATTCACACGGCGATACACAGGCTGCTGGTGCGTATGTAGCATATCCAAAGAAGGGTATAGCAGAATGGATTGGATCAGTTGACATTAACTCACTGTATCCGTCTGCTATTCGTGCTCTAAACATGGGTCCAGAAACAGTGATAGGACAGTTGCGTCCAGATTATACCAAAGCCTATATTGACGAGCAGATGGTACGTCACGGTAAGTCATTTGCCGCAGCTTGGGAAGGACTTTTCGGAACATTAGAATACGAATTTGTAATGGATCGAAATGTCGCTAAAGAAATCACTATCGACTGGGAAAAGGGCGGCAGTGACACGCTCTCAGGAGCCCAAATTAATGATCTCATATTTGATAGCAACCAACCGTGGATGTTGTCAGCTAATGGTACTATCTTTACATATGAAAAAGAAGGTGTAATACCAGGTCTGCTAAAACGCTGGTATGCTGAACGTAAAGAACTACAGGCCAAATTAAAAGAAAGTATTGCCGCAGGTAATAAGATTGAAGAAGAATACTGGGACAAACGACAGCTGGTCAAGAAGATTAACTTGAATAGTTTGTATGGTGCTATTCTTAACGTTGGCTGTAGATTCTTTGATCCGCGCATAGGACAATCTACTACACTCAGTGGTCGTACTATCGTGAAACATATGGCTAGTAAGATCAACGAAATTATTACAGGTGAATATGACTACAAGGGCAAAGCTATCATCTACGGCGACACCGACTCTTGTTATTTTTCCGCATACAATGTTCTCAAGAAAGAAATCGAATCTGGTCAGATTCCTTGGACTAAAGAAACTGTAATACAGCTATATGATCAGATAGCAGAAGAAACTAATCTTAGCTTTGCTAAGATGATGAACGAAAAATTCCATTGTCCAAAGACACGCGGCGAAGTCATACGTGCTGGTCGTGAAATCGTAGCATCAAAAGGATTGTTTATTACCAAGAAACGTTATGCTGTTCTTTATTACGACAAGGAAGGCAAACGATCTGATGTTGACGGCAAGCCTGGCAAGATCAAAGCTATGGGGCTGGATCTTAAGCGTTCAGATACTCCTGTAATCATTCAGAACTTTCTAAGCGAAGTATTAGAAAAAGTTCTTAAAGGTACTGACAGAGATGAAATCCTAAACTTTATCACGGAGTTTAGGACTGAGTTTAAATTAAGACCTGGTTGGGAGAAAGGATCGCCCAAGCGAGCCAATAACATAACAGAATATCAAGCCAAAGAAAAGAAAGCAGGCAAAGCTAATATGCCAGGACATGTGCGAGCCAGTATCAATTGGAATACTCTCAAACGCATGTATGGTGACAAGTATTCTATGAATATCACCGATGGTGCCAAAGTTATTGTGTGTAAGTTAAAAGAAAATCCCATGGGATATACTTCTGTAGCTTATCCGGTAGACGAACTTAGACTACCATCGTGGTTCAAAGAATTACCATTCAATGACGGTGAGATGGAAAATGCCGTCATAGATGAAAAACTAGAAAATTTGATCGGTGTGCTAGAGTGGGACATCAGTCAGACTAGAAGCGATAACACCTTTAACTCGCTTTTTGATTTTGAATAAATTTCACTTGACATTTACTCACGATCTAAATAAAATTAACTTATACATGGAGAACTCTAATGAAGGACATTTTACAAGACATCGTAAGCCATACACAGAACCTAGGATTCCTAACTACTGTTAAGGTTACGGGCACAGAAGAAAGCACAACTTTCTTTTCTATGGCAGAAGATCGTTCAGTGATCATGGATGCCAATACACACAATCCATATCCTGATATGATTGGTACTTTTGGTATGCCTCAACTACAAAAGTTGAAGTATCTGCTAGATGGATCAGAATACAAAGAAGATGCTAAGATCAATATTTTCAAAGCAGAACGCAACGGCGAGACCCTGCCAGTAGGCATCCACTTTGAAAATAAAGATGGCGACTTCAAGAACGACTATCGTTTTATGAGCATGGAAGCTGTAAACGAAAAGCTAAAGAATGTTAAGTTCCGTGGCGTTGCTTGGCACGTAGAATTAGAACCCAGTGTGGCAGCAGTGGCTCGTTTCAATTTCCAAGCAGGTGCTCATAGCGAACATCCAACATTCTTGGCCAAGACAGAAAACAACAATCTAAAGTTTATCTTCGGTGATGCTAGCACACACGGTGGTGAATTTGTTTTTGCTACCGATGTCGTAGGTACGTTGAACAAGGGTTGGACTTGGCCAGTGTTGCCAGTACTAAGCATCTTGAAGATTGCTGATGTTAATAATACCAAGATGAAACTTTCCAACGAAGGTGCTATCGAAATCACACTAGACAGCGGGTTGACTACTTACAGGTATATCATTCCAGCACAGGCGTCTTGATATCATGGATCTTGATTTAATTTTCAGTCTTGTAGCATTAGTGGTCGTGGTTGGCATGATCGCTTTTGCTATTAAGGCAACTAAAGGTGATTGCGATGATTAAAAATATTACTACCAACAGCCGTTACTTAAATGTACAAGGCGGTTCTCCTATGAGCACATATATCAGTCCAGGCAGTTTGTCTGCTGGTTCTCTAAGATACAATCCGAATAATTCGGCCGTAGAAGTCTATGACGGAAATTCATGGAAAGAAATGGGTATGAGCTATGCCAGCGTGAATCTTTCTTCAGAAGCAGAAGCATTGCTGGATTGGGCACGTCAGAGACGCAACGAAGAACAAGAATATGAACGGTTGGCTTCTACTAATCAAGCTGTTAAAATAGCTATGGAGAATGTAGAAAAAGCCAAACAACAATTAACAATAACAGCAAAACTAGCCAAAGATACATATCACGATCATGGCGAAGTTATGGAACAGGCAAGCCCTTAATATGAACCCACCAGTCAACTTAACACCTTTACAAAAAGATTACGCAGTATATCTGCCAGCTATCAGCTGTTTCTTTAGCACGTATATCAGTAAACAACGTTTCGAACAATTCGTTCCCGACGATCGTATTCCACAAGGTTTCGATCGTGGTATCGAAGGTATGAACTTTCTTAATCCTGAACAAGGGTACTTTACTTACAAGTATGGTCTTTATTCCGCAGGACATGCTACACTAGATCTTAACAAGACTATGACCATGGATGCGATGATCCAAGATCGCGATCGTGCTAACACTGTTATCGTTGGAGATTCCGGTGGATATCAGATTGGTAAAGGTGTTCTTAAGTTTGACTGGCAGAACTTTGAAGGCAAGGCTGCTAATGATGTTCGTGATAAGATCCTTAATTGGCTAGAGCTAACTGCTGATTGGTCTATGTTGCTAGACGTTCCGACATGGGCTTGTGATCATATACACAGTCCAAAGACAGGTCTTAAGAGCTTCCAAGACTGTTTAGATAAAACTCTACATAATAACGATTACTTTATCCGTAATCGACTAGGACAAACTAAGTTTCTAAACGTGTTACAAGGCAGCGACTGGGAAACAGCCGATGCTTGGTATCAGGCTGTCAAACATCTTCCTACCGAAGGTTGGGCGATGGGTGGTAAGAACATGTGCGACATGGAAATCGCACTTAAACGTCTTATCATATTGCGAGATGAAAAGCTGTTAGACGATCGTAATTGGATGCACTTCTTGGGTACAGCCCAATTAGATTGGTCTTGCTATTTGACTTCTATTCAAAGACAGATTAGGAAGAACGTAAATGAAAACTTTACCATATCTTTTGATTGCGCATCACCGTTTATCGCAACAGCACACGGGCTCGTCTACACAAACGCACAGCACACAAACAAACGCTGGTCAGTTATCATGGACAAAGCCCCAGACAACAAAGCCCTTAGCCAGGCTTTTCATGTCCCGTTCCCCTTCGAATCAGAAATAGGACGCAGGCTGTCAATCGGAGACATCTGCTGGTACAAACCAGGTATGTTAAACAAAGTCGGCAAAGAAGGCAAGACAAGCTGGGACAGCTTTGGTTATGCGCTTATGATGGCACATAACACATATTGCCATATCGTTGCTGTACAACGTGCTAACAATCTCATGGATATCGAAACTAAGAAGATACAGCCTGATTGGAAACTATGGCGTAAGGTCAAAGAAAACGATATGAGCGATGAATACTCTGATTGGGTTCCTCGCAATATCCTGTATTTTGATAGATTTGTCGAAGAGTTATTCAAATCAGAAACTCCGATGCAGATGATCGAACAGGCAAGACCTATGCTCAATGACATGATGGGTATGAGATTGAAAGGTGGTGTTGCTAAGAACACATACAATTCGCTGTTTGAAGAAGATCAAAAAACAGGAACAGTAGAAGACTTCATGGATCCAAATGATGAAGCACTTTTGGAATTAGAAGAACTCTATCACGAGCAGGAGGCTCAGCATGTATGAGAATCGAATCAAGCACTTACAAGAAGTACATCAACACCTAGATAACCAAATCGATAAAATGGAGCGAAATGGTAATTTCAAAGATGAAGAACTAGCTGCTTTGAAAAAGAAAAGGTTGTTTTTTAGAGACGAAATTGCTAAACTAGAACGTAAGCAATGGGAACACGATCACGATACATTGGAACACTGGGATGACGAAGAAAGATAAACCAATTCCTCCGGCACAATTTGCTCTCAATAGGACTCAAGTCGAAAAACTATCTAAAATGGCCGCGCACTTCAAAGAAGTAGAATGGTTTACCTTAGAGGAAAGCCATAGTAGCGGTATCGGTCCTACTGTCGTAGTTAAATTCAATCTGTTCAACGATAACGACAAAGATAACGACACTACCGTCGATATCACTGACGTTTCAACTTGGTGAAATATGAAAAGAGATTATTCATCTGGACAAGCAGACGACGCTGTATTTTTCACAGGTATTGAAGTAGAAAAAACTCCTGCCTTTGGATTAAAGACTTTATTCGTTGTAGGAGTACAGCCTACTAGCAAAATTCATGCGGCAGCAGTAGCATATGGCTGTGAACATATCTATTTTGGCGCTAATCAAAGTTTTCCTAAGCTACAAGTCAACGACGGTGACGGATGGCGTCCATGGGAAGATATGATCCAAACAATGTTACGAAGTGGTCTTAGAGACGGACATCAATACCTATGTACTTTAGATCTTGATGTTAGTTGCGTAGAAGGTCTTCTTGAATCTGCGTGTTGCGAATATACAAATTTCATTCCGCAGATATCTGTAAAGATCCCCTATCTACAACAATTAGGCTATAATGCCACAATTAAAATCGACGATAGAGATTTTAATGCTACTAATCACGGAGTGTGGTGCCATAACCTCCATGACCTACTGGGAAGAGATCGCTTCACTAGTTGGACCGAATATGGTAAAGATGAGATTATAAAGTAATGGCAACTGGACAATATGCTGTCGAAACAACAGCAAAAACACAAAGGCAAGTAATGAAACGATCTTTTAAACAAAAATTTCGATCTTGGTTATTCGACGAAGAAAGTTCTCAACCAATAGCTTCTCTCGGAATGGTCGAAGAAGCTAAACTACAATCAGAAGGTATGCGACTACAAATCTACAAGGCATCTGGCGGTTATGTAGTTGAAACTAGAAGCTATGATCGTTTAAAGGATCGTAGCGGTTGTAAGATGTTCGTTATCAAAGAAGAAGACGACCTAGGCACAGAACTAGGAAAGATCGTCATGATGGAGGCATTAAGAGGATGAATATTCGGCAGGACGTCCGCCCTAACAAAATGATTTGGGTCACTTTTCGCAAAGAAGGTATTCATAAATATCCAGCAGCCTTGGAAGATCCAAGTCTAGCTACTGGAGATGAATATGACGTATCGTTTTTGGGTTACCCTCATCGCCACATCTTTCATTTCAGGGTGTGGATCAATGTGCTCCACAATGATAGGGACATCGAGTTCATCCAATTCAAACGATGGCTCGAGTCGCTGTATAATGGTCAAGGTGCCGTTCTAAGCCTTGACTACAAGAGTTGTGAGATGATGAGCGATGATTTACACGCTCAGATTATCGCAAAGTACCCAGGCCGCGAGGTTTGGATTGAGATCTCCGAAGACGGAGAAAATGGTTCATTCATCAAATATTAAAACAAGAGGCTATAATGTCTAAGAACTACAAGGAATATAAGTATTTCGCCAATCGCCCAGATGTCGTCAAGATTTTTGATGACTTAGATGCTTATCTCGACTTTTGTCGATTTGAGCTTCGTCCTTATAATCCTGCTGATCTTTATAGAAAAGACAGCGAACACTATAGGGCATTTCTAAACTCTCAACGCCATAGCAATGGTGGTTATCATAATAACCACAATCATCAACGTAGAGATTTTAGACACAACAATAAGCCAAGAAACTTCACAAGACAATGACAGTATTTTTAGTTGATTTAGAAGCTGTCGAGACCAGGTACACGGGACAATGGAAGGCTCATGTACCTGAGCTCTTACGAAAAAGGGTACAAAATGTTCAAATTATCGATGGCCCTACGGATATTCCTGCTGCCACTACGCCTGGTGCTTTTCTCAATTTTGGTGGCACCAATGTATATAAGTCTAGTCAAGTTGAGAAGATTAGCAGACTATTTTGCGCCGGATCAGTGGGCCCTGGTGATCATTTTATTTTTACAGATGCGTGGCATCCTGGGATCATTAACATCAAATACATGAGTGAGTTACTTGGCATTCCTGTCAAGATACACGCTCTATGGCATGCTGGTAGTTATGATCCTCAGGACTTCTTAGGGCGTCTTATTGGTAACGCAGGTTGGGTAAGACATGCCGAAAAGAGTTTTTTCCACGCGATTGATCACAATTATTTTGCTACAGAATTTCATATCAAGATGTTCGATGACAATCTCTTGAATGATGAGATTTTTGAAAATCCATGGAGGCATGAGGATCTAAAAAATTATCGTGATGATGGTAAGATAATTCGATCTGGTTGGCCTATGGAGTATATGCCAGACACTTTGATCATGTACAAAAACATGCCAAAGAAAAATGTCATTCTTTTCCCACATCGACTTGCTCCAGAAAAGCAATTAGACATATTCATGGACTTGAAGAAGCATCTTCCTCAATACGAATTCCGTGTATGTCAAGAATATCCATTGACCAAGAATGAATATCACAATATGCTGGGCGAAGCTAAACTAGTGTTTAGTGCTAATTTACAAGAAACCTTAGGCATAAGTTGGTACGAAGGCGCACTAGTAGATGCTATTCCAATGGTGCCTGATAGACTCAGCTATAGCGAAATGGCATTAGATACATTTAAGTATCCGAGCAAATGGACAGAGTCTTTCGAATCGTACGACATCCATAGAAAAGAAGTCTGCCATAAGATTATCCAGTACATGGAAAATTACGAAAAATTCTTACCTAGCCTAAATAAACAAGTAGATATGTTAACTAAAGACTTCTTCAGTTGCGATAACTTGCTGAAGATGTTAAAATAATACATATGTCATCCACGACACAAACTCGGAGAAAAAAATGTTAAAGTTTAAAACAATAGAAGATATAACTTCTACTAAAGAAGAATATGATCGATTATACAATATGGATCATATTTTTGTAATTAGAAGCAAGAAACCCGATGACAACGATTTAACTAAAGCACTGTCGATATTCGAAAGAGACAACTTTGACTGGACTTCAACCCTCAGAGGTCCGTACAAAGGTCAACCAAAAATCACAAACGAATTAAATTATCAAGATTATGCTCACGGTTACGTGTTTGAAGTTAGTGATGATAAGTTAATTAATTTCGAAAGAAAAGCATTCATGCTTATTATGACAACAGATTTTATCGTTGAAAAATTAGATATAGTAAGATCTAAAAAAGAAGCATCAGACGAAATGTTTTACTCCCTATTTGAGGAACAAGAATAATGACAAAAGAATTTACACCAGATCCTGTTATTAACGCAGAACTCAATAGAGAATTTATTAAGCAAGAATACGAACCTTTAGGTAAACCTGTGTTCATCAAGAAAGAAACAGGGTTAGATGCTATGAACGGCGACGGCGGATATGAACTAGCTAAACTAAGTGATCATTTACGTTTTAAAATGAAACGTGAAAACAAAAGATTCTGGGCCGGCGATAACATTAGCGATTTCCTAAGCGACGGTGATAAAGAAAAACTTATCGACGAAGCAACTCTAGCATTTGAAAAAGTCTTAGATGTCTTGTTGATCGATCGCGAAAACGATCCCAATAGTAAAGGCACAGCTCGTCGCCTTGCTAAGATGTACTTTAACGAAATAATGGCAGGAAGATATGACCCAGCACCAGACGCAACAGCATTTCCCAATGATTCGCAGGACCGTTACGAAGGTATGCTTGTTGTTCGCAGTGAGCTTCGCAGTATGTGTAGCCATCATCATCAACCCGTTACTGGCGTTGCTTATATTGGCATTATTGCCGCCGAGAAACTTATCGGACTCAGCAAGTACACACGTATCGCACAATGGTGTGCCCGTCGAGGTACTCTCCAGGAGGAACTGGCTAATGATATTGCTCGGGAGATCGAACGTGCCACAGGCGCCAAAGACCTAGGCGTTTATATTCAAGCCACTCATGGTTGCTGTGAGAATCGTGGCATCATGGCACACTCTAGTCTAACACAGACTACTGTACTAAAGGGTGCGTTTAAAGATGATCCGGGTACAAAGAAAGAGTTTATGGACAATATTAAACTTCAACAAGAGTTCGCTCCACGATAAAGGATAAAACAATGAAGTGGTTTTTAAACTTCCTAGAACGCATTGGTCGTAAACGTATCATCCTCGATAGAGAATCTAACGAACCATATCTCGAAAGATATTATGTCTTTCTCAAAGATAGGTCTTGGTTTCCCTTCAATGTGTTCTTACACAAATTCTTAAAGTCAGATCCCGACGATGTACACGATCATCCTTGGCCGTATGCCACTCTCATCCTTAAAGGCGGATACTACGAGTGGGTTCCTAAATTTAACGGCAACGGAGAAATGATCGGACAGGTCCGTCATTGGCGTGGCCCTGGTCATTTTCGTGTATGTAATCCCACTTCTTATCATCGTATCGAACTTAAAGAAGGTGTTACAGCATGGACGTTGTTTATGCCTGGACCACATCGTAGGGAGTGGGGATTCCTTGTTAAAGGTAAGGAATGGATACAACATGAACAATATATTGAACAAAGGAAAAAGTTAAATGTACAAACGAACGGTTAGTTGGTACGATTTACAAAAAACAGTTAATAAAATTTGTCGGGACGTCACATTAACAGGTTGGCGTCCTGATTATGTTGTAGGCATCACACGTGGTGGATTGCTACCAGCTGTAATGATCAGTCATTATTTCGATATACCCTGTAACACATTAAAAGTCTGTCTTAGAGACAACGAAGAAACAGAAAGCAATCTGTGGATGGCTGAAGATGCATTTGCTGGTAAGAAAATTCTTGTCGTCGATGACATCAATGATTCAGGTGCCACCATTAATTGGTTATTAAAAGATTGGCCTAGTGGATGTTTTCCAAATGATCCCAAATGGGAAAGTATATGGGGAGATAATGTTCGCTTTGCCGTCCTGTTCGATAACTTAGCTTCTAAAGCACAAGTATCCGCAGACTACGTCGGTGAAGAAATCAATAAAGCCGAAGACGATTGTTGGATAGACTTTCCTTATGAAGATTGGTGGACAAAATGATAGACGAAAAAGTAAAATTACATTGTACAGACAACGGCAAAGACCTCGATGGACATATTCTGTCTTACAAGCCTAAAGCATATCTAGAAGTAGCTGTACAAACATTAAAGATTCGTATGGCGTATCAAGAACGCACTAAGGTATTTGTAGGCAGCGTAGGCGGAAAAGAATTCGTTCTAAAAGAATCCAATCTGCCTACCGAACGCAAGGAGTTTAGTAGAAAATGAGCAACGAAGCACACACATTAAGCGATGCCAAAGCAGAAGGTGTAGCACCATGGGATGATCTTGTAGAAGAAGATTTCCATGTTGCTGTTTTTAAAGATAGATATCCTGTCACAGAAGGACATCTTTTGTTTGTACCGCAATATGATGCTGACGGCATCATAGCCGATGCGTTCCGAGATGCTTTACGCAAAGGTAGAGAAATGATGGCTAATAACGAATGCGATGGATTCAACATCGGAATCAATGTTGGTAAAGCAGCAGGCCAAACAGTAATGTATCCGCATGTACATCTCATTCCTAGAAGAAATGGCGATATGGCCGATCCTAGAGGCGGTGTACGTCATGTTATTCCTGAAAAAGGTAATTACAAGAAGGAGACTGTATGACAAATAAAATCAAAGAAGGTAGTAAATGGCGTGCCGGGGATAAAACATTCCATGTATTGAGTGTTGTCGAAATAAACAATAATATTTGGGTACACTATATCGAAGATACAAAACTGTCATTAAACGGCGACAAACTGCCAGGCGAAAAGGAGTACAGTTGTTTTGCTGAAAGCTTCGTCAGTAGGTTCACACCCTTTGAAAACTATTAAGATTCCGTGGTCTTCTAAACTCGACAACATACCAAAATGGGATGAAGTGAGTATCAAGATCGTACAAACATTTGGTTTACCAGGACACAAGTATCGTTGCGAAATGAGTACCGAGGCTATGATATATCATTTTGAAAACGAACAAGATTGCTTTTTATGTAAACTGATGGTGAGTGAATATCTATGAGCATAGCATTATTCTTAGGCGATAGTCATACCTGTGGGTATGTAACAGTGCCAGGACAACAAGGGCCTGGAACATATACCATGTGGAACAATAACAATTATGCCGAATCATATGCTAGACAAAATAACAAAAAAACTGTTATCTATGCTGTGCCTGGAAGTTGTAATAGAGTCTACCCCGATTGGTTAAGATCTATGTTGGACAAATATCCAGATATAGATGAAGTATATGTATTGTTAGCTTATTGGAATAGATTTGTTTTAGGGTTCAATGAAACCCTATCTCCTTCTGTTTTGCCAGCTGATTATTTTACTACACACGTAATGAACAAAGACAATTTAATAGATATCTATCAAGATGTACTGTTCAAAGAAGATCGATTCCAACTATACAATAAACCCACTTATGAAGATTTTTCAAGCGGAGCATCTGTTAGTTTTAACTATCAAAATGCTTTAGTTGATCCGGATCTAAGAAAAGACAGCTTTATGAAAGTCAAATTATTCTTTGATCTAAATACACACCTAGAACAAAGAGATTTTTTTAAAGATGTATACACAATGGATAATATGTGCCATGATAGGAATTGTCGTTTATTTTTCTTTAACATGACTGATCGCATGAAGTTTCCTGATTCATTTGATTTTTATGGAAAGCTAAAAGCTACAACAGTAGCACCAATGTCTGTAGAATCGTATTTTAAAAGCAAATTCATAGATCATAAAAAATATTACATAGAAGACGGTGAGCATTACAATCAAGAATATCACGACCTTATTGCGAGCAGATTTATTCCATGGCTAAAGACTCAGTAAAAATCCTAATCGCCGGAGATAGTTTTGCTGCTAAATGGCCTGGCAAAGGTTGGCCTGATCTGTTATCTGAATATATCAATGTGACTAATCTAGCACAAGCCGGTGTAGGCGAATACAAGATTCTAGAACAGATAAAATCAGCAAATCTACAAGATTATTCTGCTGTAATCGTTTGCCATACCAGTCCTAGTAGAGTACATACCAGATCACATCCTATTCATAAAACAGGGCTACATGAAAATTGTGATTTGATATGGACTGATATCGAATCTCATAAAGATTATTTCAATAGTAGTTTGAAAGCAGCTAAAGGATATTTCCAACATCATTACGATGATCAATATTACAAAGACATTTACAGCTTGATTAGGAAAGAAATATCTAATATAATAGATATACCATACATATCTGTAGATAATCTAAAAGCTAGCACAGAGTTTAAGTTTGAAACAAATTCAATAGACTTTAGCGACTACTGGTTAGAAAATAGAGGAAATACAAACCATTTTAACGAACAAGGAAACAGTTACGTATGTCAGACATTACTAACGAAACTAAAAAGCATTGGACTATCACTTTAGAAGAAGATCCCGAAACTGGCGAATTGGTAATGCCATTGCCTGACGATGCTCTACAGCAAGCAGGATTTAAAGAAGGCGATATTTTAGTTTGGAAAGATCTTGGTAACGGATCATTTGAACTAAGAAAAAAGGTTGACAATCAAGATACAAAGGATGTAAAATAAAACAATGAGCAAAATCAAGATAGCAGAACTATTTTATTCAATTCAAGGCGAAGGACGCTATATGGGTGTACCTTCGGTCTTCTTGCGTACTTTTGGTTGTAACTTTAAGTGCGCAGGCTTTGGTATGCCTAAAGGAGAACTCAGCAATGAAGCAGATAATATTGACCCATCTCTTTACACCGAGTACAAATCGCTTCCTTTGGTGTCTACAGGTTGTGATAGTTACGCTAGTTGGGATCCTCGCTTTAAGCATCTTTCTCCCGTTTTGGATACTGATGCGATTGCCGATGCTATTGTGGATACGTTACCTTACAAAGAATGGCGCGACGAACATCTCGTGATTACAGGCGGTGAGCCGTTGCTAGGTTGGCAACGTGCTTACCCAGACTTGCTACGTCATCCTAAGATGGCAGGTCTCAAGGAAATCACTTTTGAAACAAATGGCACTCAGCCGCTAACTGAAGAATTCGCAGAGTATTTGTTAGAATGGTTGATGCCTCATCCAGAATATCACAAAGAAATCACATTCAGTGTCAGTGCTAAACTAAGTTGCTCTGGTGAAGCAAGACATGAAGCTATTCGGCCAGATGTAGTTTGTAACTACGAAACTCTAGGATATACATATCTTAAATTTGTTGTGGCTACAGAAGAAGACGCAGAAGAAGCTATCGAAACAGTAGACCTTTACAGAGCAGAAGGATTTACAGGACCGGTGTATTTGATGCCTGTAGGCGGTGTAGAAAGTGTTTATACATTGAATAATCGCCGTGTAGCAGAGCTAGCAATGAAGAACGGTTTACGTTATAGCGACAGATTACAAGTGCCGTTATTTAAAAATGAATGGGGTACATAATGAAAGATTGGTTAAAGAAAATCACAGGTATTAAACAATTAGAAGAAGAAAAAGCTCGTGCCGAACAAGAACGCACCGAAGCACTTGCTCGTGCGGCTGAAGCGCAGGCTAAAGAGGAAGAAGCTAAACTAACTCCTAAAGAACGTGCTACCAAAAAAGGCGAGCCTTGGGTAGCTGTGCTGGATACTAAAGTAAACAAAGATAATATACGTAACGGTTTTTTTGAGCTTGACTGGAATGAACAATTCATAGTACAATTAAAGCAAGAAGGATACGGATTTGACGGCGACCTTGATGAAGAAATCGTAGATCGTTGGTTCAAAGATATCGTTCGAAACATGCTAGCCGACGAAGGACAAGATACTACTCGTGGGGCTGGTTATATCAATGTTGTTCCTATTACTAAAGAAAAGTCTGCTATTTCATGAACTATATCTTGGTAGATACAGCTAACACTTTTTTCCGTGCTAGACATGTTATCAGAGGTGATGCTGATATTAAAATTGGCATGGCTTTTCATATCACTTTTAACAGTATCAAGAAAGCATGGAAAGACTTTAATGGTAGCCATGTTATTTTCTGTTTAGAAGGTCGTAGCTGGCGTAAGGACTATTACGAGCCATATAAGCGTAATAGAGCAGAAAGTCGTGCTGCGCTAACTGCGTCCGAACAAGAAGAAGATAAATTGTTTTGGGAAGCGTTTGACACGTTTAAAGAATTTATTTCAGATAAAACAAACTGTACAGTATTACATAATCCAAGGTTAGAAGCAGATGATCTCATCGCTGGTTTTATTCAAAATCATCCTAACGATAACCATATTATTATTTCTACAGACAGTGATTTCGAACAGATGATCGCCTCGAATGTAAAACAATACAACGGTGTAAGCGAAGTTACTATTTCACATGACGGATACTTTGACAGCAAAGGTAATAGAGTTAAAGACAAAAAGACAGGTGAAGATAAGGCACCGCCTGATCCACAATGGTTGCTTTTCGAAAAGTGTATGCGAGGAGACACATCTGACAATGTCTTTAGTGCTTATCCGGGTGTGCGCACAAAAGGCACAAAAAGTAAAGTCGGTCTGCTAGAAGCATTCGAAGATCGTAACAGTAAAGGATTTTCGTGGAATAACCTCATGCTACAACGTTGGGTAGACCACGAAGGAAAAGAACACAGAGTTTTGGAAGACTATGAGCGAAATCGTAGACTTATAGATCTTTCATATCAACCTGATGATATCAAAGCCATCATCAAAGAAACTATCGATCAAGCTATTGCTGCCGATAAAAATATCAGTCAGGTTGGAATTAGGTTGATGAAGTTTTGTAATCTGTATGATCTTAAAAAGATCGCAGATCAAGCCAACCTATATGCTGAACCACTCAATGCGAGGTACACACAATGACAGAATTACATGCTAAACCAATTATCGAAAATAAGTTTTGGATAGTCGAAAAAGATGGCAATAGATTTGCTACACTAAGAAAGAACGAAGATGATCGTTTTGTTCTTAGCAATGAGTCAGGTGTAAAAATCTATCCTAGTAAAGAAAGCCTAACTAAACAGTTTGGTAAAGATTTTTTTATCGCCAAGATTGTCAAGGAATCTAGAGATTCAGAAGAAAACGAAGTACATGGTTTTCCAACTAGCGTCAAGCCACATAACGCCATGTTTGACATACAACGTAAACTACCACTGTTTACCAAAAGTGGCGACAGCAAGAGTTTATACTGTTCTGGCTACTATGTGATCCGATTCGATAAAGGTTGGGTCAAAAGTTTCTGTCCCAAGTTAATTACTTTACAAAGATACGAGTATAAAGGTCCATTCAAGACAGAACTGGAAATGAGACAGGTATTAGCAAATGTCTCAAAATAAACTACCCGATACCTTTCCTTCTGTAGAAAGATTCATACAGCGTACCATACAAGCTGAAAAGACTAATCAGCGAGAGATTCGCATGACTCTAGAAGAAGCTAAGGATATAGTAACTGATCTTAGTATCTTGACTAGTAAATTGGGTAAACACATAAAAGAAATACACGAAAAGCTGGATAAAATAGCTGTACAAAGCAATCAAGTGTCTATTAATATGGACGGGGGAACTTTTTAACGGCATAAATATATGCGTGTATTATAAATCGAGAAACGCATGAGTAGACCAAAACCCAAGATACTTTTAGAGTATGCTAATAAAGAAAACTATAAGGTAGAACAGGTTCTTGAAGCTGAAGCTATCTGGGCGGTCTTTTATAAAGGAAACCCCTTCAATTTAAAGAGCGGTAGTTTGGTAGCCAGTTATCCAGGACCAAAATACAAGAAGGTAAGTTTTTCTAATCCAGGACACGCTCACAACCTTGCCAAGAAACTGAACAAGATGTTTAAGTCTACCGACTTCCAAGTTGTTAAACTAACATCCGGTGAAATTCTTGGCAAACAATGAACAAAGATAGATATACCAAAATATTTCTAACTGCGGCTGATTTAGTTTCAGACGATGAAGCCGTAAAGGCAAAAAGAACAGAATGGTGGTATAATAATCGAGATCAAGGTGGCCTAAGATTGACAGAAGCAGGGTTGGATTTTGTCATAGAAAAAGCTAAAATAAAAACATACAACATCAAGTTCCCAGGAACATTTTCAATCACTCCACAAATCTTAGTATGGTTAGATCGTTTCATAGACTGTCCATTTTATCTAACAAAAAAAGACATAACTGTGCTATCAGAAAAATCAGCATTTGAATTATATCTATTTTCAGGCGATGTTAAAAAAATGGGATATTCGAAAGCTCTAGCCAAAAGATTAAGCCAAGAATCCCTAGAACAATAAACATAGGATTTAAATATATCATGATGATAGAGCTCAACCCCCTGAATGTCATACAGGAAAGAAAACTTTCTTGGTGTCCTCCGCATTTTAAAACTGCGAAAATAAAAAGCCAAGACACTGGTTGGTGGGCTCTTGGCACGCCAGCCAACGATCTAGAAGACTGGATTACATTCAGATTACAGGGAAGATATTGTATCATAAACACACCGACAGAATCAGGGGAGCAATCCACTTTTGTTGGTTTTGAAGATGAAAAAGAACTAACATACTTTATGTTGGCTTGCCCACACATTTAAGGAGATAAAAATGGCAGAAGAAAATAATACACAGACTAACGAAGCACAGGCCACTCAGCCTACCAATCAATCGGCTGCGCCTGACTTAACTATCAACGATCTCAATGCTGTACGCACCATCCTGGATGTTGCTACTTCGAGAGGTGCTTTTAAAGCGAACGAATTAGAAGCCGTTGGTAAAGTTTATAACAAATTAAACAGCTTCTTGGAAAGTGTAACACCAGCTACACCTAATCAAGCAGCACCACAAACCCAAGGATAATATCATGACCACAGCACTAAAACACGTGGGGCGATTAAAAGATACAAAACAAAAGGTCCTAGTAGTGTTTAAGACCATTCCAGACGATTTCTATAATTGTTTGGTAGCTAGTACATCTAACTTTAATGACGAAGATCATAATTCTATCATGACCGTCGTAGAAAGCACACAAGGACAAGATGCTTTTGAATTAGGTGAAGTACTAGCCAATCGTTATTTTAGAGATGGCAGACCCATGCTGGCTTCTCTACATCAAGATGGCAAGTTAGTCAAGATTCCTACAAGTAGGATAGAAATGACTCCGACTACTACCGATGTGATCAATTTAGATGAACTAAATGTTATGATCGCAGAACAAAGAGGAACACCAGTTCCTAATAAAGGAGTAGAAGTACAAGAATTAGCCAGAGTACAAGACATACCAAATACTGCCGATAGCGCACAACCGTTGTCTGATAAAGACCTAGCACGTTCTTATCGCAGTCAAGCTGATGCTATGTATAAAGAAGCAGCCAGACTACGCAAACAAGCAGACGAATTAGATCCGCCTGCTAAGAAAACTGTCAAAGCTAAAGAAGAAGTAAGTGCCTAAAAAATTTTTTAAGCCGCCCGCAGATGTCGTCAAGGAGTGGCCCGAAATATTCGAAGATATGTATATGAGCAGCATGCCTGTAAAATACATACGGGGAGTCGAAATAACATTCGACGACGGAAGAGTTTGGGCCATAGACATCTCAGAACAGTTAGATTTAAGAGATGAAAAAGAAATCTTAGATAAGCTATTTGCTGCTTTCAAAGACTATCAAGAAGAAATACTAACTGTTAATTTCCAAGTCGATATTTCAAAATTGAAAACCGACGTAATAGATTCAACGAAAGGCCTATTGGACGACAAATGAATGTTAAACTGGTTTCCTATTCTCAACCAACAGCAG